ATGACTGACATGAACATGGTTCCAGCAGAGGATCGAGAGATTACTGAGGAGGAGTTTCTTGCCTCGTACAGTATGAAGGACTTCCCTTCTGTTGCTGTGACTGTTGACCTTCTCATCTTCACTATCCGTGACGGTAGCCTGTCTCTCCTGCTCATCAAGCGTGGCGGTCATCCTGAGAAGGGTAAGTGGGCTCTTCCTGGTGGGTTCGTCAACACTACTGAGAGTCTTGATGAGGCGGCTGCTCGTGAGTTGTTCGAGGAGACTGGTATCAATGTTGGTGGTCATTTGGAGCAGTTGAAGACCTATGGCTCGCCTGACCGTGACAAGCGTGGTTTCGTTGTCACCACTGCCTACGTCGCTCTGATTCCTGAGGTCAACTCTCCTGTTGCTGGTGATGACGCTGCTGAGGCTCATTTCTTCCCTGTTGACGACGTTCTGGACGATGACTTCAACCTGGCCTTTGATCACCGTGAGATCATTACTGACGGGTTGGAGCGGGTTCGTGCCAAGATTGAGTACAGTCCTCTGGCGACGAAGTTCCTGCGTGAGAGCGAGTTCACGATTACTGAACTTCGCAGGATCTACGAGATTGTCTGGGGCTACCGACTGACTCCTCAGAACTTCCGTCGTAAGATGTTGTCTGTTGCTGGTCTGCTTGAGCCGGTTCCAGGTCAGCAGAAGGTTGATGGTCGTGGTCGCCCGTCTGATCTGTATACCGCTGGCGAGGCGACTGAGATCTACCCGCCCATTCAGCGTGCACACATGAGCGACTGAGAGTCCTGTCAGAACGACTACGTAAAAGCAACCAGAAGCACTGACGCAAGGAGTGAGAGCGATGACTAAGACGAGCACCAAGAAGATTTCAGAGGATGTTCTGGTGGATGCAGTTCTGTCAGCACTGAACTGGGATCCTCTTGCTCGTCTTGGTCTGCCTCATGACAAGAAGGGGTTGCTGAGAGCCAAGCGGATGCTTCACCCTGACGTCAGCAAGCACAAGCAGGCCGCAGAGGCGTACATGATGCTTGACTCATTGTTCAGTGCACCAGACATCGATCTGAGGATCGCTCAGGGCAGGTATGTAGACGGTGGTGTCAGGTGGTTTTTTGACTCAGTGAACCAGGATCTTGCTCAGTGTGCCATCAGGTTCCAGAAGTCTGTTCACTCAACTACTGATGATGTTAAGTGGGTTCCACGAGTTGACAACCAGGATGATTCTAATTACACCAGTACCTACAATCTGGGTGATGATGAAGGTTCTTGGGTGATGCTGTCTGAGTTTGACAGCCTTGACTCCAGGACTGTGGCGTGGGTTGTCAGGCGTCTGCTTGCTGTTGCCACTGTCTCCTACAACCAGGGTGTTGTTCATGGAGACATCAACAAGTACGTCGTTGCTCTTGCTCCTAAGGTTCATGGTCTCAGGCTGGATGGCTGGTGGAGTGCTGTCAAGTCTAATGAGCACCTGATTGTCTCACCTAAACAGGAGACGTTGAGGCGTTACCTGTCTGGAAGCAAGGCTGATGACCTTCTGATGGTGTCCCATATCGCTAGGACGCTGACTGGGTGTTGGGACAAGCCGACTGGTGAACTGGGGTCACTCCTCAAAGAATGGACTCTGCGTCCAGTCGATCTAGAACAGGCCGTCAGAATGACTGAGAGCGCTTTGGATAGCGACTTCGGCAAGAGGGTTTGGCATGAGTTGAGTACTCCTGAAGGTGCTCATCTCATGTAGTGAAAGTGCTGGTGTCAGTATCAACATGTGTTGACATCCAGCACCAATGACAGAACGAAACACACTACTACCACAACAATCAAGAAAACTACTCATCCACTACACGTAAGGAGAAGGAAACATGGGTGGAGGATCATGGTCGAGCGCAACATACACTGCAACCACTGGAGCAAAGATCTCGTCTGGTAGTTCATTCGGATACCACGACAGGATGTCTCGTGCTCGCTGGTCTGGTGGTGACGTCAAGGCGCATGAGAGTGTTGACCCGAAGGGTAAGAATAAGGCGGGTCTGAATGTTCGTGAGTCCCGTGACAGTGATGAGCATCCGAACTCGCTGCCAATTATCGTGGGATTCGACTCAACCGGTTCCATGGGTTCTGTTCCTCGTGTCGCTCAGAAGAAACTGGCTACATTGTTCAAGTTGCTGATTGACAAGGATTACGCCAAGGATCCGCAGATTGCTGTCGCTACCTATGGTGACGCTACCTGTGATGACGTGCCGCTCCAGTTCTCGCAGTTTGAGAGTGACAACCGTATTGATGACGCTCTGGACAACCTGTACCTGGAGGGCGGTGGAGGCGGAAACAATGGTGAGACCTCCAACCTCTTGCTCTACTACGCTGCTGCTCACACTGAGACGGACTCGTTTGAGAAGCGGGGTAAGAAGGGTCACCTGTTCCTGATTGCTGATGAGAAGCAGGTTCCTATCAACGCCAGCCACGTCAAGGAGTTCATTGGTGACGGTCAGCCTCTCTTAGAGGATCTGTCGTTTGAGGGTATTGCTCAGGCTGTCACTGAGAAGTGGAACGTGTGGGTTCTCCTGATTCCGAATGGCGCTGCCAGGATTCAGAAGTCTCGTGAGTTCTACTCCAACCTGTTCGGGGCTGATTGCGTTCTGGATGTTGAGAATCCTGATAACATGGCTGAGACCATTGCTGCCGTGATTGGTTATGCTGAGGGTCTTGATGCTGACACCATCTCTGATGACCTGGCTACCGCCTCTGGTAAGGAGGTTGCTGTGGCTGTCAGCAGGACTCTGGAGCACGTTAGCGGTAAAGGTCGGCTTACTCGTACTCTCCGCTGACTGAGATTCAATACACACAGATTGTCAGGGTTGCAGGCAAAATGATTTCACAAAACTCCTTGCCTGCACCCCTGATGTAACCCAAAAGAAAAACGACGTTCTCTTCATCTTTTCAGAAAGGACTATCAACATGACTTCTGGTAAACGGCCTAGTGCTGACATTGTGACTGGTCTTGGCTGGGGAGACGAGGGCAAGGGTATCACTACCGCTGCTCTTGTGGTTGAGCATGGCGCTGACAAGGTTGTTCGTTTCAATGGCGGCCAGCAGGCGATGCACAATGTTGTTCATAACGGTATACACCATCCATTCGCATCGTATGGGTCCGGGACTTTTAGTGGAGTGCCGACATTCATTGGAACGTTGTGCACTGTTGATCCTCTGTCAGCACTTAATGAGCAGGAGGCGCTTCTTGGCAAAGGTATTCTGACTGCTCAGACACGTACTATTAGGGTTCATGAGGATGTCAAGGTGACGACACCTCTGCACATCTTTGTCAACCATGCTAAAGAGACTCTGCGTGGTGACAACAGACACGGATCAACCGGAACAGGGTTTGGCGAGACCATTGCCTGGGAGTACTATGGGAACAGTCCTCTTCGAGTAAAAGACATCGCGTCCACTGGATCGGGTATGAGCAGGACTGATGCTGTTGTCAGGACTGCTGACTGGATGAGCACTTACAGTGGTGCTATGGGTCTGGATGAGATGTTTCCCAGGAACGAGATTTTGGTCATTGCTGAGCGGATGGTTGATGCCGCCTCAATGGTGTTCACAACTCTGTGTGATAACGACTTTCTAGAGTCTTTATCTACTGGACACACAGTGTTTGAAGGTGCTCAAGGTTTTATGCTGGATGAGAACTTAGGGTTACAGCCTCACACAACATGGTCAACCACAACTCCTCATAACGCCAGGGTTCTTGCTGATCAGGCTGGTATTGACGACGTAACTGTCTATGGTGCAATGAGGACATACGCCACCAGACATGGTGCCGGACCGCTGCCACATGAGGGTGAGTTTCAGGCAGAGGAGATGCACAATCCTGTCAGTCAGTGGGCCGGAGGCATGAGGACTGCTCCGTGGGTTCTGGATGACCTAAACTGGGCTGTCAGTATAGTCAAGCCCGACTTTTTGTCTGTTGGTCACCTGGATCTCACTGATGGCAAGGTTGTCACGTCTGACGGAAGGATTTGTCTTAGCGACCTTGACGTGCCTGTTGCTATCACAGGATATGGACCAGAGATTGGTGACAGGAAGTTTGTTCTCTGAGATTAATTACTACTGTCGCCTGTAGTACTTATTAGGTAATTGTCAACTGGGTCCAAAATGTTAGCAGGAAACCTGTCAGTCAGGATACTTTTAAGTCTGTTGACAGAGATCTCGTCACCGTACAGAACAAATGAATCAGGGCTGAGCATCAGGTTCTTCTCGTTTTCAAAGAGTTCACACAGGAACACGACCAGTGGCTCGAACTCTGTGAAGACTTTCTCCTCGGACTGGGATTCATCAGGCGTGGTACTGCTGATTGATTTTACAGGAATGTTTTCAGCACTGACCCACACCTGTGAGATGTGTGGAATCTTTGTCTCTCCTGCGGAGATCTTGTTCATCCAGTCAAGAGCCTCATTCAGGGATCTCAGGTAGAGAACTTCTGTACCATTAAGGTTGATACTGCTGTTGAAAACCCTGTCGTGATCTGCTACAATAATCAACTTGTGTCCTATCTGTCCTGAATGAATGCTTGTTGCTATATTTACCAGCACAGAAGCAAGCAAAAGGATGCAGGTGCTGGTTCTTGCAATCTGTGATCATTATCATACAACAGATCTCCAGCACCTGCATCCTGAGACAGATCAGCGACTAGATAGCATTAGCGACAGCCTTCTCATCATGATTCTCTGTAACGCCCTCAGTTGGAGAGCCGCCATCCTTCTTGTGGGAGTACTTCTCAATCAGAGATTCGACAATAAGAGTCACCCCCATAATAAGGCAGGCAACTCCAAGCCCAACCAAGAAGACCATACCGACAATGGCAATCGTTCCCATGATTTTTCTGCTCCCCCTTTGAGGTATGAATGATTTCTGGTTAATGATTGTAGCATCATTTCATGACAAGTATCAACACTGGTGTGATTGATCTGGAAGTGTTGTGTGTCACATATGTACATACCATAGTGAGTAGGGATTCACTTCTCTGCAATTTCATGCATGATGGAGTCGGTAACCTCTTCTGGACCTATATTGTCAGTGTCCAGGATTAGATCAAACCTGTCGTAATCGTCCAAATCCGTCTCAGTGATGTGAGTGAATGCTGATCTGTCAGACAGTTTGTTGTCTCTACTCAGTAGTCTTCTTCTCTGCTCCTCCTCTGAGACATTCAACCTCACCAGCAGACCACCAGCATCCTTGATGAAACCAGCCTCGTTCTGCCTGCGGACATCAGGGATGATACATGATACATCCATGACTCTTTGCTCTTTTGCGTACACTGCTGCCATGTCCACCCAGTAGTCAGGATTCTGTGCTCGTCTGACATCATTGCCCCAGAACTTCAGAACCTCTCTCACCAGTGGTTTGTCAGCAGGGTTCCTGTAAAGCAGTTCAGCAGTCACCTCATTGGGTTCAACTTTCTGTTCAAGTAGTGAGGTAGCGAGTGGATTCAGGACCTTCAAGAGTTCTTGTGCCTGAGTTCTGCTAATCTTGCTCCAGAAGGTAACCGAGTCGCAGAAGTCCTGCTCACTCTGAGATACGAGAGCATATGCAACAAGTCTGGCAACCTCATCCTTGAGGCTGTCAGCAAACGAGCGGATGACAACCCTGCCTCCTCTTTTGCAGAGCCTTTCAGCAAGTAGTGAGGCAACAGTGTCCTTACCTGACCCCATCTTCCCTGAGATACCTACCAGACATGCTCTATGGGCGCCTGTCGTGCTGTCAATAAGCGTCCGAACAGGTCTGTTATCTTCTTCTGACATAAGGGTTCTTGTCCTTGTTCTTCTGGCAGATGTTTCTAACTCACCACAAAGTGGCTGCTTTAGTGAAGTTTACCACTTCCAGAATCTTGTCTGCTCAACTTATCCTGCTGCTTGTCAATCTCGATGATGGCATACTCCTGCTCAGGCAACAGGGCGTTCTTCTTGCACTCGTAGATCGACATTTCTCTAATACGCCATCTTCTCCTCAGACGCGCAATAGTGCTGTCAACGTACTCATCAGTGACAATAGGTTCAGGAATAACAAGCGCTGGCTCATTGCTGCTGGCGATTTCTTCTGGTGTCACTTCTTCCGCCGTGTCGTCAACCTTGCTCTTGATGTCATTACTCATTGTCTGCTCCTGTCGTCTGTGCTGGTCGCCATCATCATTAACATGTGTTCCTCCTCATAGTTATATTGTCTGGATAACTCCAACATGCTTCCTGTGAAACCATGAGTTCTTCTTGCTGGAATAGGTGTTCTTTCAAGATGGCACTTGTCCCGATTCTTAGCACTAGTATTACCAGCACTCACGATACTTGATGGCGGAACTGTCTTGTCAGAGTCATTGTTCTTAACAAAATCGCTGCTGCCATTAGAAGAGTTCTGGTTCTTACTGTCTACGCTCTCTGCACCTGTATTCCTAGACGTGTAGGAAATAGAATTCAGAGCATCATTCCTGCTGAATGGTGGCTTGCCTGACAGGACTCTTCCGACAATAGGTCGTGGAGCGTATCTGTTGACATGACTGCTGCTCATGGTCCTGTACATCCCTGACTTAACATCCTTAATGAACTGTGCCTGTGCTCCAGCAATGTTCTGAGAGCGAGAAAGACGCTTAGCGAATGATGGCGAGTTCTGGCTCTTGCTGTCGTTCCTGATACCTGGTGTTGTGGATGTTCTCACGTTGTAGACACAGCCGTTGATGAACGCCTCGAAACGTCCCGGAAGGTCACTCATCCTGTCTCTGGTGGGTAGCGTGAAGTCTCGTGTGGCGATAGAGGTGACAACATCGATCCAGGAGTCAGAGACAGAGGATGCGGGCTTGTTCTCCTGACTAATGTCATCGCCTGTCATCTGTGTGAACGTGGCTCTGAAACGAGCCAGTTCCTCGATGAAACGAGGTGATTCAGGAGTGAGGACACCTAGTTTCTCAAGTTCTGGTCGGTAGCGTGTGGAGTAGTGCACGAAGTGCCTGGCGCGCTTGCTTGTTCCTGCTTGAAGCATCTGCTTGGTCCGGTCGCTACGCTCCAGTCCCAGTTCCTCACGCTCCTTCTTCAGGTAGTCCATGGTGGAGCCAGGTCCGACAGTCCACTGCTGGCTAGGAATTTCGCGCTTAAAGAGTTTGTTCTCCAGCCTCCTACTCATGAACCGCCCAACAACAACCTTTCCTGTCAGAGCCTGCTGGAACTGCCTGGTGATGCGGTTGTAGACGGTGAAATGAGGACTGCCGTCAGGCATCCTGTTAAAAGAGTCCTGCTCAGCACGCTTAAGAGCCTTTGTCAGTCCTACATGCATCAGAACCTGAGTGTTCACCATGTAGACAGGGGCGATGCCTTTAGCCTGCTTCTTGACCACGTAGATGGCTCCGACCTCACGAAGAAGCCTCATGGCCTGTCTCACCTGGCTCTTCGTCAGTCCAAGGTGCTCCATCAGGTAGGAGTAGGCGATGACGATCCAGTAGAGCCCGATGTTGCTGTACGGCTGGAGAACGTAGTCGAAGATCATCATGGCGTGAGTGACCTGCTTAGGGATGGCAACCCTCTTGGAACCGACGGTCTCGTACAGGAAGTCATACATCTTCTCGTAGTCCAGAACAATACCGTCCTGGTTGTTCTTCAGGTGCTGTGTGCCGCTGTATGACAAGGACTTCCCGCTCCTGATACGCTCGGCCTTTCTGGCGATGTTGTCGTGGATGTCCTGGCCCTCAAAGATTCGCTCGCTCAGAGACTTGCGCTCCTCAGGGCTCTTGACTCTTCTGGGGCAGGCGTGACCGTGATAGGTGGAGTCAGAGTCTTTTGTCTTGTAGAACTTATCGATGTCGTTGACGAGTTCCTTGACTGGGATACGGCGCCTACGGCTGGTGTCCTGGTCAATGTGCAGAAGGATACAGGCGCCGATGATGGACTTCTCGTCGTAGCAGCACCACAGGGAGCGAGTAGCGAATGCTCTTAAGGAGTGGTACTTGTACTCACCCTCATCAGCCTGGATCTTAGTCTGGATCATGGAGGCCACGACCTGGAGAACGTCGTCAGACGGAGCAGCGGCCAGGTACTCGCTGACGTTTCTCTGAGACCGCAGGTCCTTGTACAGGTGCTCCTGCCCCATGTCCCCATGAAGAACCTTCAACGGGCCACCTTCGGCGAACCTCTTCATCTGACTCTTCACAGAGGCGGCGTTCTGGCCTTGTACGGGCGCCTGAATGTCCTGCAACTCAATACCGCTCAACCGCTCTCTGCGAGCCTTCTTAGCGGCCTTCTCGGCCCTCTTGTTGCGCTCACGACGCTTCATCCCTGTGACCTGACGAATCTTCTTACACGCCTCAACAGGCAGGGTGTCAGGCTCCTCGTCGTAGAACAGCATGTACCTGCCGTCTGATGGTGTGCCAACCTCTGCTATGACCTCTGGTCCGAGCACGTAGGCGTTAGATGCCCCGCTTCTGAAGTCACCCTTGATCTTGAACCACTTGTCACCGTAGACCTTCTTGAAGAAACGGTTGTACTCGTTGAAGTGTCCAACAGGGAACCAGAAGTCCTCAGGGCTCTGCCTGTGCTGTGCTGATGGGGCATACCTGGACGGGATACGCATGGTGACGTGGAGGCCACCACTAGGAGTGCCCACGACGAAACGACGAAGATCCACACCAAACAACTCAGACATCTGGTCAACAGCGTCCCAGACATCCAGATAGCCCTCAACCTCGCTCTCGTACTGTGTAGGAACATCAAGGTCAAAGCACACAAGGTCACCGCTGTATATGATGCCGTATCTTGACTCTCCACCATTGCTGGGGATAGACATGATGTCGTCGTAGCAGTTGCTTGTCCCTGATCCCCACGACTTCCCATATGGCCTCTTGTCGTCGCGCGCCTGGATGTAACGAACGTTCTTGTTCATGATACGCTGAATAGCCTGTTTGGCTTCTTTAAGATCAAAGGAATTTAGGAAGATGCTACGCTTGCTGTAGTCTCTTTTACCACCAGAGAAGCCAGGGATCATGTCTGACTGCAGGAACGAGGATCCCTGCGGATAACGATGTCCTGAAGTTGACGGCATCAGATAAACCTCCATGAATAGTCAGACGGCGGCGGGAACCGAGCCACGAAAGTGTCGGCAAAGTCAACACCGAACACTTTAACGAACCACACCCGGTTATCTAACAAGATCTATAGAGTCATATGGTGTAAAAACGCAAGGTAGGATGGTCATTTCTTGGTCAATCCGCGTTATTGCAACGAAAAGTCTGGTTGTTACGGATTTGTACGTAAATAACCGACTGGTGACAAACGTCAGGTACTCCAGCACTAGAGCACACATCGTTCTCATACCTTTGTCTACATCTGTTGTGTAAAAGATGTTCAACATTAAATTAAAAACGGCACACATGAAACGTCGATCCGTTTTTACACCATATGACTCTATAGATCTTGTAGAAGAGTCTAACGCCTCCTCTTTCTGTCCTTAGGTGGCTCTCATACACTTGATCCTCTTCGACGTGCTGTGTTACACTTGTTTTCATGTCTTCCCTCGATTGCAGCCGCGTCCTGCCTGTGAATGTGTCAAACATGCCTTGGCAGATTGTTGTCTCTGCTGACAGTAGTCGCGCTTCGCTTCTACTGGAAGTTGCTGGTACTCAAGCAGGCATCACCTGCCTTGTGAATCAAGACGGGCAGTACTATATGAATCTTCGGGTTTCTCGCGGCCCTAATGATGCATCTTTAGATCTTCGCTTCATGGGGTCATCTTCACAGGACTCTTTTGATGAGAAGTCTTTCAATGGGCTGGAATTCCTGTACAAGGAAAATCCTGCTTTTAATCTTGATGATGTTGAGCAAAGACTGCGCGATCACTGGATAATATGTCTTGCTGAGCGTGTTGTTGAGGTGATGTTGTGTACGGGATTCTCGGACAGATGCAGAGCCTCTATTGAGATCTATGCTGAGTCATCAGATCGAATAGACATGATTAGAAATGTCTTATCTCATATTAAACCTGGTTATGTTGGAGCGACAGCAGCGCTACTCGGTGGAATTGTCTACAACACTCCCTCTAGTGGTGATCTTGATAGCCTTCTTGATCTTACTAGCCACTCTGGTTTAAGAGACATGTGGATGACAGGATCGCTGGAGCACCCTTGCAATGAGCCTATCCTTTTTAAGGATGCACGCCATGTTGTTATCAGTTATCTCGTCTCTCGTAAGAACAGTGATAAGGCTTTAGAGGCTCTTCCTAGTGGTTTTTGTATTTGTTTTGGTGGTTCATCATCCTGGCCTCTTCTGTGGTTCACTCGTTCCGATTGGGAGGTGAGGGCCACTCAGAGAATCATTTGCAGTGCTATTGACTCGCCAGATCTCGTCAAAGCCCTTCTACTCAGCAACAACATTGTTGACTCCAACCATACTAACGGGATGCAGGAGACAAATCATTACATTAAGTATGCCATCACCGCCTTGAACCCTTTAGGAGACGACTCTCTGAACGCTGTTGAGAACGTCTTCTCTCTTGCCAGGAATGTTGACAAGCACGAGTGGCTGGCTGCTCTTATGGCTGCTTCTATTACCGAGTCGCTTGTTGTTCGTCTATATGGTAAGGACTGGCGCAACAGCGCTAAGGATCTTTACGGAGAGGATGAGGACTTTGTTGAGGCTGACTCGCATAAAGAGATCGCCTGTGACAGCACGAAACATCTTCATGGAATTATGAGGAGTCTGGGTCTGTCAGATGATGATGGATTGCGAGATCTCTTAGAGATGACTCTTGATAGTGCTCATAGAGTATGCTCTTTCCTAGACAGGTTTCAGGTTACTGGATTGAATCCATCTTCTGTTCTCGATCAAATAATAAGGAGCAGTGAGAAAGACGTTTCTAAAGACGTCTATGCTCTGGGTATCACTCACTCAAGACGAATCTGTTACCTGATTCTTTTAATGAATGAGATCCTGATTCGACTTATCAATGAGCAGGTGTTTTTGAGTGCTCATGAGGATCCATTTGTATGGGATCGCGGTGTATGGGATGACAACAGCAGAGTCAAGATAGCATCAGCGGCTCTTGACCTGATGAAGATGCTTGATGAGAGCGACTTGCTGTAGTGCACGGCGCAGGACCAGTGAATTCGTGAGGAGCGGGAACGAGATGAGCAACAAGGCAACTACTTCTGCGTATCTAGGTGGACTTGAATGGTGTCTCTCTGGTTACAGTAATGAGAGAAGGAGCCGCGTACTATCGTGCTCCGCTGGTGATGTGGCAGCATCCTTACTCTTTGAGCCTGAAGACTATGACCCGTATCTTTCTCTTACAGGAGAAGATGACAAAGTCATTCTAAAAATAGAAAGAGACCTTGTTCAGTCAGGAAGTACTGATGGCGAAGATGGAGGTGTTCTTACTATTCGACTTATTGCTGACAGGCACGAGGACGTCTATGAAACCAGTGTCGCTGATGTCGTTGCTGTTCTCAGGCAAGAATCGGATAAAGTTGCTGTGAACATGATTCATCAGGGTCTTGTGGACCATTGGTTGTTTGTTCTTGCAGAACGACTGATTGAGGTCATGATGTGCACTGATACCAGCAGTTGCCAGAACACCACCATTGACTTCAATATTGGGGATGAGATCACAGAGAACCTGAAGGATTCAGCACTTGGTCTGGTACACAAGATTGAGCCTGGTCATGTTGGAGCAACGGCGGCTCTAATCGGGAACATGGTGTATCATCTGCCAGCGTGCAAGAGTATTGATGAACTGCTTAAAACAGTAGAACCTGTTGGACTTGGATCATTAAAAATGAAAGGCTCGTTGAAACATCCTGTTGATGAGACAAATCTCTTTTGCAGCGCACCAGGAATTGTTACTGCTTCGCTCATACCATCAAGTTTTCAGGAATCATTTCAAAAAACTCTAAATAAGGTTTTTTGGACTGGTGCTTATTTTAACTCATGTGAAAGAAAGTACCAAAGAGCATCCTTGTGGGAACTGCGTCTGACTCAGGCAACCGCATCAAAAGTCACTAGTGATGCTGATACAGTCTCTTTAGTACTAAAAACAGGTTCATCTCTATACTATTATCATGATGATGAGATGGAACCAGTACTTATGACAGCGTTTGATGAATTGTCGTCAGATGTTATTGAGGATGTAGGATCCGTTATCAATACTGAGGGATTTTTTCGTTTACCAGAAATCTTAGCGTGCTCTGTGTCTGAGGTTATGGTCAGATACATAACGGGTAGAGATGGAGTATTTTCTTCTAAAAAAGATGGAAAGAAAAGATCTTTCTCTGAGTCAACACATTTTTCAGTCATCCATAGAAAATATAATACTGCTACACAAACAACTGAGAACATTATCAGTAAGTATAACATCTCTGAAAGCCTGAGTAACATGATGCTCGGAGTAGTTGATAACTTGGTGTCTGTATGTCTACAGATTGATAAAACACTTACAAGCAAGACAAATAATTCCAGTAGTGCTATAGGATCAAGTGCGATAGAATCACTCAACAAATCTATCTATAGACAACAAAACAACGAACTTACTGATTTTATGGATGTATATAACTTTACTATGGAAATCATCTTGTGCCTAGTGCGCTATCTTAATGAGTTGGTTTTTCTTGGTTATGATGATGTGACGCAAAAAGTTTACGACACTCATGATTTAGCCAGAAAAGCAAGAGAAAAGGTAATCCAAGCAACCAAGACAGCCATCGACCTGCTCAAAGCACTTGAATACGCTGATAATCGTACCTGTCAAAATCAGTGATGAGCAGATGATGGCATAGAGTCAGCACAACAGTGTGGACAACAGCAGAGTAGACGATCTGCACCAAACCCTCTCTCTATCAGAATCCGTCACAACCAGCAAGCACAATAGAACACGGCAGGAGCACCAAGCATGGCTGAACTGGAACCACCCACGAAACGGCACCTCAGTGGACGCCGCCCGACCCACTCCTCCACAGCATCTCTGGCGTCAAACTTCAGCGGCCTGCACCAACGAGCACTTGCCTACATCCTCGTCCAACAGGGCTACATGAGACAAGCGGTAGCCAAGGACGGCACCAGCACCGCCTACAAGCCCACCAGAAAGGCCCTGGACGACGGACTCATTGACACCTGTAGCAAGACACTGCTGTGGAACCTCCAAGCCGTTCACGACGCCCTGACAGCCTTAGGGATGCACATTGAACGAGCCAGCGTCAACCAGGACATCAAGGCACCAGCAACAGGCGAACCACAATGGGTCAACCTCGGCACACTTGCAACCTACTTCAACACAACAGCCAATCAGATAGGAAAATGGCTTGACGAACTAGGGTACCGCGAACCAAGCAAACTCCCCAGCCAGAAAGCCATCGACGAGGCGCTGTCAAACACGGTAGAGATGAATGCCGGAGGAAAAAAGACCCGCAAGGTAGCACTCTGGAACCTCTACCTCACACAGAAGAAACTGCTCGAAGCCGGACACGAACTCGACTTCGACTATGGTAAAACACTCAAAGGCACAGGGAGAAACAGTGACGTCACAGTCAGCGAGGACATGAACGCCAGAGTCAGAAAATTCGTCCAAGAATTCACAGAAGCCTTCAAAGACCCAGACCATAGATACAGATGCATCCGAATGGTCAAAAACACACCCAAACCAGTCCTTAAAAAAGCAGAACAACTCATGAACAGACCAGGATTCCTCACACAAGAACACTACAAGGAGTACATCAGGTACAGGTGAGGTGTCCTGTAAACGGCTGTATACCTTTGTAGGCAGATTAGATCTTTGTGTTTCTACTAAGCAGAACGTTTCTCTTGTTAAGATGTATGTCGTGGCACCAACGCCATAGTTTTGATTGGTATCTTAACAAACCACAGGATTTAAAGGAAGAAAATTGACAGAACATAACCAGAAAGAATGTCTTCTATGTGGAGAAATGTTTACACCCAGATCTTCCAGAGGTGTTTACTGCAATAAGAACAAGACATCAGAGTGTCCAGTTTGTGGTATTAGATTTGAATATAAGTGCTGTAGGGCAGCATATAAAAAGTACTGTTCAAACAAATGTGTTGGTTTGTCGCCTGAGACAAGAGAAAAGGTCAAGCAGACAACTCTTGACCGCTACGGAGTAGAAAACCCTATGCATTTGGACAAGTTTAAGCAGAAAGCTATGGACTCTCAGATAAAGAAGTTTGGGAAATTTGCATTCAATACTGACAAGCAGAAACAAACCATGATGGAACGTTATGGAGTTACAGTACCCGCCAAGAATAAAGAAATTCAAAAGAAGATTCAAGAGACTCAATATGAGAACAATGGAGGAGTTTACGCATTCAACACAGAGAAACAGCGCCAGACTATGATTGAAAGATACGGAGGCGCAGGATCAATGTCAAGTCCTGAGGTACGAGAAAAACTCAGAAAAACATTGATGGAACGTTATGGTTATGAAAACCCTATGCAGATTCCTGAGGTAAAGGAAAGGGCTCTGAAAAAGATTGTTGAGAACCATGGAATCCTGTTCGGAGGCGCTGGTAACATATCTAAGAAGAACGTCTTGTTTCAAGAGTCTTTGGCAGAACTGGGTATAGAGTCAGAACTTGAGAAGAGGGTTGGTAGCCTGTTCTTTGATCTGCACTTGACAGGAACAAACATTCTGGTAGACATCAACCCAACAGTTTCTCATAATAGTTACAGATCCTTTGCCTGTGAGAGAGCACATTGTGGGTACCCTTGCAGTAAGCACAAGCCTACAGCAACTTCATACCACTTGAACAGGTGCAAGACCGCTCTGGGCGACGGGTATGATCTCATACAGGTTTTTGATTGGGATGACTGGGAGACAGTGATCCCAATGATCGCTAACAGGATAGAGAAGCAAGAACCAGCAGGAGGAGATTGGATAGACCTCAGTAAGACTACTAGCCTAAGAAGCGATGTTAGTTATTCCTACACTGGTCCGCTCTGTGTGTGGGTTCACTACAAGTATGAGAGAACAGGAAGAATGAGCATTGGACCATACCTAAGAGACTGTACTGACTACGACTTGTCTGATGAGTACAGCAGAATGATTGACTCCAGGTTCAGACCTATCTGGACTCCAGGTTTTGCAATTGTAAAATAAAAGAAATTACTATCTAAAAATAAATAGAATAAGGAATACAAAATAATGACAGCAAAGAATGCACCGGAATATACCTCAAAAGACATTCAGACATTAGACAGTCACTCTTATTTAATTAAGCGACTTAATTTGACAATGGGGCATGAATCTGGTGGTGGAGATTATAAATTCTCCAGCCAAAAGAATAACTCCATTCGGGAGATTCAAGATAACGCTACAGATGAAGTACGCAGTGGTTATGGCTCTCATGTTAAGACTATTGCCCGGAATGATGGTAGTTTTGAAGTAGTTGACAATGGAAGAGGTATTCCAATTGATTCTTCTACTGATGCAAATGGAAGAAATGTAAGTGGTATTTACAAAACACTTGGAACATTGCAATCTGGTGGTAAATTCTCAAGTGATTCAGATAAATTTACCGGTGGGCTGAATGGGCTAGGGGGAAGTAGCACTGTGCACCTTTCCAAAATGGCCGTCATCAAGGTCTACCGCAATAAAAAGGTTTATGAACTTCATTTCAAGGACGGTACTCCTGGCTTTTTCGCAGAGGATGACAACCCTGACTCCACCTTTACCCCACTGGATGATGACAAGTATGACTACCTGCGTGTCTCCAAGGACACTCGTTCCAAGGAGGAGAAGTCTCTCTACCCAACCGGTACCAGTGTTCGTGTGTGGCTGAATGACTCGGTGTTCCAGTCGCCGTATCCTGTTGACACTGCTGATCTTGCTGAGCGCTTGAAGGCCACCTGTTACCTGGTTCCGTCGCTTCATGCTGAGGTCTATGACGAGATCCGCCTCATTGAGGATCCTGAGACTGGTGTCAAGGAGCCTCTGCATGAGTTCTATCACTTTGAGGATGGTCTGGCTGAGTTGGTGTCTGCTAACCAGCGTGGCGACTCAATCCTTTCCCAGCCTATTCATATTGTCACTGATGGTTTCTACACTGATCGCAACGTGCCTGTGATTAACGATGACGGAACTGTCTCTCACAAGGATGTTGAGCGTCGTGTGCCAGTTGAGGTGATGCTGTCCTGGGGTGCTGATTTCGACAGCAGTGTCAGTAGTTACGTCAACACGATCAACACGAAGAACGGTGGTGTACATGAGGACGCTTTCTATCGTGCCTTGAGTGACTCGTTTGGTGAGCGTTTCTCGACGATGAAGGGTCTGCTGAAGAAGGGTGAGGAGCGTCCTGCTGTCTCTGACTTCTTGGAGGGTATGACGGCTGTTGTGAGTGTGCAGGTGTCTGAGCCATCATTCACCTCTCAGACGAAGGAGCAACTGGGTGGTCCTGCTGTGAAGAAGGCTATTCTGGAGGCTCTGCGTGATGCTTTCAGCAAGTGGATCGCTTCTCGTGGGAACAGTGAGGATCTTGCTGTTATCGCCAAGAAGGTTGTGTCTGCGTCTAGGGCTCGTCAGCGTGCTCGTGACCGGCGTGATGTTGCTCGCAAGAAGAACCAAATCTCCTCGTCCTCTCTGCCGTCGAAACTTGTTGACTGTGAGTTGGCTGGTTCTGAGGAGGCTTCCCTCTACATCTGTGAGGGTGACTCGGCTCTGTCGTCGTTGAAGGCGGCTCGTGATGGTCGTGTGGATGCTCTCATGGGTATTCGAGGCAAGATCATCAACGTCATGAAGAACACTCCGAAGAAGGTGATGGAGAACAAGGAGGTGCAGGACATCATCAAGGCTCTGGGTGCTGGGTATGGTGATGATTTCAACCTGGATCAGATGCGTTATGGTCGTGTGTTCATCGCTGTTGACGCTGACCCTGACGGTAACGCCATCGCCTGTCTCATCTACTCTCTGTTCTGGGAGTGTTTCAGAGATGTTGTCACTGAGGGCCGGTTGTTCAAGATTGAGACGCCTCTGTTTTCCATCGCCACTCATGAGGGTCGTAAGTCGCGGAAGATCTATGCTCGTGATGAGCGTGAGCGTGATGCTGCTGCGGCTCAGTTGGATGATGCTGGTATCAAGTATGACATCACTCGCTTGAAGGGTCTTGGTGAGGTGGAGCCTGACATCCTGTTTGAGACGGCCATCAATCCTGAGACCCGTGTGGTGACTCAGGTGACTGTTCCTGACGCTGCTGCTGCGCTGGAGTCACTGACGCTCATCTTCGGTAACGACACTGGTGCTCGCAAGGAGTGGATGTGGACTCTGCGTGCAAATGAGGACACTCTGTGAAGACAATAGAGTAGTCTTCAGCACACCATAAAAGAGAATACTCTCGCCTTTGAACAGGTTCTGGTATCGAGTTCTGTCTCTCTGCCGGAACCTGTTTTCTGTGTATACTCGCAGTGAATCATGTGTGGTCCAGTTTACATGATTCAAAAGCACAGACGAGTTGTTTGAGGTGCTTTAGCATCAATTTCCTGCTGCTCACTGACACTTGTCAAGTACTTTCTCAAGATGTTACCAAAACGGTATAAATACCTGATCTCACCGCTGTTTATTCTTAGTAGTACCTGCTAAAATCACCCTGCTCTAAAGACAAGAAAAGGCTCTCTCGCAGATATGCCATCGCTCTGTCTCTTATGGTGTTGTCATACCGATTTATTTCAGTGTTATCAATGTTTTTCAGGTATACACAAAACACTAAAGAAATGGTTGCCACAGGTGTTTTCAGGTGCTCCACTAAGGCGTCTTTCTGCTCCTGTGTAACACATGTGAGTCAGAGATTAGTGCTGTCTTCAAGCAACGTAAAAATCTCTTTCGGTATCTAGTTCATGTACCATATTTGTTCTTGTTTTAGAGATTATCTTAAAACATGTGCTATTGTGTTAATCAGTAGAAGTGAATGAAGTAGCGTTCTTTATAGTGAATGCATTCTTGCATATGCTTCTGGTACTGAACTGAAAAACAAAGAGGTGTGAGCGTTATGTACTGGCACGTCAACCCGAACAAGGGTAACGTCGTTGAGGTGTGTGGAAGGACCACGGGTAAGTGTCCTTGGCAGGACTATGAGTCATATGAGGAGGCTCTGTTCGCCAAGAACGCCCATACTCTCTCCAACGATCAGAAGGCGTACATCGAGGAGATGCGTGAGCACGCTCGAAACTCTCGTCTTTACGCCAGATCTGCTGCTACTGACTCCATGAATCCGTTTGGTGAGAACGGACTGGTTAATGCTTGTGAACGTATGGATGAACTGGCTGCCAATGGTTGGGGTCCTGAGTGGCAGAACGTCATCATTCCTGTCAACTACCCGCATAGTCATGAGAACCGCTTCCAGTACTTCCTCGAGAGGGAGCCTTTCATGAGTACGTCTGGTGACCTCTACACCAACTATACCTTTCACATGGTTGATACTGAAACTGGTGAGAGGCAGAGCCATGATCTTGGGTACGACTCCCCTCTCAATGACGAGTTCACAGGAGTGGATAAGGAAGCACACTTTATCGCCAGTACGATGTGCAAGTTCTACAACAATAATCCTGACAGCACCTATGACATGAAGGATGTGGATCCATGGCCTGGTACCGCCATAGCCAACCATGTTCTTGAGTCCCGCGTCCTGCTTGAGGATGAGGCCAAGGCGGACTTTGGTCTGACTTATCTCGCAGAAGAGGACAGGTTCAGTTCAATCAAGCCACAGGAGTTCTATCGTCTGGGAGCAGGATCCTGGTCCGAGCCTGGTAAAGGTGAGAGAATCTACACCATGTTCAGAAGAGGTCCGCTTGGGGGTAGGCTAAAAGGTGACATTGATCTGTCCTGCAATCCTGTCAGGCCGTCCAGTATCGGAAGATACATAGACACACATGACGGATCTGCTAGATACTCCAGTGATCAGGTGGACATTGACGTCAGGTGGTTCAACAACGAGGGTGGATCCTCAAAGAACTCCTGGGCGCTGCAGTTCCAGAATGGTTACAACGAGGGGCACAAGTATCCAGGATGGAGTGTCATCACCAAAGACGATGAGGGCGAGCAGGTTCACAGAATTGATACTCCAGAGCAGGCTGAGGAGTTCATCAGGAACTACACAACAACCAAGATGCCCAGGAACGACTACATGACTGCTGGCGGAGCAGGTGAATGGGCGTCTCGTACAATGAGGCAGATGGAAGAGGTTCTTAGGCGACATGATGTCTCCAGCGACAGGCTTCGTGAGCAGCACGACGCCAGAATAGAAAGAATCAGAGAGATAGAGGCCGCTAAGGAGTACGCCAGTCAGAGTGCTGTCCAGAAGTTCTCCAGCAAGATGATGAGCCTGTTTGGCGGGTGATAGATCTCCAGACACCTGTAGTTATCCTGCTGACAAGAACCTGTTGTCACAGCAAAACACAACCACCCAATCACACAGACAGGCCAGATTCATCTACGCTGAATGATAGTGTGATTGGGTGGTTTTTGTTGCAATTAAAAGGAAAGGTAATGGCGCCAACTCGTGTCGATCCGTTTTTACACCATATGACTCTATAGATCTTGTAGAACCGTTTCCGGTCCCCATCGTCTTGTCGCCTCGCCCCGTCTATCTCCCTCTATCTCCCACGCCCCGCTCTTAGGTTCTTGTTGGCACCACTTGAAAGATCCTTTGTTTGGTGCTACACTTGTGTCCAAATGTTTGAGTACCTCTAGTTGTGAAGGCTGGTTATCTTGTCTCTTTCTAAGACATCCTCTCTGGATTCAGTGCTGTCTGTGAGTTTGGGTGACTCGTCTGTTAGTGATGTCGCTATGACTGTCTCACCTGAGGCGATGAAGTACATTCTTCCTCGTCTGACGGACCTGTACCTTGATCCTGTTGAGGCTGTTGTCAGGGAGACTGTCTCAAATGCACAGGACGCCGCTGGACGCTCTGGTTCCACCTCACCTGTAGTCGTGGAGTCGCCTGACCTTCTAAGCCCGTCTCTGGTCGTCTCAGACAGCGGTGGTGGTATGACCAGGGAGCAGGTGGAGAGGACCTATGTCTCCTACGGCATGTCTTCCAAGCGTGATGACCTCGGCCAGGTTGGTGCTTTTGGTCTGGGTGCTAAGGCGCCGCTTGCCTACACCAGTGAGTTTAAGGTTGAGACTGTCTGTGACGGTGAGTTGACAAGCATCTCTATCAAGCGTGAGCAGGATGGTCCTGTAGCCTCTTTGAGCACCACGAGCACTGACAGGCCCAATGGAACGAAGGTGACTGTTCCGGTACGCGAGGAGGACTTTGGGCGTTTTAAGAATGCTCTGAAGACGTACTCTCGTTATGCTGGGCTGGGAGGCAATGCTCCTATCATGATTGACGGGGTTCTTCATGAGTTAACCAGTGAGTACATCAAGGTCTGTGACATCACTCTGGATCCTGAGTCCGGTCTGGAAGGTGGTGTGTGGATTCCTGATCCGAGAATTAATCTTCCCTGTGCTCGGACTCTTCTTAAGAAACTGAGGTATTATAGTTTTGCTGAGATGCTTGAAGGCAATCTTGGTGAGAACTCCGGGTTGTCCTACATCCTGAACGGCTACGAGTATCGAAGCGACAGCAGGTTCACTTCTTCAAAGGACAGTAAGAATCCTGCTCTGGTCGCCGTGGAGATTCAGCCAGGGCTTGTCAACTTCGCCTCGTCCAGGGACACGATTACTCAGGATAAGAGGCTGGACAACCTGAACAGTACTGTCATCAAGCAGATTCAGGACAAGGTATCTGAGATTATTCCTGCTGTCGTCTCATATGGGAACCTGAGAGATATGTCTCAGTTGCTTGATGACTGCTCTATGGTACTCGACACGTCATTGGAGCGTGGTGACAGCAGTCGGGTTTTCAGCAATGAGAGGATTAGTTTCTACGCCAACGACTGGCTGAAAGTACCAGTAACTACTCTAAGTGGTCCTACAGGATGGCGTACTGCTGAGAGGCTGCACAAGAACCGCTGTATTGATGTTGCTGTGGATCTGGACTACGGCGCTGAGGTGTTTCGGTCCCGTCAGTCCGATCCTAGAAAGTATAGCCTAATCAGGCTGGACTCAATGGTCTACCCTGTGTATGGTCAGACAAGGCACTCCAAGGACTCTCTGACCGAAACACTTTCCAAGAAGTACAACCCGAGCAGTCTTGTGGGTGTTGTCACTGGTGTGTCAGGTGACTCTTTGAAGGCAACAAGGTTCCTTGTCGTCAGGTGCTCAGATGAGAGCGACTACCAGAGGATTGCCAGAATCAGGACACGAATCCTCAACTCTTTCAAGAAACCTACTGAGACACCCTTAGGAAAGGTACGTAACTACACCAAGGTTGTTCTGATGATCACAGAGTCGAAGACCTCAGTGGATGACTGGGAGGCTGAGATTCTTGACTCTATGGGTGTGTCTTTGGATCAGTTCTGGTTCGGGTCTATCGATGAACTTGTAGAGGCCGCTCCTTCAATCAAGAGAAACACTAGCGCTGAGGACAAGTCTCTTATCAAGATCAATGGGTACTGGCTTTGTAGGGCGTCTGACGGAGGACTGACTAAGGACAAGGTTCTTAAGAAGAACATTCAGTCAGGAAGGCTGGCAGGCACAAAGGACATAACCTCAATTGCTGGTGATCCTGATTTTGTTATCCTCATCTCGCCTGCATCAGTCAAGACCATAGAACTGTGTGACCTTCTGAACGGTTATCTTGAGAAGTACGGTGACAGCGCTCTGAAGAACAAAAATGTTCTGGCGGTCACTGGTATTACGGCCAAGGTGTTCAATGCTGTGGGTGACGTGAGCAGGATTATTGCTCCGCCAACATACCGTGCCTCAGCAGCAGTTGTTGAGAAGAGTCTTGAGCGAACAAAGCCCTTCAGCGTCAAGACCTCATCCCTGCTTCAAGAGGATCCTGATCAGGTTGTGCTCAAATACCTTGATCGTGAGTGCGGCATGAGGACAGAGGACAAGAAGAATGCTAATGAGTGGCTGCCGTTTCCTCAGTATCTTATAGTTCCTGAGGATGCCAGTAATATTACTGAGATGATGGACTACAGAAACAAGATTTTCAGTGATAGTTGTCGCATCTACAACATTCCCTCAAGCCTGGAGGAACTATACAGTATTGTTGGTGAGGAGGTGTTCAGGAAGACCTGTATGCTGATAGCGATCAACAATCTGAACAGACCTTCCTATCTCTACTACAGGAACGAGAACCACAACGAGTCCCTGTCGCATCTGTTCAGATCCTTTGCCTATCCTTACTCCTCAGGTCTTCCAAAAGAGTTCTCTGCTCATGTTGGAATGCTTGTTGATGAGTACATTAGTGAGACTGCTGACAAGATGGTTGGAAGGGTCAAGAAGTCGCTGAAGAAGAAAGAATCTAAGGGATAAGATAGCAGTAGGAGTGTTGCTGGGCAGTGAATGCCTTGCGTTAAGATGGAAGTGTTTACCAGCAACATCTCTTCCTTCTCTTGGAGAAAGGTTCTTTTGAATGTCAGATCAGATTCTTGAGCCAGATTTCACGTCCATCAAGACAGAGCACGTCACTCTTCCGTACCGCATCGAGCCGTATCTCAGGTTCTCCTACACCGACCCTATGCTGAGTCAGTACGAGGTCACAGTAATTGCTGACAGCAAGCCGGAGCACTTGAAGAACAAGGAGGACGAAGGAAATCGCATCTTTACAATCATCGCTAGATTCCCCAGGTGTATCCTGTCTGAGGTGAACACTCACCGCCAGTTCTCCAGGAACAGCGCCTCGTCAAGGGCTCGTAGCGTTAAGGTGACTATTGGTGACGTCATGAATGACCCATACATTCCGTTGTTCACCTACAATAAGAAGGGGATGTCAGGAGGTTTCGTCTCTGCTGCTGACAGAGCCAGAATGATTGACAACCACCTGTCTGCACGTGATGCTGCTGTGTCTCATGAGATTCAGGCGCTCATGGGTGACATGCATGAGAAGTATGATGCCCACAACTGGAGCGACCTGTTGGACGAGTACTATGCTCATGTCTACACCTCTGACGAGCCTCATCCTGACGCTCTCAACATGCACAAGCAGAACGCCAACCGGTACATTGAGCCGTTTATGTTCCATGAGGCCCTGATTACTTCAGTGTGGTGGCAGAACTTCCTTGATCTCAGGACTGATCTGTCTGCTGCTCAGCCTGAGATTGTGGCGCTGGCTAAACTCGTGGAGAGGGCGTTGGAGGTTTCTGAGCCTGAGACCACATGGCTTCATCTTCCGTTCGCTGAGAGTGTTCCGTCTAAGACAGACTCCTTTGACAGCCTGTATCACGATTTGCTTCTGTCGGCAACAAACTGTGCTCAGATCTCCTATCGAGACAAGTCCAGAGCAAGCAAGTCCACTGCAACCACACGTCTTGGTGAGACACTGCTGGAGAAGGGTCACCTGTCACCGTTCGAGCACATCGCTTTTGACACGCTGGCTTACACTGACTTCACTGATGACAACCTGAGTCGAGACAGCAGGGCACTGGCAAGCAATCTCGGAGACAACTGGATTCAACTTCGCCATGTGCTGACAGCCAGAAAGTAAGGGCAGCAAGAACAGAGCGCTTGCAATCTCTCTGTAGAACATCCCTGAGTCATAAAGCATCATCTTTTACTTGGTGTTTTTGAACACATGACTCAGGGATTTTTGCTGCTCTGAAATGATTGTTTTGTTGCAATAATGACCATTCTTTTAGATATGAGAGCGGAAATAATCTTTGTTCTTGCCTGAGAAGAGTGAGAGGACAGGTAAGAACAGAAAGGTGTCACTGGACTTCTAGAAGGAAAACTGTTATGTATCATATTCGTCCTGGTTCTGATGAGCCCCTTGAGTGCGGAGCAAAAGTCAGAAGTCGTTGTCACTTCAAGAATGAGCCTCATTTTGAGACAAAGGAGCAGGCTGAGTCCTTTATCAATGATCAGAATGCGCTTTTGTATGGTGAGTTTGCTGTAGCCAGCAGAAAACCAGACAGTGAGGACAAAAAATCATCTTCCAACGATACCAGTGACAGCGAAAGTAGTAGTACTCAATCAGAACTTAGAAAAGAGCCTTCATACACAGATGAGACTACTCTTGGAAGAACTGAGAGCAACCTGTTTCTCACTGGTGATGACAGATTCTCTGGTATGACTCCAGAGCAGGTTCTGGTGTATGTCAACTCTAGTCGTGAGGCGAGGCAGTCAGCACGGTCAACAGTCATGTCAAGGATGGGAGATCATGCCAAGAAGGTTGAAATGGTGAAGAATGTCTCTGAGAACAGTACCTGTGATTCTGAGACGCTGAGATCTTATGCCAGAGGACTGAGAGCAGAAATCAAGGATACCAGTTTCATCTCAAATGCTCTAGGACATGACAGAGTACGCTGAGCATGTGCTACAATAACGCCTGCTCCACCTGGATACTTCTCGCAAAGGCGTGAGCACCCAGATTATAAAAGCAAGATGAGCAGCATAGAAAGAACTTGGTCATGTCATCAAGGATCACACCATCATTCAGACGAGCACGCACCATTAGGAATCGTTTTTTCATAGCATCGCTGGTTCTGTTCATCATGATTGCTACAGTGTGTGTGCCTGTGGTCTCACTGAACATTGTTGGTGTCAGGACCTTGTACGTGGTATCCGGTTCGATGGAGCCCAGTATCAGTAAGGGAGATCTGGTTCTTGCCTCAGAGAACTATGGTGGTCTGACTGAGGGTGATGTGGTTGTGTACAAGGCCAGATGGTTTAATGACGAGAATGTTCTTCATCGCATTGTCTCATCCAGAACTGACAAGGATGGTAACAGGATCTACAAGACCAAGGGTGATAACAACCCTGTCAACGATCCTGGTGAGATTACTAATCAGGACATCAAGTCAGAGATTGTGACTGTGGTTCCATATGGTGGTTACGTGTGGAACTGGTGGACTCTTGGTGTGCTTTCAGTTCTCTATCTTGGAGCAACAGTTCTCAGCACGGATCGAGCAATGTATGCGTGTGAGAGAAGAATCAGAAGAAAGAATCTTGGTAAGAACTGAGTTCTATACATATTTTTTCGTTTTATCATTACTTACTTTTTTGTGAATGACGACTAAACTCTCATATATTGATATTCCGGCCAGTTATCAGTAGGTTCAAGTTTGTTCTGAGTACTGGAAGGGTTTGTCTGTCTTGAGTTCCTTCAGTCAGTTAGTCAATGAGATCACATCACGTGCTGTTCTTCTGCAAGAGCCACAGGATGACAGGACAGACCTTGGTTACCTGTTCATCAGAGCGCTGCGCAAGAGCGTGCATGAGGTTCAGAAGGGTGCCAGCACTGATGACTTTCCAGAACTGACTGTTATCAACCTGATCATGATGGGTGCTGCTGAGGGTTACAGCGCAGCAGAGATGAGAGACTTCATTGTCCAGTTGAAGTCAGATCAGGTAGAGGGCTGATACTGGACATGGCAGACAAGATGATAGCGTGGATTGACGTCGAGTCAACCGGTACCTCTCCAGACAGAGACATGATTCTTGAGATTGCTGGAATTGTGACTGACATGCAAGGAAGACAGTACGGAGACAGTTTCAGTGCTCTGGTGGATACTGGTTCCATCTCTGAGGCCATGAGGATGTCTGACCCTGTTGCCAGGATGATGCATGAGGAGTCAGGACTGTGGTCTGACCTGTGGAACAACACTTCTTATGCACCTGACAGGGTTGATCATGATATGTCTGACTGGCTGAATGAGACAGCAGGATCCTCACATGTTGTGCTTGGAGGAAACTCGCCCTATCTTGACAGAGGCCTGATGGCAGTGTGGATGCCTGTGACATACTCTCACCTATCACACATGAGTGTTGATGTCACATCAGTCTCAATGATGCTTCAAGATGGTGTGAGTGTGTCAGGATACAGGAAGTCTCGTGCTCATCGTGCTCTTGCTGATGCTCAGGACTCACTGAATGAGTACAGGTACTATCTGGATGTCGTCAAGGGCATGGCCGAGCAGCACTGAGGACTTGTTAGAATGAGTCATTGGTACTGAGTCAGAACTTACACAGATAAGTACTTCTGACTGACGCAGAGTCACCCATTTCTTATTGAATCTTCAATCATCTAACACATATAGGAGAACTATTACATGGCAACAGCAACAGTGTACACCAAGCCAAACTGCCCACAGTGTGAATCCACCAAGAGTCTTATGACTGAGATGGGAGTTGAGTTCACCACTGAGGCGATTAACCCGACCAACATCAAGGAGTTCAAGGAGCGTGGTCATCGTCAGGCCCCTATCGTCGTGACTTCTGATGGTGATGAGTGGAGCGGTTTTCAGCCAGACAGGATTAAGGCCCTCGCTGGTGGTGACTCTGAGGAGAACCCCTGGAACTTCTGACAAGCGCTCAGAAGTATATTAAATCACACTAGATTTCATCAACAACTCGATCTGTTGAAACTGCTGCTCATTGAGCCAAAGTTCTCAATAGATCGAGTTGTTTTTGTGTAATGTCACTTGTGATGCGAGAAGGTGTTAGAATGTATGGTGCTGAGATTTTGTGGTCTAGTACCTGAGAGCGAGTGAGGTGTGTTGCTTTGGCTGACGAGAGTGGCTTCAGGCAGGTCGTTGGAGAGGTCAAGAGACAGTATGATCTGGCTGAGTACATCGACACCTCTGGCGTATCGCTGAAGCCTGCTGGCACCTACTCCCAAAAAGGTCTGTGTCCGTTTCACAACGAGAAGACGCCCTCGTTCAATGTTGACTCCAGGACACAGAGTTTCAAGTGCTTCGGTTGTGGAGCCAGTGGAGACCTGATTTCCTATGTTCAGAGCACTGAGAACCTGACGTTCATGGATGCTTTGAGGAAACTAGCCGAGGACAAGGGTATCGACCTTTCTGTGCTCAACAGGTCCTCAGATACAGAGAGCAGTATTGACTACCAGGCTCTACGTAGGTGTGTTCGTGACGCATCGGTTTTCTACTGGCGGAACTACAAGAAACTTGACTCAGACCATGATGCTGTTCGTGAGGTGACTAACAGGGGTCTGGAGCGGTATAGAGACAGGATTCCATACGGTTACGCTCCCAGAGGCCGAGCGGAACTGTACTTGTTCTTGAAGGACAAGGGGTACTCGGATGAGATTATCCTGGCTGCTGGGGTGTGCTCAAAGTCTGAGAAGACTGGAAGGATTAACGACTTCTGGTCGGGTAGACTGATGTTCTTTGTTCAGGATGCCATGGGTAAGAACGTCGGATTCTCAGGCAGGCGTCTGTTTGAGGACGACTTTAAGAAGGGCAAGTACGTCAACTCGCCTGCTGGTCCACTGTTTCACAAGTCCAGTGTGCTGTATAACCACGCGAACGCCAGAAAGGCTCTCAGAGGAGACAACAGGACCCTGTACGTCGCTGAGGGTCAGTTTGACGTCATCGCTATGGATGAGTCAGGTGTTGAGGCTGTTGTTGCAGGACTTGGAACGTCTTTCACAAAGGATCAGGGTGGACTGTGCCGACGTATGGTGGGCGAGGACGGCAGGATCGTGTTCTGCTTTGACGGCGACAAGGCCGGTATGAATGCCGCCTACAAGGTGTTCTCCGGTATACCCTCAATTCACTCTCAGTCCTATGTGGTAGTTCTTCCTGATGGGATGGATCCCTGTGACTATAGGCTGAAGTACGGCTCTGAGGCACTAAGAGAGTACGTCACGTCAAAGTCGAACCAGGTACCAATTGTTGAGCACGTCCTGAACATTATTGCTCAGGATTATGACTTGGAGGATCCAGCAGCGTCTGTTCGTTATGTTGAGCGTGCTGCTCCGGTACTGAAGACCATTGCCTCCTTCGCGCTAAGGGAGCAGATGATCAAGAAGGTGTCTCTGGATGCCTTCATGTCAACATCTGTTGTCAGATCCAGTGTTGACAAGGCTGATCCTCTGACTGAGGATGATGTCAACGAGGGAGCAGTGGCGTTTGTTGATGATTCTGCTCATGAATCTGACACCAACTCAACTGACAGTAACAGTCAGAGTCAACCTGATACTGAAGTCAGTAGTGAGGAGACACAGAGAGCCCTCGTCAGACTCATCAAGAGTGATCTGCTGTACCAGGCTACTGCCAGGGCTTTTCTTCTTGCCTGCCGAGGTCTGCCTGTGCCTTCCAAGGATGATGAGTCAACAGGTGTTGATAAAAGCACTCCGGCTGGCAACAGGAGAGACACATTCATCAGAGGCCATAGAGGATACCCCAAGGAGTTCAGGTATTTGTGGGAGGACTTCAAGAAGGTCTCTCGCAAAGAGGTTATCCTTCCAGAGGACTTCCGTCAAAGACGAGTGGTGGAGTTCATTGAGAGAAGTCTTGTCAGTAAGATTGCTGTTCTGGAGACTACTGGACAGCAAGAAGAAGGTAGTGAGGCCAACATAAGTCAGGCTGATGAGTTATTCAACTATCTCATGGGTTATATCTACGAGAAGAAGAAGAGGCAGGAGATGGACCGTTTTGTAAACGAGACCACAAGAGCAGTGGCTAATCCTGATACTCCTATCGAGATGGTTGAGAAGGCGATTGAGAGAATAGAAAGGAAGAGAGAGAATCTAGGTCTCTGAACTCACAAATACCTGTATACAGGATCCAAACTCTTACCAAAAGATAAACTCCTGAGATGCGTCAAAGACAAGTTGATGCGCTTACCTCAGGAGTTTATCTGTGTCGATATTTCGGGCTAACATCAAGTAGATTTCCTGGGACTATTGAAAAGAGTTGACGACATGGGGCTTTTCTCAAGAAAGAGCAAGACCGATAAGGGCGAGTTCAATGTATCAGCAGCGGAAGTTCCTGAGATTGTCTACAGTGGTATTGATGACGTCTTGAAGTCATTGGTCAACTCTGGATCCAAGGACACAAAGATCGTGTCCATTGACTACTTGGTAGAAAGTAGTTCCTCGTCAAGGAAGACAAACCATGTTGATGTTGCTGTCATTAACGGGCTTGTCAAGTATGTGTTCTCAAACTCTTTAAACAAGCAGGAGTTTGTGTCAGGACTCATTGATCGTGAAAGTACTTCAAGCATAGTTCTGAACGATGAGACAGTCAGTGCTTTAAGGGAGGTTTTCTCCAGTGGTGATGACTCGTTGCCATCAGCAGTAAGTCGTGCTGTATCCTCTGTTCCAGAGATTGGACATCTGACTGGTGAGGTCTTGTCAGTTCTTTCATGGAAGGCTCTGGAGGAAAATCTTGACAGAACGGAGATCATCAAGGCTGAGTCTGAGTGGAGCCTGGACTTCAATCCAGATGTTTTCTCTGGTCTTCCTGGACTTGATCTTCCTGTTGACCTTGTTCGTCAGGAGGTTGTCTCACGTCAGGTGCAGGCCAGGAAGGCGGAGGTATTTCTTGATGGTGCTCCACTGAGTGATGTTACTGTCACTGAAGGTGTTGCATATACCTCATTCACTCCCAGATCTGATGAGGAACGTCTGGTTGCTGACATGGCTCAGGATGATGTCACACTGGATAACATCGCTGAGGCATCATGGGGTTTTGACTGGACCAAGGTTCTTGCTGCTACTGAGAGACTGATGTGGAAGAAGGTTGTTGACGTCACCATTCTTCCACAGGAAGGTGATGATGAGTTCGCTCTTCCTGATGTTGAGGAGATTGAGGCTGAGATAAGGCGTCAGGAGACAGTAGAGGTTCAAGAGCCTGACGTTGCTGATAGCGCAGATGTAGATGATGCTAATGACGAACAGGTTCAGGAAGATGGCAGCGATAATGTTAATGATGAGGAACCTGATGTACACGAGCATGAAGAGGTTGTGTCTACTGCCTTTGACATGAGTGCTATCGAGGATGATGACTTCTCGTTCGAGTATCCACCAAAGGATGATGAGCATGATGATGGTGGTTTTGACTTCGGTATCTCTGCTGACAACGATGACTGTCTGACAGACCACTTGTCAGAGGATCTGCGTCCACTTGTTAACAAGGTTCTTCATGAGTCCACCAACACCACTGATGAGGTTGTTGCTCTGCTGACAGAGAAGGCCGAGTACAACCACGAGTTGGAAGTTGGTGTTCTTGATGTTGAGGAGCAGGTTCTCAAGAACAAGCAGCAGTACAGTGAGGCGTTCGGAGAGTTCAACGACAGAGCCATAGACGTCATTGGTGACCAGATGCATGGATCGTCAAAGAGCCTGTCTGACGGAGACGAGGAGATTGAGGCTATCAGGGAGGATACTCACTCGTCGTTCTTTGACCTTGAGTCAACTGAGTCCACCAGGTTCAAACTCAACGACACCAGAAGAAGGATCCTGACCGAGATTATTGAGATTGTCTCTGAACTTGACGGCGACCACGTTCAGGAGTGCATCGCTCTTGCTGAGGCCAAGATTCAGGGTATTGATGACGTGTTCAACCTGGCGTTCCATAGCCCATCAGACGATGCTGCTGTTCAGGTGGATCCTGCTCTGCTTGACAGCACACCAGACTTGACTGAGTTTGATGTTAAGGACACACCAGTGTTCTTCCGGGTTGTCAGCGCTCACGGATTCAACCCGTTTGAATTACTGCTTCATGATGATACAGACAAGTGATTTTTGGTTGAAAGTCAGATACAGACATAACCAGTAAGTCGAAAACAAGATTGCATAGTTGATGACTAGAGGTAGAAGACGTGGAAGATTTTGACCCAGACATCAGAAAAAGAGAGTTAGAGGACGACAACGACAGCAATGCTGGAGTAAGTGGTTTTGTCGCCATTTTGTCTGTGCTTTTTCTTCCCGCGTTCGCTCTTGCCTGGGGTCTCTACTACTTCCTGCTGAGACAAGGAAGACAGAAGCGTTCAGTCATTTTCATGGTGGCTGTCACTATCATTGCCATTGCGCTGGGGTATGGCACAATGGTGCACGCTCTTGACACAGCGTCACTGGTTCTCTATGACATCACTAACATCATGGAGACATGGACGTACCTGATTCCACTGCTCGTGGTCGTCAACCTGATTCTTGGTTCTATTGGCGGAGTAGTGATGACCTTCGTCCAGGTCGGTCGAATGATCCACAACCCTCATTTGCTGCAGGTGGGTAGGTCATGGACCAAGGACTTTGAGTTCAGGATGACACCATGGGAGATCTGGAAGCGTAACAAGACCATTGAGGGACTGAAAAACGGGGAGTACTCGTCTGTTGAAAGAGCCCCTATGGGTATTACGGAGAAAGAGTTCTTCGCTCCGTCAGACTATGAGTCAGGACTTGAGACGAAGCACGACTGCATGGTTGCCTACCGTTACCAGTCTGATGCCAACCTGAACACTCTGGTGACTGGAAACACTGGTTCTGGTAAGTCAATCACGCTGCAGTCCATGATGCTGAACGACATCAGATCAGGAACACCGCTCATCATGATTGACATGAAGCGGGATCCTAGAATGGCCTCCAAACTTGCTGCATGGTGCAAGGAACATGACAGGCCGTTCTATCACTTCTCAAATGGTGACCCACGAGCATACGACATTCCTAACTCTCCAGGTCAGGCTCACTATGATCCACTCATCAATGGTGGATCCTCAAAGTCTGACATGCTGCTGAACATGAGGAAGTGGGACACGGCTTCTGAGGTCTACAAGAGCAACGTCCGGCAGTTGCTACAGGTGCTGTTCCAGATGCTCAAACAGGCTGACAGAACCAAGACCAAGTATATTGACTGGAACCACGGAGGACTTTCACAGGTCGCCAGTGCCTTGAAGAACAACTCGGCCTTTACTGACCTTGTTGAGGCGTGTGAGGGCAGGCCGATCTATGAGGACGCCAAGGATGTTGACGCTGGAATCAAGACTCGCAACAGTCATCTCTCCAACGCTGTTGAGCAGGTTCGTGGAAACGTCAGGACACTGATGGCGTCTGACTATGGTCCATGGCTCAGAACTGGTGGTAAGGACTCTATTGACATCAACCTGTTCGAGTTGACGAAGGACGCAAGTAAGGGTGCTGTCATCCTGTTCTCCATCAACTCTGACTCTGAGCGAGACTTTGCTGAGTACATCGGCTCGCTCATCATGTCCGATCTGAGTGCAGTGTCAGCACTGAGAAGGAACCAGGGTATCTCAACTCCGCTGAACCTCTACATTGACGAGTTCCAGGTCATTCCTCCGCAGGTTCTTGCTGGCCTGTTGGAGAAGGCTCGTGCATCAGGTATCTCGACAACACTTTCCAGCCAGTCTCTTGAACAGATCATCTCATCTACTGACAAGAACGGTGAGGCGTACCTGAAGGGGATTATGGACACGTGTGCCAACTACTTCGTGCACGCTGGTTCGCAGGAGGAGTCAGCAGAGAGGTTCGCAAAACTGGTTGGTCGTGACAAGTTCAACACGTACTCGTCAACGAATGAGAACAAGTCACACTTCTGGTCATTCAACTGGAACAACCGTCGAGACTCACTTGTCAGGACAGAGGTCAGGGAGGACTATGTTGTTCGTCCTGAGGAGTTCATGGAACTGTCTCTTCCAGTCAAGTCAAACGGGTACAAGGCAACTGCAATTGTCATCACAAAGGTGACATCTGACCCGAACTACTCAGACATCAAGAGGCCATTGGCTCGTCGTGTACATATGATTCCTGATGAGGCTGTTCTCCAAGAGTACTACGTTCCAGGAAGAGTGACGTTTGATGAGGATGAGTACTACTCGGATGATCAAGACGTTCACCTGACTGTTGACTCTGAGGAGCAAGTTACTGACAACCAGTCGGTTCAAGGTCCGTCAGATGACGAGATTCTTGCAGCCATGGAGAGTTACGAGAGCATGATACACAACTCTGCTGGCTATGAGGACGAGGAGGAAGATGGCGGATTCGGTTGGGGCGAGGATGACGAGTCGCAAACTGTTCAGGACTCTTTCAGTATTAATCCTCACAACTTAAGTGGTTTTGACGGCAATAATAACTCTTTTGAGAATTCATTTCCTGAAGACAAAGAATCTGCCCATACTGACGACAATAGTGGTTTTACTGACTACGACGACGATCAGTGGAGTTCCCATTCAAACAACATGACGTTTACCACTGGGACTCCTGTTGGTGTGACAACAAGTCTTGCAGATGAGTTGAATCTTGGTCTTGAGGACGATAACGAGGAAGATGACGACGAGATAACTCTTCCCGACTTGTGAATCATGAAAAAGTACAGGTAGTAAAACACCTTTTGTGATATTTTCCAAACATAGTCCTATCTTATTTAAAATGACTGGAGGAGAAATGCCGGTTTCCAGTAACAACCTTCCATCAGGCGCTCCAAGGCGTGAAAGGGGGACTGGATCCAGAAGGTCCTCTCCTCCAATGAGAAGAATGCCGCCGTCTGCGTTGTCTTCAGCAAGTGCTCCAATGTCAGTTAATAGTGATGTGGATGATCTGGACTTTGATCTTCCTGACTTGGGTGGTCCGAACTACGACAGCAGACATTCCTCCCCTAGTAGTCCTTCATCTCCTTCAAGGTCTTCAGATGGTGGGCTAAGAGTCAACCACACCTCTGTTGCTGGAAGCACTGCTGCTGGTCTTCGTCAGCACATGAGGTCTTCAATGAGCGCTCCGTCATCTTCTGTTGCTGATGATGATCCGTTTGAGCCTATTCCTGTTTCAGAGCAGTTCGACGCTGAGGATGAGGATGATCTTATTCTTCCGTCATCACTTGGAACATATACTGGTAACAGTCAGCCCACAAATTCCGCTCAGGCACAGCAGTCCAGAGGGATGAGGAAGGCTGATGACAGCAGGAAGAATGCCAAGGCCAAGAGGAAGAAGTCTTCTGGTCAGTCTGCTGGATCTCCTGACGTTGTTGACAACCGTAAGCCTGCTCGGGGTTCAGATGATGCTGACATAGACACCAGAAAGGACTTTGTTGACCGCAAGAAGGGAAAGATTCTTCCGTTCGGTACTGGTCGTGGAGGGAAGAGACCGAAGAAGGTCAAGGAGCACGATCTTGACTCCAGGAAGAACCTCAGGATTAGAGCAACGATTATTCACTACCTGACAGTCTTTGTTCTTGTGGCTATTGTGGGGTTTGGGGCCTATAACGTATTCTGGCCTAAGGCAACTCTCTCCAAGAGTGATGTTCAGCAGATTGCAGCATCTACTGTCGGGATGACCAACTTCCCGTCAACTCGTGGTGAGGCTTTCGCCAAGGACTTCATGCAGGCTTACCTGACATCAGGAGACGAGTTAGCCACCAAGGCACTAGGATACTTCTACTCAGGAACCATGGAGGGTGAGGGGTCACCAGACTCTCTGCAGGTCTCATCAGGGTACAAGCAGCGAGTACTTTTCGGTCCAACTGTCTACTCCGCTAAGTCTGCCAGTGATACTGTTGGTGTGTATACTGTTGGTGCACTTGTTCAGGCTTCTGCTGGAGATGGTAGTACACCACAGCCTGACGCCTCTGGTAAGACTGGTACTGAGCCAACCTGGCAGTTCTATAACGTCAGTGTCTACTATGATGCAAAGACTGACAGGATGTACATTACTCCTGAGTCTCCTGCTGTTGTCCCAGTATCAAGTGTCGGAAACTCTAAGGACACACCTACTGCTCGTCAACTTGGTACAGGTGAGTCTGACTCATCTTTGAAGAGCGAGACAAAGTCCACTGTTCTCGGTTTCATGAGTGCCTATGCTGAGGCCACACCGCAGAACCACAGTGCTCTTGACCAGTATGTCGTCAATGGAGCCAAGAACTCTTTGAAGACTGGTCTTGGTGGTGAATTCACCTTCAACGGTGGTGTAGACAATGCTGTAGAGTATGAGGTCTATCCAACAGACAACAAGAACATTGTCAAGGTGAAGGTTGTTGTTAGTTGGCGTCGTGCTATTGGAACATCAGGAAACACCATGAATCAGACATCAACATATGTCTTGACTCTTGACAATTCCTCTGGAAAGTGGTTGGCGACAAAGTTCGCACCATTCCTTTACGAACCAGACCCGAATGAGATTGCTGCCGATCAGACTGACACAAGTAATAGTGGACAGAAATAATTATGCATTTCGTTGAAAAATCTATGATATTTTGCAACGATCTCAAATACACGCCGGTTAGATACGAGATTAAGAAACTAGTTGACCACAGTCAAAAAGAGACTTTGGAGTAGGTAATCATGATTACATCAATTTTTTCAAGCCTTGCAGGATTTGGAGTTCTTGCATCAGGAATTAATATTGACTCTATTCTGAACAGTTGGATCACTCCTGTTCTTATTGGAGTAGTTGGACTCGCTGTTATCCCTCTTGTCTGGAAGAAAGAGGTTCGTGGTATGGCGATCTTCGCATTGGTCGTCATCATGGGATTCGCTCTTGCTCTGGGCGCTAAGCAGCTGTTTGGTAGCAAGGACGCGACTGTCACACGAAGCGTTATCAACCAGACTGAACAACTTGTCAATGTTGTTACTCCAGTACAGCAGAATGACATTATCTCTATTGAGTAAGAGATAGAGATAATAACCACCACAACAACACCTCTGATTGAAAAATGTCAGGGGTGTTGTTCTATTGTATACGTATTTAGTAAGCGCTTACACGTTTGATATTTTTGAACCGGATAGCACACTTTTTAAGGAAATGTAATGGCTGTATCAAAAAAGAGGTTAGACATCTCTGCAAAGGCAGTGATTGACAACATCGTCTTCTCTAAGAAAGAGTCCTGGGCGTACTATCGAATCTCTACCCAGGTTTTTGACTTCCTGTCTCACAACCAGAAGGTGAGTGCAGCGGTCAATCTTACTGGAGCGTTCTCCAGTCTTATGGGTACCAGACAGGAGCCTATTGAGGGGCACATCATCGTGACCTATGTTCCACTGGATGTTGACGCCTGGGAGGAACAGGTCAGAAACTCACGAGACGACTACCCCAAGGGTGCTGGTTTTGAGCAGTACATGAAGCAGATGAGAAATTTTCTCAAAAAGCATGAGTTCACTAAGAAGGTGTGCTACTTCGGTGTAATGCTAGGTAAACGCGGTGCACTTGACCTGTCAACAATGAACGTCTTTGAGACAGGCTTCAAGGGCGCCGCTGTCACGTTGAAGGACTGGGCCGACCGTATTGCTCATCCACTTGGTTCAGATGTTGACGCCATTGAGGAGCAGACTTTCAGACGCAAGGAGCAGGAGTACTTCACCATTCTCTCAAACGGGAACATGAGGGCAGTCAGGTGTACCAGTGAGGAACTTCTTCTTCTCATCAAGCGTATGTTCTGGCCGAGAATGCCTGCGCCGTACCTAGACATTGATCCTGAGGCACGGTTTGGTCCAGGAGACATTGACCGTGAGGCGTTTGGTGTCGTCAAACACAAGTACCGCTGGTTGAAGTTCAGTCAGATGTACGGATCAGAGGAGATTGACGGATACCGAGCAACAATCTCGTTCATCAAGTTCCCAAGAAACTCAAACTTCCCTAACGAGTGGTATCCGTTCTTGTATCTGCCTGACCAGATGTCTCTGCCGTTCACTATGTACTCACGTTTTACCCTGTACCCGAACGCCAAGATGAAGGCAGACGTCGAGACGAAGCGTAAACTCACCAAGGACGAGTTGAAGAACATTGCTGCTGGTACGGACGCTTTTGACTCAGCAATGGGTAGCACTCCTGGTGGTGTGAACCAGACGCTGGAGGATCTTGAGACAATCACCAACATTCTTGAAGAGGACAAGGCCCCATGGTTCAAGGCCACCTATCATCTTGTGGTCGAGACAGCTACTGAGAAGCAACTCAGGGACATCTGCTCACAGATCAAGCAGACGTATGACTCAACGATGGGTGTGACTGTTCAGTGGACTGCTGGCGATCAAATGGACCTCTTCTTAGAGCAGATGCCTGGTGACTACAAGCGTGTGAAGTCTTTTGAGCAGATTACCAATCTTGCCATGCTGACGACATCAGGGTTCAACTACTCCTCTGACGTTGGTGACAGGATTTACCGTACTGATGCTGAGTAGTTTACAGATTGATGAAGACTGGAGAAAGTAATGGCTGGTAGAGGAAAATCTCGTTCAGGCCGTGGTCGCCGTCGTGGCGGATCAGGTGGATTTGGCGGCCTGATGATGTCATGTCTCGCCCTGATTGTCTTCCTTGGTGCAGGGTACGGTATTGTCAAGGGTAATGACATCCACTCTGTTAAGGATGGTTTGGAATACCTCAGGTCAATGGGGCAAACAGCCAGTAAGAAGACGAATGACTGTATTGCTGGTGAGAACTGTGACGTGAGTTCCAGCAGTCAGGGTTCTTATCCAGGGAGCGGATCTGGTTCTAGTGGTAACGGATCCTCAGGTGGTGGATCTGCTGCTGCTCTGCCTGAGGGATTCTCCGCCCTGTCAAAGAGTGATGCTCAGGGTGCTCTCGGAGGCGTCAAGATTGCTGACTCTGGTAAGGTGTCATACAAGCGTTCAGAGTGGAAGCACTGGATCGACATCAACGGAGCCTGCAACACTCGTGAGACAGTTCTTATCAAACAGGGTAAGGATGTCAAGACAGACCCTAAGACGTGTCGAGTGATTAGCGGTACATGGACAGATCCGTACAGTGGACAGACTATCACCGATCCAAAGAAGATTGACATTGACCATGTTGCTCCACTTGGTTATGTGGCACGAAACGGTGGACAGAACTGGAGTGCTGAGAGAAAGCAGCAGTACGCTAACGATGTTGACACTGTTTTGCTGGCTGTTTCAGCCTCGGAGAACCGCTCGAAGAGTGACAAGGGTCCAAGTGAGTACATGCCTCCAAACAAGGCTTACACGTGTGACTACTCCAAGAAGTGGGTTGACATCCTGAGTAAGTACAACGACATGTCAATTCCACAGAAGGATAAGGACGCTCTTGATGCTGGACTGAAGAAGTGCAGTAACTGAGTGATAGATCTTTACTGAAAGCAATAAATATACACTTTTAGCCAAAGAAGGTAGATGAAGATATGAGTGAGTCCTCCAGGCGTGCCAGGATAGCGACAGACTTCGCCAAGCATCAGAAGGCAGTAAGTGAGAGCGGTTATGAGGTTGGCGCCTCCAAGATGAGTGTTGAGGACAAGTTGCGTGTCCTTGAGGAGATGAACCGTCCGGATCTCATTGAGTTGTTCAAGGAGTGGAAGCCACGTGTGTCCAAGAGGCGTCGTCGTGGTGCTCCGCTGGATCAGAGAGTCAGTATCAGGGTGACTGAGCAGGAGCGTGCCAGTCTTGATGCTGAGGTGAGATCCATCAAGAAGGCTGGTGAGAACATCTCCATGTCTCAGTTCATCAGGAACCGTGCCATTGGTTCTGTTGACATTCAGGGCTGGCGCGCTATTGCTGAACGTGCTCTTGAAGAGATTGAGGACACGGTAAAGAATCAGAAGATGCTTAGGAAGAAGCGTTCTGCTCTCACTTTGGAGGCTGATAACGAGGATGACAACTCAACTGCGGCCTACCTGATGGCACAGGTTGATGACATCACCAGACGACTTGACAAGATTGTCGCCAAGACACAGAGCCGTAAGAACACTCTGAATGGGCGTATGTCAATGCCTGAGTCTGAGCAGGTGAAGTGGCGGGCGCAGCGTCTCTGTATCTCAGCGTCGGACTACCTGAGGATGATGATCTTCGGACTGGAACCGGACAGTATCGCTGACAGTCACATGAGTCTTGACGCCAAGCGTCGTTTCTATATCTCCATCATTGAGGTGTCAAACAACGGCTGGGGCAACCCACCAAACATCTACCACTGCTCACAGTGTGAGAACTACATGGACGAGATTCGTAGACTGAGAAGCGAGAACGAGCAACTTCGTGCATTCTCATAACAAGTAAGTCAATTTCTACTTTGAATACAAAAACAACTGAATAAGAAATAACACGAAAACCAGACTTAACAAAAATGTTGGTCTGGTTTTCGTTGTGATATTGCCAAAGTATATGTTGTGGTGTATTTTTGCACAAGGAGACATGTTCGGTAATGAAGAGATTTTTTAAGTCATTCAAGAGCGACAGAGGGGATTCCCTGGTGTCGTTCATTATTGTCGTTCCTGTTCTCCTGATGATTCTTATTACCAGTGTTGACTACGGTATCTTTATGTTGAACCGTGGTCAGATTCAGGCCGTTGCCAGAGACGCTGCAAGAACTGTCGCCATCTATGGTGGTAACGGTGACGCCAGTAAGGCAACTCCGATTGAGAACGCTTATGGTGTGCCACGAGGACTGGTGTGCTCCAGCGTCAGTGGATGGGGGGTTGACGCCAGTACCAGCAGTGCCGTTGAGTGCAACACTGCTAAGGCTCTCCAGCAGCAGAGAGGACTGGTCAACGTCAAGGTGAAGAAGATTGAGTGCACACCTCGTGTGGCGACCAGCATTGGAGAACGTGTGTCCTGTGACATCTCTTGGGAGTATGGTGGCGTGGCTGGTTCGTTCCTGTCGTTCATTGACTATGGTGGTGTTAAGCACGCTGTAGGAACATCTGAGTCTGAGGTTCGCTACAACGGCGCTGTTGATCTGGTCAATCGCCAGGAGGTCGGCCACTGATGAGGACAATCAACAGGATACTGAAGAAACTCAGATCAGATGATGGTGACGGTGTTCTGGTTCTGACCATCATCTACATTCCTCTGGCGGTCATTCTTCTTGGTCTTGTCATCAATGTAGGACACGTTGTCACCAACAGAGCAGAGTACTCGGCAATGGCTCAGACCTCTGCTGAGACCGCAGTCAAGCACATCAACGCCAAAGGAAGCCTGACTAAGACCTCTGTGGACGCCTTTGTCAAGGAGTACCAGCACCAGTTGACCAAGGACTCATCAGCGTGGATCTCTGACTCATGCAGCACCATGGAGGTTAACGGAGTCAAGAGGCAGTTGCCGTACTTTGAGGTCAGGCTAGGAACACAGAGAGGTCAGAACAAGGAGGCCAAGAGCGAGGTCTTCCGTATCGGACCTGACGGAAGAATCCCAGATGTTGAACTTGATAGCAAGGCAACATATAGGGTTATCAGCGCTGATGTCTACACCTCAACCCAGTCACTGTTTGGTGGATTTGGCTTGCAGACATGTCAGTTGCATCACTCGCCTGTCAGTGCTATCGCCTTTGGTAGCAACAGGGACCTGGGACACAGGCGATGACTCAAAAATAGTTTTTTCTTGAACAAATCAGTCAGAGATCTTGAATGCAGATCTCTGACTGATTTTGTTTTTGTAGGTTTGTGACGCCAGTTTGCCCATTCTGTTTCAGTCACTCTGGAGGTGCTGATAATTATTGTTAAGATAGATGACAGGTGCTTCTCAAAAGGCATCTGGTACTATTAGAGAATCATTTCGACAGGATGGAAGCGATGGTGCTGGAACTCCATGAGCACGCTTCCAGTTTCGAGATAGGACAAGAGAATGACCACTACTGCTACCGAGAGCAAGTCACTTACCGAAGCGCTTCGTGGAAAGGTGGTGGTTGTTGACACGTCCTCCTTGTTGATGGTGGGGACTGGATTGCTCTCAGTTCTTGAGGAATGTGAGATTGTTGTGCCAGCAGTTGTCGTCAGAGAACTGGAGGACAAAAGGTCGCATCCGACAATAGGGTTCCTGTCCCGACAGTGGATCCGTCTGCTGGAGGAGATTCGTGCAAGCCGTGGTATTGGTCTTGCTCATGGTGTGAGGATTGATGAGGGCGAGAACATTACTGTTCGAGTCGAGCCCAACCACCGCAACCAGGCATCACTTCCTGAGCACCTTCAGGATGGCAGTCATGACAGCACTGTTCTTGCAGTGGCGAAGAACCTTATGAAGGACGGTAAGGATGTTGTGCTGCTGTCGAACGACACTCCTATGCGGCTGCACTCAACACTGGATCTGGACATCCCAGCATTTGAGTTCAATGCGATGCAGGTGATTGGCGCTCGTCCGTTTGATGGTAGGTACGTCGTCACCTTATCCCAGGAGGAGTGCTCCAATAAGGGCATTTATGGTGATCCTGAGGACCTGTACAAGATTGAGGACTATATTCTTGACTCTCTTCCTGAGGACAGGTCTGAGAACGCATATGTGGCTGTAGTGATGGAGGGTGACACTAGACACCTGTACGACCTTCTGGTTATTGGTGATGAGATTGTCCCAGTGAACCACAAGGTAAAGGCGTCTGGTATCACTGGTAAGACGACAGAGCAGGATGTTGCCATGTCGTGGTTGCGTACACCTGCTGACGTTATTCCGATTGTCTCGCTCGGTGGTTCCGCTGGTACAGGTAAGACGCTGGTGACCATGGCCGTCGCCTTTGAGGAGTTGAAGCGTAAGAGTTATGACAAGATCATGGTCTTCCGTTCACTTCACGAACTTGGTCAGGGGCAGGAGATCGGGTTCCTTCCAGGTGATGTGAATGACAAGATGGCAGCATGGTCTGGTGCTGTGTTTGACGCTATTGACGTTATCGCTTCCAAGAGCCGTAAGGCTAAGAGTGAGACCTCCCGTGACGCTGAGGTGAAGAGGCTCCGAGAGATGGTTGAGATTGCTCCCATCACTTTCCTTCGTGGTCGTTCGCTGGCTAACACGTTCATTATTCTTGAAGAGGCTCAGAACTTTTCCAGGAGTGAGATTCTTAACATTCTGTCGCGTGCTGGTGTTGGTTCCAAGATTGTTCTCACGTTTGATGCTGCTCAGGTTGACAACCGTTTTCTGCAGTCGGGTAAGAATGCTGACATCTGGAGTGTTGTGGACTCGTTGAAGGATTCTGAGTTGTTCGCTCATGTGACGTTGCAGAAGACAGAGAGATCGCAGGTTGCTGAACCTGCTTCTGGTTTGCTGGAGAATCAGCGATAGAATAACTCGATGTTTTTGCTTTGAGAATAGATAAATAGCGTCAGAGCAAAATCCAGAGCGGTCGATATTTTTCGGGATATTGGCCGCTCTGTTTCTATACCTGAAAGCAGTAATGTGTTTCAGGTGTTTTTATGAAGCAGCCTTGAATGTATTTTCTGAATTGTCGTCGTTCTTTTTATAGAGGTTGTCTGATGAGTGAAAGAGCAGGGTCCTTCTACGTCGATCTCGAAAGCGACGACGAAAAAGACTCAGTTGTCACCAGACCTGTGTCAAAAATCATTACGTCAGTGATGACTGGTCTGCTTTCACTGCTGATTCTTGCTGTTGCTGTATTCCCTGCTGCGCTGTCACCAAGAGTCAGTGAGCACGCTGTTGGTACCAGAGTAGATGCTGGAACACTTGGTTTCGCTTGCAGTCAGTTAATGGGTGCAAACATGGACTCACAGGCGTCATGGTACAACGCCTTGAAGTCTTACCCTGTCTCAGACAAGCAAGGTAGACGGCTGACGATGCAGGAGGCTCTGCAGAACGGTTTGTTCTTTGTGAACTACCATGGTGAGGGTAAAGGTGAACTCTTCGTCAGAGACAAGGAAAGTGACCTCTACAAGGAGCACAGCAAGACTGACGTCAAGACCCTTGAAGGCAAGCGCAACCTCAACAACTGCACTCTGAACGGGCTTGGAATCATCTCAGCAAACGGTCTGCTCGGTATCGCTAACGGTATCTCTGGTATCACACAGTACATCGTTCAGCACTCTTTCGACGCTGACCTTATCTGCACTGATGTCAAGAATCCTACAGATGACTGCTTCAACCTGCTGAAGATCATTGGCGGAAACGGTACCCCTAGCGCCACTCAGGTCGCCAATGGTAACTCAAACGGTGGAATCATTGGTGTCCTGACAAGCAGCATCTACATGACACTGGTCTCACTGGTATTCATCTTCGTTGCCATCACCTTCATGTGGAAGGGTCTTGTCAACAAGCATTTCAGAGAAGCCTTCGCTGGTTTGGGATGGGCGCTCATATCATACTTCGTTGGATTTATGCTTCTCCTGCATCCAGCCCTTCTGGCACAGGCGCCTCTTGCTGCTTCAAGCACAGTGGCGACATGTGTTATTGGAGCATTCAGCGGACAAAACTGCATGAACGACAGTGACACGAACTCAGATCTTGCTGAGGGCGAGGAGTCGTCATCTGCTATCTGTAAGTCCAGTGTTGCTGATGCTTCTCCGTCTGAGCACATGGAGATGGTTGCTGGTGGTCTTACCTGCAAGATCTGGAAGTCATTCATCCTGAACATGTACTCTCAGGGGTCATTCGGTACCAGTTTTGACAACCTGGACACCATGAGCACTGACAGACCAACCAACAAGATCCTGACTGACGCTGGTCTAAACCCTGAGGACTACTGTGTGAACTTGTACACAGATGGAAGCATTGACGGACAGAAGAACGGCACCCTGAAGACTGTCGAAAAGGGCACGTCCAACCGAGTCTGCAACCTGGCAGCATACCAGATGTACCTGGAGACAAAGGTCCAGTCAGGAGATGACACACTGCCAGAGAACGGTAAGGCAGATGTCAGGTGGTACAAGGTCATTGATGCCGCTGCGGCCAACAACGGGTTCTGGGACAACTGGGGTGGATCCTTTGCCTCAACGAACTCCAAGAACGGTATTGCTCTCATGGCAATCATCGTCACAGTTCTTGGAAGCCTCATTCTGGTCATCACCTCACTGTACGCCAACGTCTACTACATCTCGTCGGCTGTACTGACATCCTTCGCCCCAATCTTCCTGCTTATTGGTGTTGTTCCAGGACGTGGACGCAGAATCATGCTTGGATGGCTGGAGAAGGTCGTATCCAACGTCATGAAGTACATCGCTTCAGCGGCGTTCCTGGTGGTCACTATCGCCATCTATGGTGCCATTTTGGAGAGCATGGGCAGTATCGGTATGACGTTGCTGTTCACTATTCTGATGACCATGGCACTGTTCATGTACAGGCGTGAGATCATCGATCTTATTGGTCGTGCAAACCTTGGTGGAGAGCAGTTGTCTTCACGTATGACTGACAGGCTCGGGAACACCATGCACAATGGCCTGAGAGGCACTAGAGACGTCGCTGCTGCTATGGCTGGTGGTGCTCTTGGAGCCAAACTCGCTGGTGGAACACTGCGCTCTGGTGGAGCAGATGCTGTCAGCCGTGAACTCAAGCGCTCTCGTGGCTTTGTTGGAAACATTGCTCGCCAGGTTGACCGTGAGAACATCGCTAACCGTGGCAAGTTGAAGAACAAGGAGTCTGAGGCCAGGAACCAGGCTACTGAGGCCAAGAGGACAGCCAGCAACTACGAGACTGCTGGAAAGAGAGCCCAGACTGAGTTTGACAACCTGGACAAGGAGCAGACAGGTTTGCTGAAGGAGTCTTCAGAGATTGAGGGTCGTCGTCGTCGTATGACTCACTCTGATGTCGTAGCTCAGGAGGACATGCTCACTGAGGCCAAGTTGGCTGAGCAGAAAATCAGGAGAATGCCTGACGCTACACCTGAGCAGATTGAGTCTGCTGTTGCCCGTAAGGAGCAGATGGCTAACTACGTCAGGTTTGGTCGCCTTACACTCCAGATTGAGCAACTTGACAAGCAGTTGGCCCAGACCTCTGATCCTGACGAGAGGATGGAGATTCAGAGTCGTATCAACGCTCTTGACATTGATCGTGGACAGACCTGGGAGGTCTTCAACGACATGGACGGTCGCACCTTTGACGAGATCGACCAGGAGGTCGCTGAGAGGGCTGAGAAGATTCAGAAGAGGACCAGGTATACGGCTCAGGACGAGCAGAGGCTGCAGGAGATTGGTAGCAGGATGGAGGAGATTACTCCTGCTATGGCTGAGGCTATCTCTGAGCGCGAGTGGGCTTATGAGCAGGCTGCCGAGAAGCAGAAGGCCGCCGCTGACGCTGACATGCGTGCCCGTATGTATGGCGAGGCCAACGACAAGAACGCTGTGTCCACAGGACGTGTCATCACAGCCAGAAAGGTCACAAAGGTTGACAAGCAGGTCTCCAAGGCTCGCAAGGACAAGGGTTTTGTGTCATCTGAGACAGCCAAGAAGGACTTTGAGGCTGAGAAGAAGAAGAACCGTGACGCAAGCAGCAAGTTGTCACCAGACACAAAGATCTATGGTGACGCGGGAACAGAGTTGGATGGCGCTGCGGATTACGACATCCATGGCAACACGGAGTACAAGTCACCTCAGGAAAGAAAGAGGGAGGCTGAGAGGCTGCACAGGCAGAACAAGCGTCGCAATGTTGAAAGAAGAAGGAAGGTGAAGGCAAGAGAGTCAGCACCAACTCCTCCTGAACCGTCATCATGGAACTCCAGAGCAACTGACAACGAGGATGAAAAAGATGTGTTCAGGATCTCTATGTCTGGAAATTGGGATGATGACGACACAGACACACAGGTAATAGAGGACACTCCAAAACCTCCTGTTGTGGCACCAGAGTCCAAGCCAGTTCCATCAAGGAAGTCTCTGAGGGACAAGCAGAAGAGTGATGACAAGCCTGCTGGTGTCAGCAGACGTGGATTCCTTTCATCTCTTGGCGCTCACAGAGAAGCATCCAGAGTCGAGAACAAAGGTGATGACAAGGGTAAGCCAAAGGCAGATGAGTAAAAGTTCTCCTTCTGATAATTAACAAGAATCAATTACTGTAAGTTTTCTGAGAGGTAAGTCATGAGCGATTCCAGGTTCCCAGCCAGAAGCGAGGTCGGGAAACCCAAGTATGAGGCTATCCAGGTTGCTGCTGGATCCAGTGACGATCCTCTGCAGAAACAAGGTGCGAGCACGTCAGCACAAGATGAAGATGTTGCTGGGGCAGATGGTGGCGATACTCAGGTTCAGGATGTCTCTGGTGATGGTGAACCTGATGTGTCTCTTCCAGACATGGATGCAGCACCTGATGAAGGTGAAGAAGTTCATGGTGGTGGTGATGCTGACAGTCAGAAAAAGAATCCTGAACAGGAAGGTAATGCTGACACAGACAATCCTGAGGAGCCAGCAAACAGAGATCTCAATCCAGAAAACCCGCCAGAAGATGCTCTAAAATCCGGCTCAAAGGGCGATCCTGCTGGTAAGGACAACAAAGACCCTGGGCCTGATGCTGATGGTTCTGGTAACGAGAACAAAGAACCGGATAAGACTCCAGCGGATGATGACATTCCTAATCGTAATCTGGATATGAAGCCATTCAATCCAGGTGCTGCTACTGCTCCAAATCCTCAGGACAGCAATGAGACTGCTGCTGGCTCCAACAAGAAAGGAGCAGGTGAGGGCGAGGACAAGTCGGATAAGGACAAGAAGAAAGAATCTTCAGGCAGTGACGACAAGGATGACAGTTCGTCATCTGATGACAAGAAGTCAGATTCCGGTGATGACTCTAAGGGTTCTAAAAACCCAGCAAGTGCACTGAAGTCAAAGGCTGCTGGCGCTGCCAAGAATGCTGCCAAGGGCATTGTTCCAGACGGTATGGCTGACACCGCCATGAAGGTCTCCAACGCCTTCCACAAGGCCCAGGCAGTAGTTCAAGGTATTGCCGCTTCTGCTAAGAGCGCTGTCGCTGTCATGGCTAACCCGACGTCATGGGTGGTTACTGCGATTGTTGTCTGTCTGGCTGTCGCTGGACTGCTTGTCAACAGCACTATCACTGTGGTTGGTCGAAACGAGAACGCTGATGGGTGCTTCGGTATTGGTGGAGACAGCGGTGCTGCATCATCATTCGGTAACTTCTCAAACAGTGATGACGGTGACTGGACTCAACGAGGTAACGAGGCCGGTTCATGGTTAATGAGCCAGAAGTTCGACTTCCTTGGTGGCAAGGGTATGAGCAGGGAGCAGGCTGCTGGTATTCTTGGTAACTTCATTCAGGAGTCCAGTATCACATACGCCAAGGCTGAGATGAAAGGTCCAAACGCTGACGGCCACCTGGGTCACATGTCTAATGCAGAGGCAGATGCCTTCACTAAGAACTACGCTCCGGCTGGTCTTGGTCTTGCTCAGTGGACATGGAATCCAGGTCGTGCTAAGACTCTTCTTGATCTGGCAGCATCCATGGGTAAGAACTGGTATGACGCTGAGGTCCAACTGACTATGATTAAGAATGAGTTGGACTCGACATATGGTCAGCGTCTTCTGGCTCAGGGTTTCAATGACCAGGGCAAGAGCGAGAAGGAACTGGCTCTCATCTTCCATGAGGTCTATGAGGGTAGTGCTGATGGTGCTGCTGGACTGAGAGAGAGGCAGGACTCTGCTACAGAGTTTCTGAGCAAGTTCACAGGAGCCTCTGGTGTCTCTTCTGGTAGTGGTTCTGGAGGTAGTTGCACCAAGGGTGGAGGTGCTTCTGGTGGGTCTTCAAACGTTGTGCAGTTCGCCATCTCTATCGCCTACCCGACTAAGGAGGAGAGCAAGTGCCCAGAGCCTAACGGATACTCTTGTGCTCCGCAGGCTTACAAGGACGCAAAGCACAAGATGGAGGCGGAGACAGGTGCTGACCCACTGAATCTTTGGGCTGACTGTGGTCGTTTCGCTGCAACTGTTGTCAAGAACACTGTTGATCCAGAGTTCCCTTGGGGTCCAACAGGAACTCAGTACGAGTACATGTCATCTCACCCTGACAAGTGGCAGATGTACACTGACTATAACCAGCGTCAGCCAGGAGACATCTTCATCACCAAGCCAGAATATGTAGGACACATCTTTGTCTACCTCGGTAATGTTGATGGTGTTGACAAAATTGCCGAGGCTTCCATGGAGGAACGTGTTGGTGGTGTTGGTCAGTTCTACCTGAACCAGTCGTTCACTGAGGACTACACTGTTGGTGGTGCACACAGACAGTTCGTTGGATTCCACTACGTAGGAAGCGGAGGAGCCAAGAAGTAGTCATCTTAACTGACTCAATGTGCTCACATCTTGTTTCATCATGTGATATGATAATGAAGATGCAAGATGTGAGCACATTTTCACATCATGGTTGGTTTTCAGTCAACAGGGAGATGAAGTGGCATTTCTTAGTTTTAAGAGCAAGAAAAAGAAGGATGATGGCTCACAGAGCAAGAGCAATGTTGCTGTAACTGTCGTTCTTGCTGTTGTTGTGGGTCTGGTCGTCGCTCTTGGTGGGTATGTTGGCCTGCAGTATCTTGATGACAAGCAGGAGAGCGACAAGAATCCCGCAAATGTTGCTGTCTCTGACGCTGATCGCTCCAAGGCTCTCTCTGTTGCTGAACTCTACATGGGTAAGGTTGGCAACTTCGGAGTAGTCTCTGGAACTGTTGACCAACAGGGAGACAACGTGATCACAGTCTCCAACACTGTTTCCTACGACCCTGAGAAGTACCCCTCGTTGTTCGTCACTCGACAGATGGCTTACAGAAACGCTCTCCCGTATGTGGCAAAAGGATCGCCAGCATACTTTGACGGAACCGTTACCTCAAAGTGGTCTAACGAGTCTGACCTGTCGATGCTGATGGGTTTTGAGATGAAGAACCTGGATCTTCAGGCTGACAAGAAAGCATCCTATGTTACTTTTGATGGTAAACAGGTTATGAGAATGAAGGTTAGAGGTAAGTTCTCCTCGCATGTCTCCATCAGGGTACAGAACGGAAATGACGAGAAGTGGGACGGTACCTACACTGTTCAGTCTCGCGGATTCTCTGACGAGCCTGTTGAGTTGACGATGGTGAACATCAACAATGAGTGGAAGGTGTACTCTGTTGACAAGGTGACCAAGCCTTTCATTCTGGCTAACTGGAACAAGCCGATTCAGCAGGGCTACGATCTAAGGGGATTTGAGGTCACTTCAACGATTCAGACATCTCGTGGCATTGGCTCTAACGGCAAGCCAAACGCCAACTCCTCGTTGACACCAGAGCAGGCACAGGCACTTACTCAGGGTCAGAATCCGCAACCTTCTGCGACACCAGCACCGACACCAACCAGTAAGTGAAAGACAAAAATACTTTATAGAGGGCGTTTTGGTTATATAACTACAGAACCAAAACGCCCTCTATAGTTAAGATTCAAGATCAAGAACAGACCAGACAGAAAAAGACCAGGCGGTTGTCAGCAATGGGTAAGCACTCACTAGAAGAGAACAATGTTAATGTAGATGCAGAACTTGACGCCATTATCAACAACACTGAGTCCAATGGCGATAACGAGTTGACTGAATCAGAGAAGGATGAGAAGTCTACATCTGTTGATTTTTCTGATCCTGCTGAGATAGAAGCCGAGTTGGAGATTATTAATGACATTCAGTCTGCCAACCCTGACAATAATCATATCTCTGATGAAGAGGATGAAGAAAACGTCACCTCTGATGAGACAGATGATGACAGTAATGATGTTTTGAATGAGAGCCAAGAATTCGTTGACTCCTACTTCGCTGAGGATGAGGCGTTCCTGGCTGGCGATGATCGTGTTCTTGATGAGAGTCAGAAAGACGGAGTTGTTCTACAGAGTGACAATGTTATTCGCTGGCGGGTTGACAACCTGTACACCAAGAACGGAAACTTCAAGCACTATGGCATGGTGAGAGCAAATCCTCCTGTGCTGACGATTGAAAGCAGTGACAATAATGAGGTCAGTTTTGTCCTGAGTCGTGAGTTCGCTTCTCAGATGGAGTCTGTCATGAAGGATGTTCGTCGAGCGTATGCTGGAGATCCTTTCCTTCCTTCACCTCCTCCAACCAGGAAGATGAGTGACGGGGACAGAGCAAACAAGAAGTCGTGGTGGAGCCGAGCCAAGACTTGGGCCAGTGAGCACAAGATTAAGGCTGGATTCCTCATCGTCATTGGTGGTTATCTCGCTTTGGCTGTATCATATGCATTTTTGCAGGTTATCATTGCCACTATCTTTTGATATTCCGCCAAGTTAGTAATCACCTTAAGACGGGACAATACTGTGGCATTAAATAGTGGTAGCAGCACAAATGATGCAGACAAGAAGAGAAAGGTTCGTGTATCAAATTCAGCCTTTTCTAGACTGGTTTTCAATACGGCTGTTAGATGGATCGGAATGACTTTCGCTGCTCTGGCTGTGGTTTACCTGTGTTTTGCTGTCACTCTCCTTCGTGTTGTCCTTATTGGTGACGGATCACTTGTTCCAGTGAAGAATCCTACCTTTGTTGGTAGTGTTGTTCCATCTGGATCCAGAGTTGTTGTTGACCCTTCTCGTCCTCATGATGGTGGAATCATTGACCACATGAGACAGGCGTTCCTTCCGTCTAGAAAGGCTAGTGTTGTTGATGTTCTTGCTGGGCCGTATGGACGACTCTCTTGGGCTGAGCCTATTCTCACAGTTGATGGCAAGGCTGTTTCCAGTAACGTTTCAAGCAGTCAGTACAGTGCTATCACCAAGGACAGAGAGAGCCAGTTCCTCCAGAATGAGTATGTTGTCAAGTGTGTCAAAGGTGACTGTGCTCCAGGCAAGGTTTTTATTGTCTCGTCAAACTCTGTAACAGGTGAGTTGCTGATTGGACAGAACGACAACTAACACGTCAGGCAATGTGCAGTGCAGCACCCACACTTATCCTGCTTTTTATTCTGTTCTGTTATTAATGAGTGTTTTTGATTCTGGAGGTAGTCGTGCCATTTGATGAACTTGTGAGAACCAGACGCATGGAGGATCCTGACGAGCGTGAGGTGCAGGACATTAAGAAGTCCAGTAAGAAGTATCGTAGTCATGTCAGAAGGAAGTCCATCTCAACGAACTCTGCTGCGGGGATTTTGTTTGTCCTGAAACTTGTTGCTGCTGTTGTTCTTGTGGCTCTGTGTTCTGTTGCTGTTCTTTTTGGTATTAAGACATACACTGGATCTGACAGCATCATTCCATCTGTGTCACACACAAACATCTCATCAACACCATTACGTACTAGTTATGTTCGGTAAGATATAGGCAAAACGATTGATTGTGTTTTGTCAGAGTATGTGTGGTTCAGAGGTGGTCTGGTTTTGGGTAGAGGTATAGATTTAGTTGTCTCTCTCAGAGAAGGTAGTGGAGACAAGACAGCGTTGTCTAAGTCTCTCTGTGACCGACTGCTCAGTGAGAAGGATAAGGGTCTAGCAACCTCGTTGTCGCTGTCTGTACTCAGGTCTGCGCAAGTCAAGGAACCATCATTGAAGACTATCATGGATGGTGGGGACTTCATGACAAGGGTGTCTGTCCACGATCTTAGAGATGACACGAATACTGTGAAAGACGGTTCTGATATGACATGTTTTGTGTCACTAGGAGTGTCCTTTATCCAGGACTACAAGAGTTATGACAAGACTCTTGATAATCGGATTGCACGCGCAGTAGTTGAGTCAGTGAATGACTACAATCTTGATCTTGTTGTTACTGATGTCACTGTCAATAAGACTCAGTACGTCAATGGAGTAGAAGCAGAAGAAATCAGCCTTGATGAGATTGAGGGGCGAGTATCTGAAGAACCGTCTGAATCTTGCTGAGAACAACTATAGAATTCTATACTAAGAGGTGATTTCGTATGAATGAAACCACTCATGACAACACAGAAGACATGTTGAGCGACACGGACTCGGCTGGTGACTCCTCACCAAAGAGAGTCATTCCTGTTTCAGACATAGATGACTTCGAGCCACCGGTGCTGGTTTACCCTAATGGGTGTACCAGAGCCGATTACAGGGCTATAGGGCACCTTAGAAGAGAGTTGACCAGCACAGGTGTTATTCCTCGACAAAAGAGCCTTAAAGGGGCTACAAAGCAGTCTATGGACAGGCTGGTGCAGATCATTCTTGAAGCAAACGCTGATGCTCGTTCCGAGAAGGACTTCAACTCCGAGCAGTATGACGCAAGCGCTGAGGACGCATTGTACGAGATGGATGATGAATCCAGATCTGATGAGCACAGAAATCCGCTAGTTGATGTGTACGATGAGAACTGGTGAGGGCAGCGTCATTTGATGCACTAACGCCTTGTGTATATTGCTTGTCGTTATATACAAGAATACGACCTCATGAACTATTAAACTATGGTATCATTGTGAGGTTCCCTCAGTATGACGACTTGACATGTGAACTCTATCTCATGTAGAGTACTATCTCGATGAGGCGGGGAGCAGACACCTGTCAAGGGTGCTCGTCACATCACAGTCATCAAGAGGCGCACACCTGTGTGACAGGCATAAAACGTTGCTATTTCAACGAATATTAAGAGGCCATACCTGCCTTGCCCGTCACTGATATTGAGCAGGCGCCTTCACTGGCGACGCCTAGAACAAACAGGGATTTTACAAAGACAAAGCAGGTAGGTATGGCGAAATACAGTGTTGATCGTGCGAACTTCCTCACCAAGGAACAGGAACTCGAACTCGGTGCTCTTGTACAGGAGATGCAGAAGGCAAAGAGTACTCTGTCAGCAGAAGAGAACCTGGCAGATGACAAGAAGGCTCAGTTGAGAATCACCATCAGTAAGGGTGAGGAAGCGGTTGAGAAGATGGTTGATGGCTGCATAGGTCTTGTCATCAGCCGAGCCAAGAAGTTCAAGAAGAAGTACCCATCATCCCCTGACATTGAGGACTTGATTCAAGAGGGGTGTGTTGGTCTGATGAATGGTATCCTGAAATATGACCCAAGCAGGAACAACAAGTTAAGTACTGTTGCTCACCCATGGATCGGTCAGAACATCATCCGACAGACCAACATGACAGGAAAGACCGTCAGGCTTCCAGAGAACCGTGTCAGCCAGTACACCAAGATTAACACCAAGCGTGAGGACTACGCAGAACTCGGTCTTGGGACCAAACGAGAGATTGACGAGATTATCCGCAAGGAAGAGAAACTGAGCAAGGCGGACTTTTCAGCAATCGTCAACACGGCTGCTGGTGCTGTCTCACTGAACACACACATCAAGAGCCCCAGTCTTGGCGGAAGTGATGACAAGGAACTCATTGACGTCATTGATCTCGGCCATGAGCCAGCAGTGGATCAGGTTGTCATTGAGAACGACATGAGCAGTGACATCCATGTTCGAGTCAGTGCTCTTAGCGAGATGCATCAGGACATCATCTCCAGTTCTTTCGGAATTGACAACAGAGACAACATAGATGAGGACATGAGCCCAGCAGAGATCAGGAGTAAGTGGGGTCTGTCAGTGCAGAAGTACCGCTCTGAGATGAACAAGGCGCTCAAGATTCTCAGAGAAGGCATGACAGAGGAAGGACTGACAATGCAGGACTTCATGGTGTAATTGAAACATAATCTTCAAGCACCCTCCAGTTAAATGTGCAACTGGAGGGTGCTTTTTGTTGAGCCTAGATAGATACTCAGGTGTAAAGACTTTATAAGAAAAATTCATGGAGGATGTCATGAATAATAATTGCCAGCACCTCAGCCCTAAGACAGGTAAGTGGGAGCCGTGTGTTGGACCAGAGAACTGTGACTACAGGAAGCAAGGGCTGGATGTTCCTCATGCGTACAGCCAGTCGGAGCGCGAGGCTATTGATGCTGAACGTGCAGGTGTAGGAGATGGGCTACAAGGATCTGAAAGGGATGCTGACTCCCAGAAGGTCTTTAGTACTCTTGAAAAGATGACTGAGAAAATTGATCCTGATTACATCAATGATGTCCAGTATCTAGATGGGGTTAGAGAAAAGTATGGTGTTTTGAAGCCGGAAGATGATAAATATAGGTTTATGGATGATACGCCATTTATTCCTGGTGCACGCATTCGCATATCCAGTGAGGACTATGACGAGAACTACCGCGAAGGAATGATCATAGGTCTTTCAAAAGAGAATCCTAACTTCTTTGAAGTAGTTAACGAAAAGACAGGAAATATGTTCTGGGCTAGAGCAAGGAACCACAAGGAACATGAACAGAGTGTTGAGGTGCTTGACTATCCTAACGACTATAGTGCATACATGAATCTACGTCTGTCAGTATTCAGATCTGAAGTTGGTAAAGAGACAGGTAAATTAGCAAGGAATTCAGAGGTTATTGGTAAAAATATTATTGAAGGGTCTGGCATCGATCCGTCAGGATTCAAGGTTAGTACTATGAGTGATGGTAGTACTAGAATCACTGGTCACTTTAATGAGTTTGGGACAGGATTCCAGTTTGATTTAAACAGACAAGGAGACATTGAACACTATTCAGCACCAGACGAAAGATCTGAAAAAATCAGGGACTATTTGACCAGCCATGATAGCGCTGAAACAAGGAAACTTGTTAAAGAAACCTATGATGCATCTAGAAGAAAAGATGTACTTATTAGGGAACGTTATAGCCAGATACCGATAGGAGACATTGATTCTATCTCTTTTGCATCAGCAGAGGAAAGACAGAAGCGCTTTGATACTGGCATGTCAAAGATTAAAGATAGTCGTAAAAAGTATCAGAAAGAAGTTAGAGGTAATCTTTCATCAGAACTAAAGAAGTATTATGGTGAGGATACAACTAGAATTCGTATTGGTAAGGACAAAGAGGGCATCTGGGTCAAATATGAAGACAGGTCTGTTCCTGGGGTTGTAAGAACAGGATCAGGAAGAATCAAGGATCCAAGAGTAAATGGTAAAGAAGGGGACTATTTTGAGCCCAGGAACGACAAGAACACTGGTCCATACGGTGGCCTTAGATCGTTCATCAACAATATGTCTCCAGCAGATGTGGAGGAGTTGTACGATGTGCACAGAGAGATTGACGAGGATAAGATGAGGAGTATGTTCAAGTCGTTCTAGAGTATATTTATCACACATAAGGTGGGTGCTGACAAGATAGAGGCACCCACCTTATGTGTATCTTGTGCAAGAATAACTGAGTGCTCGTGTGTGTTGTTAAGATGTTCCATGGTTCCTGATGTTTTAAGTTCTTTGTGAGGTGTGTGATGGCTAAAAGGCGAACCAAAGGTGATCCATGGGTGTACATCGGGTTTCATGTGTCCCCTGACGAGAACGTGTCGTTGGCTCTTAAAAAGGTGAATGACTCTGCAACTATGTTCTTCTCGGACAAGTTCTACAAGGTGTTCCATATTCCTGATGAGAGCGACAGGAACAGTGAGATAGTTGTTGGGTTCCGTAAGCCTGCTCTGCTGGTTGATGAGGATCAGAGAGAGTTCTTCCTGAATCTGCTGTCTGTGCTGTCCGTTTCCAGAAGTATGATGCCTCACTTCACTCAGCGTGCTGTATTGGAGGATGTTAAGTGACTATCAGTATTACATACACCAAGAATGAGTTTTTAAAACAACCTGTTGACTTCCGTATTGGTGCAATCATCAGTGACGGTATGTGGTACTCCCTTCCCAAGTGGAGGAAGATGTCTGGATGCACCGAGGATGAACTCGCTGACTGGGTTGCCGCTCATCTTGCGGACGGTAGCCTTGTTCAGGCGACGACAGGTGCCAAGTCGTTCCGGTTCCCGTTGGAGTCAGTTCTTGAGTGGTACGAGGACAGAGACCTGACATTTCCGGGACAGTTGACTGACTTCATCTTTCCTCCAAGGGTCTGGGACAACATGACTGAGACGGAGGGTTTTCTGGCTGCTCCGCTTCGTGATGTAGGTATCGTGTCATTCCGTTCTGGGGTGGAGGTTGCTGATGAGATCCGTGAGGCTCTTCTGGGCATTGCCAGAGTCTGTGAGATTGAGCCAGGACTCTGGAAGGCGTACTGCGGCTCTACAGGGTACGTGAAGGACATTGCCGACGAGATTCTGTCCAAGCACGGTCTTGCAATGAGCAAGAAGGTTCAGGCTCGTAGACGTGAGATGGTGGACTTCACTGACGAGTTCAAGGAAGGTCTGGTCCTCTTCTACAAACGTTTTGGAAAGAGTCTCATCAAACGCAGCATGGACACCATCAAGATCTTCCTTCCAGATGACGAGGACAGGAACTCACAGGTTCTTCTATGGGTGATTCAGGCCATTGAGAAGTTTGACGAGTCCAAGGCCGTTCCGTTCTCAGGATACCTTGACGACGTTCTTCGCCGCTGGCCTTACGACCTGCCACAGGCTCATCTTGGTAAGGAACTCAGCACGTTCCAACGAGGCCGCTCCAAGGCCATCAAGAGACTGAAGAAGCGCTTCAAAGACCGGACCACATTCGCTGGAGACGAGATCGCAACCGAGATGGGTATTAGCCCCATGAGTTTCGCGGATCTGGAGGACAAGCACCGTATCTGGATGAAGACTCAGGCAGCAACAACACTGACCTGGGACGAGAAGTCTGATGAGAAACTGGTAGACACCAGCGTCACATCAGGTGTTATGGGTGGTCTTGGAGTTGTGTCTAATGATATAGACATGGCACATAAACTTTCCTTGGCGGTTATTGATGCTGCTGTCAGTACAAACAACTTTGATGATGCATATACTCTGATAGATCAGATGGATGCCTCAGAGATCAACACGAAGAAGATAGATGCACTGTCTGCTGATTTTGTGAGGGCTCTTGGAGAGAGACTATAGAAGTAACTAACAGGGAATTCAGGTAATAGCAAGAATACACCAGCACAGAAAAGAATGACATAAATAGAAGGCTTTTCTGGTGGTTATTGAGGTGGTTGAAAGATGGCAGGACGAAGACTATCTGAGTCAGAGGCTTCATTCATACAGAACAGTCTTCACAAGAAGAATGTTGACAAGACAGAGAAAACTGACAGAATTCTTGATGTACAAGAAACCAGAAAGAAGTCTGACAAACCAGTACGGTTCTGGAGAAACCCAACATTCTGGTCATCTATAGTCATGTTCTTCCCTGTTGTCACAACTCTTGTCATGGCGTGGATGGACTACAGAGCAAAAGCGTTCCTGGGTGACTCCATTGTCTGGCTCAACAAGCAAGGTCTGACAGCCGAGTTTGTGCAGATGGTCAAGAGCGCTGGAATGAGTTGGCTTCCTAAGTTCATAGAACTCTATCCGTACAGATGGTATGCTGTAGGTGCTGTATGGATCATAGCGATGCTGGTTATTGGCGTCATTATGTACATTGACTACAGGAAGTACCAGTCATCCAAGAGCACTGAGACAGATGTTGAAGATGACAAGGACGAAAGCGATGTGGAGAGCCAGTGAGTAGAAGCAAGTCGCCATCAAGCAAGACAAGGACAAAGCCTGAAAAGAGTTCTTCTGGAGGTGTCTCCGCTAAGAAGACTTCTACAAGAAAGGCTGTTATCCACCCTAACAAATTTGTTGCATATACAAGAACAAAACAGGGTATTGTAACAGTGCTGATGTCTCTTGTGATAGTCTGTCTGGCGGCTGCTCTTGCTGTTGTCAGCATCTCCAAGAACGAGTCAGGCGGTTCGGGTTCAGGCCAGCAGGTTCAGAAGGTATCCAGATCGGTGTCTGGAGCATCGTCTGACAAGGACAAGGCGTCTGCTATGGCTGCGGCTGCTACTCTTCTTACTGCTGCGAACAAGCACTCAGCGAACCTGTCAGCAGATGATCGAGTCAAGGCTTTCGAGGACTCATCAGCAGACAGAAACACTCTTGCTGACATGTCCACCATTGACTCACTGACCAGGTTCACCAACGACTTTGACAACGATCTGAGAAAGACCACCTATCAGTCTCTTGTCAAGGTCTCCTCCTTACTTGATGGCAACAATGACGGAAAGATTGAGGCCAGGTCCAGCGACCTTTACAAGTACGTCTATCTCGACTCTGAGACTGGAACAGCCTATGTGCCGTTACAGGTCTTCTCCAACAATGCTCCAGCATTCTCTCTGGAGATGGTCTATGTTGACGGACAGTGGAAGTTTGCTCCGTACACTCTTCTGGATGCTATCAGGCTGTCATCATCAATGAGTGGTGTTCACCCGCAGCAGACTGGAAGCGATGCAAGTCAGAAGTAGTTGATTGTACTTCTGAATATACTCTGAATCGGCAGTCATGGTTGTTGTATCTCGCAACCATGACTGCTTTCTGTCTACCCTAAAGCACTATCAAGGTCAATCTATTTGGCGCACTATTCTGTGTGGTTAAGATTAGCAAGAGTATGTTGTTGCACATAGGGAGAGTTCAGTGAGTATCAGTCTTAGGTCAGTCAGCCTTTCAAACATTCGTCATCACGAGAACTTCCTGTTTGAGCCTGCTTCTGAAGGCGTGACGGCTATTCGTGGTGCTACTGGTGCCGGGAAGTCAAGTATCGTTGACTCTGTTGCCTGGGTGCTTTTCGGTGTCAAGCCGCGTGGTGTGTCTAAGAACTCAGCAATCATGAGGGATCAGGCCAAGTGGGGTGAGGACAAGTTCTTCGCCTCGGTGGTTCTGAACGTGGATGATACGGTCATGAAGGTTGAACGTCGTATCATCTCAAAGTCTGGATCGGCTGAGTGTGACGTGTGGGAAGCACCTGAGACTGAGGATGGTTCTGATCCTGTTTTTAGTGATGACACTCACAAGGCAGGGTCGTCTGTCACAAGTGCTGAGATCTACATCAGGCAGCGCCTCAAGATGGACAGTAAGGGGTTTCTGGCTGCTGTTCTTGTTCAGCAGAAGCAGGTTGACTCACTGGTGACAGCAAGTCCGTCAGAGCGCGCCCAGGTTATTGAGAAACTGACTGGTATCTCATCCGCCACAGCAGCACTTAAGAAGGCCAGAGAGGAGAGCACAAGTATCAAGAAGTCTCTTGCATCAACATCTGTTGACGAGGATGAGGCGACAAGACTGCACAAGGAGATTGAAGAACTGTCATCCAAGATTGACAGCAATGAAGAGAAACTGATTGCCCTGAGAGTCAGCGAGCAGGAGGCGCAGAGCAACAAGGACTCAGTTTCCTGTGAGTACAATAGTGCAAATGAGTCGTATGAGCAGCAGGAGTCTATCAGGCAGAAGACGTCTAACGCCAAGGCTCAACTGGAGTCGCTGAGATCAGATCTTGATGAGACTGTTACGAGAAAGAACGACCTGAAGAAGGAGATGAAGAGTCTTTCTGGTGGAGTTGTGTCATCGCTTGATGAGGCTCAGGAGGAGTTGTCTTCTGCTCGTTCTGCTCGTTCTGTTCTTCAAAGAGACTTGAAAGAAATTGACTCTCGTCTCTCAGATTCAAGAGAGAACCTGAGTGAGTTTGAGAGAATCCTAAGCATCTCCAGTGTCAAAGACCTGGATGCTGCCATAAAGGGAAGACAGAAGACTCTTGACAAGATTGATGAGGCGAAGTCAGTCATCTCTGAGAGTACTGCAAGTATCAGGATGCATGAGTCAGAGGAGAGAAAACTCTCTAAGGCAGTGGACGCTCTTACAGGAGGCGAGGGCACTTGTCCGACATGTCTGCAGAAGGTTGACAGCATCAGTGTGGTTCTTGACAAGTTGAACAAGGAGATCGAGGAGTGCCAGAACTCTGTTGGTGAGTTAAAGAAGAAGGTCACTGGTGCTAAAAGGTCGGTTCCAAGGCTACAGGAGACTGTGGGTAAGTATGACTCTCTAATTGAGGCTATCGAGAACAGAGAGAAGACTGCTGAGAGCATCAAGTCTGACGAGGATGAGAGAGTTAAGGTGCTTGCACAGATCAAGGTTGCTGAGACAGAGGTGAAGTCAGCGACCAAGATTCTCGTGAAGGCTAAGGAGCAGGATGAGACCAGGAGGAAGTATGAGTCTCTTCTGGATAGGGCTAGTGAGATTTCTGACAGGATTGAGCAGCAGAACGCTGAGATTGACAGACTGAGCAATCAGAGCAAGAACACAGATGTTGTATCACTGAAGAAGGTCCAGTCGCTCAGAAGCAAGGTTGACAAGGCTGTGGAGGCTGCTCACAAGGCTGGTCTTGCAGTGGTAGAGGTTGAGTCAGAGCAGGACGTTCTCAGAGCCAGGCTGGAGTCGTCTCAGAAGACTGTTGAGCGCTTGGACAAGGAGATAGAGAAGTACAGGAACATGCTCAGGCAGGCCGAGGAGTCCGTGTCAACAACTGGACTCATTGAGAGGTTCAGGGAGGCCAGGATTGAGGACTCTGTTCCAGTTATTGAGGAGTACGCTTCTGATCTCATCAGCAGGTTCACGTCAGGAAAGTTCGTCCGGATTGAGATTGACAAGAAGTTCAATGCATCAGTTGTTCTTGCTGATGGACGTAAGCGACCTGTTGGAATGCTTTCAGGCGGTGAGATGTCTGCTGCTGCTATCGCCTTGCGCATCGCCATCTCAATGCTTCTGAATGGAGGAACATCAAGGAACCTGATTATTCTTGATGAGGTTCTTGTCTCACAGGATTACTCTCGTGCTGAGGCGATTATTGAGACCATCAAGGAAGTGTGCAAGGGTCAGGTTGTTGTGATTGCTCACAATGACAGCATTGACGCCCACAGTGATAAGGTTGTCGAGATTACTGCCTAATTATCAAAAAGACGTGTATCCTTAACTCTGTTGAATAATTGTCTTTTTTTATGTGCTGCTTTGGTGTGCTTGATTTACGAGAAATTATTAAAACACCTGGATTCATTCATATTTATCTTAGGTGTTACCAATGCTTTACTACATGAGGCGATTTCGATATTCGCAAGGAGTAATCAGCAGACTTTTAAGGAGAGGCAACAGAAGATGGTTGCAGGACTTCCTCAACAGTGGAATAGTGTTCTTGAGGCTCTTTCAGATCCAGCAGTCTCAGAGGTAACCGCTAACGGTCCTGACTCCTTCTTTATGGCTCGTGGAGGTAAGAGGATCCCCATGAACATCGTCTTCAAGAACGAGGACGAGTACATGGAATCCATTGGCACACACTTGGCTCCTCTTGTCAGGTGCACAGACCCATGGGATCCTCATGGGAACCTTTTTGAAGGCTATCTGTCTGCAAGATTCAGGGGTACCAAAGTTGCTGGACGATGCACTATCGTGCTCCCACCGGCATGTATGACAGCGCAGATTACTATTACCAACAGAGTTGCCTCATTGACAACTTTAGAGCAGATTGCCTCCACTGGATCTATGAGTACAGAGATGTTTCATTTTATGGAGGCGGCTGTAAAAAGTGGCCTTACTATGGCCTTTTCTGGCTCGACCGGAGCAGGCAAGTCAACGGTAATGGAAGCCTGCACAAAACTGTTTTCTGATGATGTGAGAATCGGTGTCGCTGAGGATACTCCTGAGTTGCACCTCATTCAGCCGAATGTCTCATACCTGAACTCTGTTCTGTGGAAGCCAGGTAAGGAGGAGAAGGACATCGCTTCTCTGTCGTGGGTTGTTCAACAGTTCCAGAGAATGAGAATTGACAAGGTGATTGTTGGTGAGGTCCGAGGAAAAGAGTTCGCAGACTTCCTTGTTGCCGCTAACTCTGGTCTTGGTGGCTCAATGATCACTATGCACGCTGAGGATCCACAGAACTGTTTGACAAAGATGACCGAGTTTGCTATGAGTGGTGCTCCAGGTCGTCCAGTTAGAGCCATCAACTCCAGCATCGGTAACACGATTGATCTGATTGTTCAACTCGTCAAGACCTCTGATGGTCGTCGTCGTGTGTCCCATATTCAGGAAGTGACTGCAACAATCGGCAACACCGAGGATGCCAAGATCAGTTCGTCTCCACTCTATCTGTGGGATGAGAAGACTGACAAGTTCTATCGTCCTGGAAGCATGTCTGACGCGATGAGAAAGAAGATGATGGATCAGGGCATTGACGTGACTGAGTTCATCACCTCTCCTCTTGAGACCAGGTTTGGTGCACACGGATCAGTAACAGGGGCAAGTATTAGCAGCGAGATTAATCCCCTGCACCCAACTCAGAGGCCACTATCTAGCGGATCTCAGGCAGTTTCTTCTGGAACGGGTGTGTCAAGGTCTGCTGTACGTAGATCCATTCCTAGAAGTTTGTGACAGGTAGGATACTGTATGACCGTACCTCAGAAGATGGACTATCCTCGTCTGACCACTGACGCCTTACGTTACTATGTTCCTTACTTCCACGAGGGGAGCCGGGCTGAGAGGATTCTTGTTGAGCACGGAGGCGAGTTATTTCCACATGAACGTAGCGCTCTTGAGGTCAGAGCCAGATGGAAGAAACTTGCCAGTGAGAGCATCGCTGAGTTGTGCAAGCCTCTGACTATCAGTGAGATTCAGAAGATGATCACAACCTCACACATGCGCAACTCTCGTCATGACCTGAAAGACATTCTCTATGCTGCCGCAATGAACGGTCTGGAGAAAGGTCTTGCTCACTTTGATCCTGAGAAGATCAACAAGTCAGCGACGAACTATCTGTTCCAGTGGATCATTACCTACACCAAGAAGGAACTTGCTGCGTTAGAGGCGCCGTTCGGGGTTCCACCATCAAGGTTTCAGAAGATTAAGAAGGTGGCTGCCGTCAGGAAGAAGTTGTCTGACGAATTGGGTAGATACGCCACCAATGAGGAGGTTCTGGAGTTCTTTCACTCTGGACGTGCTGACAGGAAAGGTCTGGTCAGTCGTAAGGACGCCCCTGAGTCTGGTTTTGCCTCGAACGCCAACATGACAATGCAGATGGTTGAGGAGCAGGAGATTATCGAGAAGTCCTTCCTGTACACGGAACTTATGGATCCTCTTGAAGACTATCTGACAGATCTCAGAACTGCTCTCAAGTCTGACAAGCCGTTTGGTGAGACGGTGTTTGGGATCTTCGTGGAGTCATACAACCTAAATGACAGAGCAAGAGCAGTATTGAAGAATGAGATGGGCGCTCTGCTCAGTATGACACAGACAGAGAAGGAGATTGCTGACTCTCTGCCTAAGAAGGAGTACCAGAAGACCTTCAACAGGCTTAAGGAGATGATGAACGATCCTCTTGGTCCGTTCGTGGAGTTTGTGAAGGAGAATCGTGGTGTTATCAGTAATGCTGATCAGATTCTTTCTTCTGCTGACGGAAGTGTGCTTAACTATCAGCCTAACTACAATCGTTATGTCAAGGCTCTGTTTGAAGGCAGGAAGGTTGTCAGGGTTGTCTGATCTGCTCTGAAACCGCCCGCAAGAACAGAGTAGAAGAATGCAAGTGTTTGAAGGAATGAGTACTTATGATTGACTACACGACTCGGGGTTACATTGCTTATGGAGTTGTTGTTATTGTTGGAGTTGTTGTTCTGGGTATGATTGCTTACCTGGTGGCAAGCGTTATTGAGCAGCGTAAGATGGAGAACATCTCTCTGCCGACTCTTGAGGATCCGGAGGAGAAGGCGGCTCGTGAGGCTGAGGAGGCGAAGCAGCGTGCACGTGAGGGTCTTGCTCCTGCTTTTGTGATTGACAACAGCACTGATGATGACAACCCGATTCTTGCAGAGGCCCGACACACTAGGGCTTCAATGAAGATTGAATGATTGAAAATGACTGAAGCGATGATTAAAAACGCTTGATGCTGCGGACAAACTGATATTTCACCTTGAATTTTCTGTGAATCTCATTAAAATGGAGTTGCTTATGACTGCCCCAATGAATCGCCCTGAGGTTATTGACACTATTGCCAGCGCCACAGGAGAGAAGAAGGCTGCTGTGGAACGTGTGCTGAGCGCCTTAGAGAGCACGGTTACTGACTCTCTTAATGAAGGACGAGAGGTGAAGATTAGCGGCTTCATGGCCTTCTCAACAGTGACTCTTTCTGCTCGGACAACCAAGAATCCTCGCACAGGCGATGACATCAGTGTTCCAGAGAGGCAGGCTGTACGCATTCGCCCATTGTCACGGTTCAAGAACTCGCTGATTCAGAACACTGAAGAGTAGCAGAGCATTTATTCACCAATACATCTAAAACAACTAGAGTGGATTCTCAAATGACGTGGAATCACTCTAGTTGTTTTTGTTGTTAGAATCACATGTGCGCCATCCTTAAACTTTGGATCGCTCTATAGTTATGTGTATCTAGTCTTCATGAAGAGGTTAACGTGTCTCCAGCATCACCAGTATATGAGAACCTTGTCACAATTCATATTGACCTTGGAAAGGACTTCAAGCACCTGGTGGATCAGGAGATGGAGAACGAGTTGGCTGTCGCTCAGCAGAAGTGGGGCGTGAGCCTGAACGGAGAGGACTCAGACAGGGTTCTCTATCATGCCAAGAAGCAACTGCTCAGAGGTGTGTCAGACAACGCTAGAAGTGAGTGGGACGGCGGACGAATCGTCAATGTGGTTGCTGGTGCTCCCAGAGACGGAGACATTTTTCTTCCTGATGAGAACCTCAAGTCAAAGACGGACAGGTTGCTGAGGAAGCGTGTTGAGTGGGTTGTTGACGAGGATGGTGTTGACGGATCCATCCCGATTTACGAGTTCTATGAGGCATACAAGCAGATCATTGTAAAGATGGCAAGAACCGCTGTCTTCTATGGTGTAGGATCCTACTCTTCTGTCATGTCGTCAGAGTATGGTGCTGAGTGATGTTGTTTCACTTGTAGGTAATCTCCTACCTGATGATCTCGATATTTCTTCCAGTTTGAACATACCTTCTCTCACACGTGTCAGTGTGGACAAACAAGATAAGGAAACTGGGAGATGACAGATCAGAGTACCACACCAAGACTGACTTACTCCTCTCTACCACGAGAGATTAAACACATAGCGAATGAGTCTCTTGGTGTTGGTGTTCTTAGATCCCTGTTCTCATACGCCAAGACCTATCACCTCATCATCAAGATTAGTGATGGAGTGTTTGTCGGTTTTGCTCTTTATCACTACCACCATCAGAAGATGAAGGACGGATCAGACTACATCACTGGTGTGATCGACTGTGTATGTGTGTCAACAGCGTATCGTAAAGAAGGTTTTGGAACTCTGCTGACCTTTGGTGTTCTCAGAAAGATGTCTGCTTATGGTGCTGACAGGATTGAGATCATGCTGAAGACTCCCGGAACTCCTAATCGTGATACTGAACCAGGTGTTCCTCTGATAGGAAACGAGGATCTGCTGCTTGCTCTTGGGTTCAGGAAGGTGAAGACTTTCAAGGACAACTACCTGAAAATCTCTAAGAGATACGGTTACGACTGTCTTATATGTGGAAGCAGGCCGGATACATGCAAAGCAGTTCTTTATGCCATTGATAGTGACTAGATAGTTCAACCACATTCTTGTTCAGTACTGGTGTTCTTTAAAACTCTGAGAGCACCAGTACTTTTTGTTCTGATCCGTCAGTTCATCACCTCGATATTTTCCACTAATTCGATGTCAACAGGGAAATGGCTGTAATGTTAGGATTTCAAAGCATTCTTAGTGGCCGTTCAGGCACCAGCAACGGGTCTGTGTACATGAGTGCAACAGATGACTCTGTTTCATACACCAGTAACAGACGCCGTTCTTTTACTGCTGTAGTAATGTCTCTGATGGCAGTACTCATGATTCTGGGTATTGGTTTACAGGCTGTTGACACAACACACTCAGGAACAGGCAGTAGTACTGGCTCTCTGGTTCGTGCTGACAGTGAGGATGACTACAAGAAGGAAGTCTCTGGCTTAGCGAACTCGTATGTACAGAAAGATGATGACGGCAAGACATCCCTTTTCAAGACGATTGATAAAGCAGATGGAGAGAACGATCCTAACAACTTTGGCTATGTCGTCAGGCGTCTGTTCAGTACAGGATACATTAACCAGGCTGCTGACGCTACCAATGACGGAAAAGAGTTCAACTGTGGTACTGGCTCCATAGGTGCAGGAACACCTTACTACCACAACTGTGATGTTCCTAACTTCTATACTGAGGCCATGCAGGGATTCCTGGACCCGTTCATCAGCACTGGTCCGCAGAATGCAGAGGTAGCCAACGCAAAGGGCGGTCTTCTGTGGGTGTTTGATGGTGTTCCAGACGCTGAGACTCTTCCTGAGGGTGGTGCACCAGTCAAGGAGCCTGAAAGGGCCTCGAAGTACACTGGTCTGGAACTGTTCGGTTACAACCTCAGGTACACTAACTATCTTGGTGAGTGGGACAACATCAAGGTCATGAGTTCAGCCCGTTCTCTGTCCAACTTCGGGTTTATGGACAGTCTGAAACTGGGGGCGACAGCCGTTGTCAAGGGTGTTGTCAATGGTATTCAGACAGCAACGAGCAACGCGATCAACAGACTGAGCACAGGAAACATCCTGGGCGCTATCGGTAACTTCTGGACAGACTTTGCTGGAGGTGCCTCAGCAGCAGCCGTCAAGGTCATCATGGACACGTCTGACCAGAACGTCTTCAACAACTGGGCGTGGTACCGTGTTGGATATGGCGCTACACTCTACAATGCCCGAGAACTGACTGCTGAGGAAGTCGCAGCCAAGGCCAAGCAATCGCTGTACAACCTGATTCTTGGTTCTGAGCCTGACAAGGCGAATGCCCCCGATGAACTCAAGAACCTCAAGAAACCAGATCCACCAACGGACGAGAAGTCAAAGTGTCTGGTTCGTTCAAACGGCGAGAACAAGGAGCAGAAGAACGCCAACGAGACAGGTATCACAGAGGGTGAGTGCAAGTTGCAGGCCAACACCCTGTCTTCTGACGGTAAGGGCTCGCAGGTCAAGAGTGAGAAGGAACTGAAGAAGGACGGTGACTTCTACTGGCAGAAGAGCGGTAACTCCAAGAAGCAGACCTTAAAGGAATGGGTTGCTGCCAACAAGGCCACCTTTGACACCGCCAAGAAGTATGGCATGGAGTTCACCACAGAGGGTGACGAGTCTCAGCGTGACAACATTGTCAACACCATTTTGTCTGAGTGGGACACAAAGTACAACACGGCTCTGTCCAACGCTACCGGTAAGGAGCAGGAGAAGAACAACTCCGAGTGGATCAAGAATCTGTTCACAACTGGTGCTCTAGCGAAATTATTTGGTGCTGACCCTAGTCAGAACTACAACGCTCCATGGAATCGTTTCGTGTGCACCAACTCAGACGGAACAGACATGAGAGACGAGAACAGTTCTCTTATCTACGCCTTCGACCACAAGGGTAACCACAACCCAAAGTGCGGTTACCTCAGACCACCAATTCAGGACGGTCTTTTTGGTAACGGATACCCGAAGGATGACACGACTGTTCATCCAGACACCAGAAGAACAAGACTGAACACAGACGTGTTGTCAAACATCTTCCCACCAAACGTTCTATTTGACAACATCTCATCATTCTGGCTCGGTGTTGCGACATCATCCACCATGGTCAGCAACGAGGTCATGTCATGGTCCTTCTCACCACTGCTGTCTCAACTGGGACTGACAGACATTGTTGTCAACGCCATCAAGTACATGCGTGACTCCATCTTCTTCCCCTTGATTGTGCTGATGGTGATGTTGACCGCTATCTCAGCAATCTGGTCAGCAGCAGTCAAGAAGGACTTCAGGCAGCAGTTCATCAACCTTGCTATGACAGTTGTTGTTATCTGCTCAGGTACTTTGCTGATGACTGTACCAGCGCGTGTTGTCAAGGCAGTGGACACTATTCCAGCGCAGGTTGAGCAGACGATTGTTGGAACAATCTTCTCTGCTGGTAACAACGCCACGGATGAGTTGTGTACTGCTACAGGAACGAACACAACAGATCCTGGAACAGATCTGAATGACAATCCTTTGACGTTCAACGCTGCTGAGGGTACTCGCTCACTGATGTGTGAGAACTGGAGATCGTTTGCCTTCAATCCTTGGTTGTTTGGTCAGTTCGGTACTAACTACAACAACCTGTACGCCAAGGAAAGTGGTAAGGAGCACGCCTGGGACAACAGCAACGACGAGATTGTCGGTGATGCTGGGGTGAACATGGGTGGAAGCATCACTGAGCAGAACTGGGGTCTTTACCAGGTTAAGACAATGACCTCAGGTACAGCGTACTTCAACGACAACAGCAAGCCAACAGGATCGGTGTCCAGAGACTTCTATCGTGTTGTTGACGCTCAGGCGGGACCGGGTAACGGAAGCAACTCGTACACCCGTTTCTTTGACAACTGGTCTGGTGTCAACTACGCCTCCAGAGCAGGAACAGCATTCCTTGGTGGACTGATGGGTATTCTTGGTGCATGGACAGTCATAGCGTTCAGCGCCGCCAAGGTACAACTCACGTTCATCAGCACTATGATGCTTCTCATCATGCCGTTCATGTTCCTTGTCGGAATCCTGAGTTTTGGTAGAAGAATGCTGAAGGGATACATCGGCACAATCACTGGTCTTATGGTTCAGAGAGTGGCGCTGGTTACTATGCTGGCTGTGATGTTCAGGGTTCTCGCTAGTGTTGGAACAGCAAGTAGTTCCTACATCTCCTGCGCCATGTTCAGTGCTGCCGTCTGTGTGCTGTTCCTGATGTTCAGGAAGCAGGTCGAGGAGATGATCTTCACCAGCACAGCAGGAGCCTTCAACGCACCAACTGTTGCAGACAGGTTCAGGAAGGATCCAGGCGGGTTCGTCAGAAGCGGTGTTCCTGGAATGAGCAATGGTTCATTCATCAAGAACCATGTTGACATGGTTCGTCGTGGTGCTGTCAGTGCAGCAGCCGGAGGTATCGCTGGTACTCTTACTGGAACCAACCCGTTCAGGTCTGCTCATGAGGCAAGCAGAATTGAACGACAGAAACTTGGTAACCAGCAGAGAAGGCGTGGATTCAAGGGTCTTGACACGTTCAACAGAGGTATGGGTGCTGGTGAGGTTGTTGGTTCCAAGCAACTTGACAACGACGAGTACGCATCAGCACTGAGAGATGACATCCTTACTCAGAGCAAGGTATACAAGGACTACGAGAAGGCTGAGGAGTACTACAACTCTCTGCCTGAGCGCGAGGACTTCAACGAGCACGGTGTCAAGGAGGTGTTCAGGTATGATCCTGTGACGGGCCAGAAGGTTGAACGTCCAGTTGAGCCAACGTTCCAGGATGTTGAGCGTGAGATGCACATTAACCTTCCAGGTAAGAAGATTAAGAGGCTTTCCAAGCAGATGCGTGCAGAGGACACCAACATGATTGGAACACACTTTGCAGATGAGCCGAAGATCAGGAACAAGGCCAGGAACGTCAAGGAACTTGTGGACCGCGAGACAAGAGAGGAGAAGGACAAGAACAAGAAGTCTTCTCTTGATCGCTCCAAGGACAAGGAAGTAAAGAAGATGGTCAAGAAGATTGACAAGACCTACAAGTCAAGTAAGGAAGACTGGGCTGTCGATCAGAAGCGGGCTCTGGGTAAACTGAGAGCGGCTGCCATTTTCAATGAATCTGACTTTGAGGTCGAGGATCCGTTTAGGTCAACGATTGAACTCGAACCGGACATTAATGGTGATGAAGTTTGGGATCGTAATACAGATGACCGATACAGAGATGAAGAAGACGATTCAGAAGATTTGAAATAGTAAACCAATAGTCAACAATAAAGAGAATGGTGGGTTAATGTCTCACTATTCTCTTTCTTGTTTTTCTATGTAGAATAGTTTCCACGTCACTTACCAGTAGAGATATTCCATGAGTTAAGACAGAAGCAAGAAGATACCGGAGGAAAGTCTTAATGATCCTCAGAAAAGAATCTCCTGGAGCAGTGTATGCTGACACCTCTGGTAAGTCTTCTGTGCTGGTGTCAACCTCACGTCAGAACAGAGGTGTGCTCTCTGGACTGATGACTTTTATGGCTGTCTTTTTCGTTGTTGTAGCATCTGTTGCCGGAGGTTTGTCAGCAGAGTACAGGAGACAGCAGGTCGAGGCCATTGACTGGACACAGTGGCTCATGTGTGAGGTTCTTCCTGAGTCAGCGAAAGAGGTTTACCAGTACGCCAACTCAAAGGATCTGCAGTTCAATCTTCGTTCAAAGAGTGCTGTCACTTCCGGTATTGATGATGTGGATCAGGGTCTAAACTGGCTGCTTGAAGGAACAGGATCAGACTTCAAGACAGTCAATGAGGCTATTCTTGGTTACAGTCTCTATCCTCAGGCAGCAGCCACCCCTGAGGAGCAGAAGCAGAAAGAGGAGAAGGACAAGCAGAACCAGCAACAAGGACAGCAGCAGGACAGTGGCACCAAGGGCGTTCCAAATGGTGGTAACTACGTCAACCCTTACGACCGTTTTGGTGTTGCTGGACTGAACTTCTCAGGTTATCAAGGCGAATGGAAATACTTCGTCATTGATGCTTGTAAAAAGGATGGAGAGCCAAGTGACCCTAAGGCCGGGCTTTTCTATCAGACACGACTTGAACCAAGAAGCGGCTGGGAGGACATTGGTAACTCCAAGGACGTAAGAACAAAGCAGTTCTCAGCGAATCCAACCTATCCTATTGTTGCTGCGTCTTTTAACACGATAGCCAACATGATCTTCAGCATCACCAAGATTATTGTGACGCTGACGATTGCCTTCATTAACTTCTCTCTGACAGATGTTGTCACAACTCTTGGTCTTGATAGCGTCATTGGTGGAAAGAGTGGCGTCTTCACGTCACTTTTCAACGGAGTTTTTACACCGCTAGTCGCTCTCGCGTTTATTGCGACTGCCTGCTGGATCTTCTGGATTGGTGTTATCAAGAAGCAGTACAGAGAGTCAGTCACAGGTGTTGCCAGATCGATTGCCATGTTCTGTCTGGCAATTGTCATCAGTCTCAACCCTCTACAGTACATCACCATCCCCAACAATGCTGCTGTCATTCTTGAGGCTGCTATCCTTTCCTCAATGAACTCCAACCTTCTTGGTGGTTCAGACATGTGTGCAACTGATGTTGGGCAGGTGAACTCTAACCTGCTTGTCTCGAAGGGTAAGGATGAGCAGGGGCAACTTGACGAGGCGGCTCAGAACATCAAGAGCGTCATTGGCTGTAAGTTGTGGCAGAACCTTCTCTTCAAACCCTGGACGGAAGGGCAGTTTGGTACAGACTACAACAACCTGTGGGCCAATGGAAAGAAGGCCGACTGGGCTCCAGAAGGTGCACAGGAACTTGGTAACGCCAACGATGAGATGGTTGGTCGCGCCGATGTTCCACTAGGCGCCAACAAGACCATCAACAACTGGGGTGTCTACCAGGTGTCTGCTCAGACAAGCGCTCATGCTGTCACTGATGGTGACGGTAAGAAAATGGTTCCAGTTAATGGTGTAGCGCCAGACTGGTACCGTATTGTTGATGCTCTGTCCAACTATGATGAGGAGGAGGTCAGTGAGGATACACAGGTCAACAAGTCTGGAGCAACTGAGGCTGTCAAGTACAAGGCGCCCAAGGAAGCGAACAAGCCTCTCGCCTACTGGGACACATGGGTGGGTAACTCCATCGGAAGTCGTTATACTTCGTCGCTGTCCTCGATTCTTATTGCCCTGATTGCCTGTGCCAGCCTGATTCTTCTAGGTGGTCTGACAGCCGTCTACACTCTGGGAATGACGATAGCAATGGCTTTTGCGCCCATATTCCTGCTGCTTGGATGCTGGGCAGGCATTGGATGGAACATCTTCAAAGGATACGCTGGAATGGTGTGGCAGACCTTCTCATCACGAGTCATGTCCACGCTCCTGCTGATTGTGAATGTCATTCTAGTGTCCAACATCCTTGACATGGCAAGCACCATCTCCTGGGGAAAAATGGTAACCCTGCTGATGATCCTTACCGTTGCCATCTTCAAAGGAAGAAACAAGATTATTAACGCATTCTCTACCGTCAACTTTGGTGGAGCCGACCTGAGCACTACTGCTAAGGCTGCTTTCAGAAAGACAGCAGACATTACTATGGCGCCACTGAAGACCAGCGGAAGGTTCGCCTCGTCTGCTCTTGGTGGAGGTTTTGGTGCCAGAAAGGCTGGAGGAACCTTCACACGAGGTATGGGCGCTGGTATAGGCCAGGAAATCAGCAACCTGGCTTATCGCTCCAAGGGCTTGCGTCATCTAAAGACCACATATGATGAGCAGGCAACAGCACTTGGTAAGAACAACCCTCTTGCTGGTGAGAAGTACTGTGCCAAGTGTGGTAAGAAACTGGACTACGAAATGGACGAACGTGGTACAGAGATGTTCATTGGTGGTCGAGACGGAAATGGTAACCTTATCTGCCGACAGTGCCTGGAAGACATCAATGATCCAGACGTGGATGAGGTCAAGTTCCCTCGTCCGACAGAGCGCAAGATAAAGGACATGAAGCGCGAGAAGGACAAGCAGCGCATGAGGATTGCTGACGCCTACCGCAAGCGCTTTTCGTACAAGTCAGCGTATGGTGAAGAATTTGCTCACACGACGGATGCTGTACTTCAGAACGCAAAGGAAGGCAGAAGACAAAAGGGAGAAGCAGAACTCAGAAGAATGATGGCTATTGTCAAGAATGACATTAGCGAACATGAGAATGCTGTTCTGGCTAAGAACTATGCTGAGTTTGACAACCCTAACAGAAAGAAGCCGGATAAGATTGAGAACGCTAGAACAACCATCACTGCTGAGATTCCAAAAGAAATTGAAAGATATGTTGACAAGAACGCTTTGCAGGCTGCTTGGGCGTCACAGAACTATGACTACGTGCTGATGACATATGTTGCTGCCTGGGTTGTCTGGTATCAGGAAAACACTGGACAGAAGTACTCGGCTGATCTTGATGAGACGTTCAAGGCGGTCAAGGAGAGTAAACTCGATTCCTTTGATAGGGCTGAGTTGAAGCGTTTTGCTGAGATGAACTCAAAAGAGAACGATGAGAGCAGTAGTGACTTGGACAAGAGGAAGAGTGATGACGAGTGAGTATGTCTGATGTCTATGTCATGAACAAGATGAACGCACTGAATGAGTGCATACGTATTCATCATGACGTCAAGAACTCTGAACTTGGCATTGACCCACCCTCATTCATTCCTGATGAGTTAATCTATCTTGTTGATGATGAGGAGATTGATCGTCTCTGGTACTTTCAGAACTATGACGAGGTTCGTCGTATCTTTGGCAAGTTCTGGATACAGATTACCGAGAGCAATACCTGCACGCCTGTTGAAATGAGCCTACAGGAAATTATTGATAAATCAAAGCAATCATTAAAACAATGATATTTCGCCATAAAGTTGGCACACTATTAGTAAGTTCAGTGAAGGAAAATACTTATGGGTCTTCTTGACAACGCAAAAAAGAGACTGCAACGATTCGGCGAGGAGACCATCTCAGAGACGGACAAGGACCTTCCTGAGTCAGACGAGGAGAACAGTCGCTCTGGTGTTATGAGTGGACTGAAGTCAAAGATACCTAACCTTGGCAAGTCGTTCCACATAGACCCTGATGACACTGCTGACGAGGTTATCAGTAAGCACGAGGAGGAGTATCATAAGATGATGCCCTCCTCTGGTGAGCCTGTTCCTTCGGTGCAGGAAGGTCGTATACAGGACGTGCTGGAACTTCTTGACATTCCTCCGACGTTTGAGGTCAGTAACGTTGTGTTGCTTCCTGAGGACTTTGATGGAATCGACTTCCAGATCCAGATTCCCGAAGGGTACGAGCCTAGCGAGGTTGAGGCTTTCAAGGACCGCGCTAGAAAGAGCACCAAGGAACTTGTTGATCTCCTTAAACTCAGGAACAAGCATGTTGCTCAGTTGGCGTCAACGATTGACAGGTTGCAGGTTGATGCCAACAATCTGAAGTTTGATGCTGAGGTTGCCAATGGTATCAACATCATGCCAACAGACTCTATCGCCGATCTTGAGAACGAGTTGATGGAACTCAGGCTGTTGACTAGACAGTTGCAGGATGAGAACAATCGTCTATCCAAAGGTGGATCTGCTGAGGGATATGAGCAGGTTGTTGACAGTCAGATGAGCGATCAGGTCTCACTACTGACTCGTGAGAACGATGAGTTGAGAGAAGAGATCTACACCCTGAAGAACCAGTTGGCCGTGTACATGGATGATGACAACAGTATTCCGTCACAGCCATCACACAGGGTCGTCTCTACTCCCATGGGCTCAATCAGCAGACCAGATGATAACGGCTATGCACCAGGTCAGTTGTCTTCTGGTTCTGTGTTCCACTCTGACGAGGATGAGAGCCTTGATGAGTTTCTGGAGAGCAACAAGAGTTTCTATGAGTCACAGAACATGAGTGATGACGATGATGACGAGTTGGACAGAATCTTTAACGGAGGATGAGGATCTTCCGATTCTCTAAAACTCTCGTCAGCCAATTAAACTAAACTCCTCATTTCTCTGTACTTTTAGCAGAAAGACTACACTTAATCATGTCATTTCTTACTACCATTCTGTCGTCTCCTGTTCTCTCGTTTGAGTTCCCATTCATTGTTGTCGTGCTGCTTCTGGCGAGGTTCACCAAGATTGATCCGCTCAGGTACAGTGGTATACTGGTTGTTCTTACAGCGGCAAAGATGATGATAGCACACCTTTCTGGGAACGACTTCCTTCTTGTCCCAGTACTTGTGTCGTCTCTGGTGTCAATGCTGGTTATAGTCCTTGTTGCTGGTCTGCTTGGAACCAGGATGGGAACAGACAACTACAAGTCACTACTTGGTGGAAGTGTCATGTTCCCCTGGTACCTTGGTATGGACTACTCTCTTGTCTACATCTTTGTGTCTCTTGCTGTGTTGTCTGTTGTCTCTCTGTGGAAGACATACAGTGGTTTCTGGTCCAACGGGCACAGGATGATGAAAAAAGACAGGGCAAAGAAAGAATTGTCTGAAGATGAGTACAACAATGTTATAAAGAAAGCAAGCACTATTTTCGCTTTACCGCTCATCGTGTCATCTTTCCTTGTGATAGCAATACTTTCGTTATAGTCTATTATTCTTGAATCACTATTAGATAAAACCTGTGCCAGATAAAACAAAGGCACAGGTTTTGATATTTGAACATATTTCAAGAGTATTTCTTCAAGCATGAGGTTGCCAATGAGAAGCAAGGAAAAGAGCGCGTTCGCTAGTGATGACTCACTCACGGCTGACGAGATGCTGTCAGAGACCCTGAGTGAGACTAGTGATAGCAGTCCGTCCTCAAAAGACGTTGTTGTCGAGGACGAGATTGACAAGGAGAACAAGCGCAAGAGGCGCAAGATTGTCCTATTCTCATCTCTTGGTGCTGCTTTGACAGTTGGTATCGTCGCAGGAACAGTCTTCCTGGGTTCGTCGCTGCACCATTTTGGTCAGTCCAGGCCCAGTGCCAGTTCATCAGCAACAACAGAGGTAACTTCTGCTGGTCAGGTAGCAGTCCCGACAGATGACCCTAATGCGACTCAGAACTTCGCCAGAGAGAATCCCATTCCTTTTGAGCATGAGAAGTGGCAGGCAGCACCATACACAGCACAGGTCACTGGTAAGGACAAGTCCAGCCAGGTTCCAAATGATGACCTGAGATCAAGCATCCTGTCCTCAGTGGCTAAAGGTTCTCTTGACGGTGGTGGTCTGGCATCAGCCGCAAGCACTCTTCCGTCAGAGACAGCAGGATTCACCTCCGACCTTGACAAGCAGACGATGGAGGATGGAACACCAAACCCCATGTTCTCCTACTGGACCGAGGAGCAGTTCAGTGCTGAGGTCGGAATCATGACGGAGAGACTACTCAACCCTGTCTTTGGTGGCTGGGAGAACTACCAGTATCCAGAGTACAAGGCCAACACTGAGTTTGACACAGCACTGTTGTCAGACCTGTTCACAAGCAACTGGTCTGAGTCCAACTCTGCTAAGCCTCACAGTGAGTACGTTCCTGTCCTGGCTGACTGGAACTCTGACAACTACGGAGGGAAGTACGACCTGACAGATGTTGCCAGGTGGTTCGGCAAAGTGACATCAAGCAGCACGACCTTCACATATGATGAGTCCAAGTTGAACTACACTGCAACATATGAGGCAAAGGTCAAGTTCACAGCATGGACCAAGGACCAGAAGAAGGTTGAGAGGACAGGAACACTGACTCTCAACCTTGTTCCGGCGGTCACACAAGAATATGGAAACAACACGAGCAACAGGGTACTGATTGACTCAGGATCCCTAAGGATGGATGACTGAAACATGAGAAAGGGAAGATTCTTCGGAAAGGCTGGCGCCATCGGTCTTCTGGTCGCCGCCTTAGGTCTGGGTCTGTCAGCACCCACAGCGGCTGCGTCTGACAACTCTGGTGGTCTTGGTGGTGGGGCTGGCGGTGGAACCGTCAGCAGTGCCTACTGGGTGAGCGCAACCGGCTCGAACGCATACAACGTCTTCAAGGCCAAGAGCGGTCAGGGCAACACGTTTGAGAGCAAGTTGCAGAGGTCTGGTGCTGACATCAACATCTGCAAGCGCTCAAATGTCATCTGGTGGGTCCAGTCCTCAAGCGGGTTCTGGGTTCACAACTGGACTGGAGCGACGCACGGTCCAAGAATGTCCATTGGTGCCAGTATTGAGGGTCCGTACTCAGTCTCTGGCCGTCCACCAACAGGTAGTGAGGTGACACAGTTCCTGTCCTGGGACCGCTGGAGCAACGGGCACAGGGTTGACTCCCAGCCAGGATACACGGTCATCTGTGGTGGAGCGTTCCTTCGTGCTGACGAGTGGCGTAACTACGTCCAGCAGAGACAGACCAGTGATACAGACACATATGATGTGACAAACACATACGCCATCACGTCAACTGTCACTCCAAGAAAGGTTGATGGTCAGTACCCTGGCAACGGAGAGTTTGAGGCTCAGAGCAAGGTAACCAAGACCAACTTCGGGAAACTCTATGACTCTCTGGTGACAGGTGCGAAGATGTCACCCAGCGAGGTTCGTCAAAAGGTTGCTGAGGCTGTAAACAAGGACAAGACTGGTACCTTTGACTCGTCTGTGGATCTGAGTGACAAGAACCAGAAGGCTTTCGCCAAGGGTGGAATCCTGGATGTCTCTCAGTACCAGACCAGGGCAACCTTGAAGGTGGCTAGGACTGTTATTCACTACCAGCAGCGTGAGTGCAAGGACAAGAGGACATGGAACTCCTACTGGGGTACATGGAATGCCTGGCAGAACTCTTCCTGTAGTAACTGGCACACCGTTAAGGACAGTGTTGGGGCGCTAGGAGTCACCAAGAATGCTCAGACCCCACAGAAGAAGTCTTTCTTCCAGATGCTCTCCGTCCACTGTAACAAGGATGCTTTTGACGCTCTGGTTGCTGCCACAAACGCTGAGGTTGTCAGTGTGGGTGACTCTGAGCGCGGTCTTTCAGCAGTTGCCAAGTCCCAGGTGAGAAGCAGCCAGCCTGTTCACACTGACTTTGGTGACCCGAGCAATCCTGACGGAAACGCCGCTGCATCAGGACACATCTCATTCTTCGACAAGGAGTGCCCGTTCGACTGCACAGCCAGTTCAGCCAAGAACGCTGGTGCCTCTGACAAGAATGACGCCATCAGTAACCAGGGAACCTCAGGAGCATCTGGTAACGGTGGTCTGAACGGTGCTCAGTCTGAGGGTCTGTCAACAAACTCCTTCGAGATGTTCCGTGACAACAAGATGCGTGAGATCAGGCTGGACACATGGTACCCTAAGAGCACAGACATTGTTCACTACAATGGTGCTGCACCAAGAACCACAACAGTGTCTCGCTGGTCCGAGGGAACTCCTGACACCACAGGCAAGAACGGTGGTAAGTTCACCATGGAGGCTGTAGGATCTGGTGGTAAGGGTGTCAACGTCTTTGGTACAGGACAGACACCTGCTGCTAACCAGAGGAACTGGGACAAAGGACTGTTCTCCAACAGCACCGCTAGTGTGATGGATGGGTTCTACAACAAGTTCAAGGTTGGTGCATCCTGGGCGTCAGAAGAGGGTAAGCCTCAGATTCTCAACGTCAAGTGGGAGTACGCTCCAGAGGTCAGCACAACATTCCCGTCAAAGATCGGGTTCGAGACCAGTGGTGACGGAAGCAGGTTCAATGCTGTCACACGTAACAACGTTGAGCAGACAGCACCTATTGAGGGTAAGTGCTACTCGACGTTTGGTACGGACACAAGTGGTAGCACCAAGGACCTGTTCAGAGACAACACCGGTACTGGAACAACCAACAACATTGATGGTAGGATTATTGGGGGAACCGACAACCCGAGCACTGTGTCAACAAATGTTGTCATCAACTTTGTCAGATCTACAACAGAATGACACATGATATGTTATGACAATCCTAGATGATATGATTGTTTAGGATTGTTGCCTGGTGGGGCTGAGCAATGGCATCAGATCGTTACTCAGTCCCACCAGTTTTGTCAACCACAGGAAGTCAGATAGAGCATCTATTACCTAAAAACCATGAGATTTAGGTACTTGATGGAGGTGAGAAGGTAGATAGCCATGAGAAAGATGAAGAGTTTCTTTGGAAGCCTGGATCTCAGCGTGTTCAAGATTGCTGGAGCAGCACTGGCAGCAATCACTGTTGCTCTGCTTTCCTCATACCTTACTGGTTACGTGTCCAGCCTGATTCTTGCTGGAATGGCGTCTGTTGTCACTGCTATTGCTTCAGAGTTCTACCGTGCTGTGCTTTCTGTTACTTCCAGGAACGCTGTCGCTGCCGCTAAGAGAACCGTATCATCGTCATCGTTGCTCTCAACTGGTAGTACACAGGATGGTGACACTGAGGAGATTCCAATAGTTTCAGACAAGGCTACAGACAGTGACTCTAGTGTGTCAGTAGAGAGTCGTGTAAGCAATTCTGAGGGCATAGAAATTGACAAGAGTACTCTGCTGGGCAAGATTGTCTCTGTTCTTCCTGAGTGGCTGACAAGCGCTGATCCAAGGAAGGTCAAGAGGATACTGAGGCACACCAGTATGTTCATGGCAACCATGTTCATAACCATTGGAGCAACATGTCTGATTGTCAGCGCTATCAAGGGTGAACCTGTCTACAAGACCATCGTGACGACAAACAGCGCTGATGTGGACGCTCTTAAAGAGAGGATCGCAAACCTGGAGGCAGAGCATCAGAAGAACGGCGGATCATCTTCATCTACAGAGGCACCAAGTACTGAGAAGCCAGCGTCTTCCCAGCCATCCACAGCGTCTTCTGCGAGCAGGCAGTCATCTCATGACAGTGCTAACTCAGAGGAGCAGTCTGACTTAGAGCAGGACAATAGCAACCAGACTAATCAGAACTCTGGAAGCAAGTCAGACGGCAGTTCTGGATACAAGTCAAACCCTAGTTCTGGCAACAAGACTCAGGCTGGTGGATCATCTCAGCACAAGCAGAGCGGGCAACAGAACTCACAACAAAGCCAACCTGACTCAGAGCAGAACAAGGCAGGTGTCTCTCAGGAGTCCTCTGAGCAGAATCAGAACACAGAGAATGGCGGTGGCAACAAACCTGAGTCTGGTCAAGATGTCAACAGCCAGAACGACAAAGCAGCCCCTGATTCAGAGATTCCAGCATCAGAAAACAAACAACCATAGATAAAACTCATCTCGACTAGCAGAAGGATCTCTGGTCACGTTGTTAGAATGTCAGGTAGTGCATATTCTGCTCGCACTACCTGACATTTTTGATTACAGGGATATTTTCGAGCAGTACTGGTGATAGATGTAAGGAGTTGCAGGTGTCTGCAAGTAAGAAGGTTGCAAGGAGAATGAAGTTCTCTGACTACCGAGACGATCCAGAGATCAAGTTTCCTGCTGTCAGGTGGATTCTTGACAAGAAGATCTTCTATGCCATTGCTGCGCTGATTGCTGTTGCTTTGGTGGTCTATATGGCTAGTCAGGGTCAGACCTCTTACGAGAAGATTGTGTCAGCACCAAAGACGACATCGCCCTATCAGAACGTTGCTGCATCAGACTCTCCTGGTACTCAGTGGGCTAAGGCGCTGCTTACTGATAACCCCGCATCTGTTCCTCAGTGGGAAGTGGTGTCTGGTGGTAAGCCTCAGCATCCTCTGCCTAATGATGTCTGCAAGCAGGAGCAGGTGCCTGATTCTGTTGCTGGATCAGTCTCTGCTAAAGGGTCTGGTGTAGCGGTCACTGTTCAGGTGTATGGTGCTGGTCAGGCTGCTGCACAGTTTGACAATTATGTCAAGAGGTGGTCGAAGTGCTTGAAGGAATTTGAGCAGAAGCCTGGAGTCTCAGATGCAACTGTCTACACGTTCACTAACGGATTCGTCATGGTTTCTGGTGACGCGATCCTTGGGGCTACTGCATCAGACTCAGGTATGAGGGACAAGTTGCTGTCCTACTACCAGACCAAGGTTCCTGAGACGCTGAGGTCTACACAGTGCTTGAGTCTGACATCAACATCTGCTGACAGCCTGAGGAACCTGTTCTACCATCCCAACGACTACACTGGTCTCAAGAAGAGCGAGAGCATCAAGACTCAGGTTGACACCAGCAATCAGGCCACTCCGTTACCACAAGGCTTGCAGAGTGTCAGCAACCCTGACGCTGAGGAGCCTGAAGCACCATTACCAGACGGATTCCCTTCTTTGCCTGGTGAGGTGGCTAAGCCGACACGTCCAGAAGGTGGTTCTGACACATCTGACTTCAGTGAGACAGCCACCTACCAGATTGAGGACGTGAATGGTCCTGGATGTGGATGGGCATGGTCTGGTCAGAAGATGCCTGTCTATAATACTGGTGAACTTCTTGATGCTCAGAAGAAGTCTGTTGGCAAGGCTCAAGATGACGCCAACCACAAGGCTGTTGGATACATGCAGGCTCGCCACAACTGGTCAGGCTCGATGCTCAACTATGTCTCGCAGGTTGACTCCTGGAACAGGTATGTCTCACAGGTTAATTCCGTGCATGACAAGTGGGCCTGGCTTAACAACGAACGCTCTCTTATTGAGGGGTCATGGAGACAGTATGTCACGAACCACAATGACTGGTTCACTTTTGATGACAGGAAGAAGGCGGCTAAGACGAAGTTCGATCAGGAGACTCTTGCCTGTAACACTGCTAACGAGAACCTTGCCAAGTGGGAACAGCAGTATGGCGAGGCGTGGAGGAAGGAGCAGGAGAGGGCTGCCAGAGAGAATGGCGGAAAGACACCAGCACCAACACCTTCTCCAGGCGCTACTGCTCCGCCAACTGCACTGAGGTTCCCAAACTCCAACCCGACTCCTACACCTACTGCTGACAGTGGTAGCAACCCGAAGATTCCAGACAAGCCAACAGGTTGCACAAACCCGCCTGTGAAGGATGAGATCCTGGATCAGGAGAAGCCAGCAGAGCCTCAGCCTCCTGTCATTCCTAACGGAGTCACTATCCCGAACTCATGGCCTCAACCGAACAAGTGAGTTTGTTGTCAAAAATCACATAATTATCACAGATCTCCCAAGATGATGAGACTCAGATCACTATCTTGGGAGATTTGTCGTTAAGATGTACCTAGACGAGGGCTCTGAACAGCAACCAGCGGCCTTTGTTGGATGCTCAAGCCATGACTGTGCATGAGTAGGCAAGTATAAGATACAGACATTTAGGGGATTGAAACATGGCTTTTCCAATGGAGTTGTTTTTTGGAACAGTTGGTCAGGTTCGAGAGAAGCGAGTTGTAGGGAAGGATGATCGTAGCGTTATCAACTTCTCTGTTGCTTACACACCACGCGCCAAGAACTCATCTGGTGAGTGGGTTGACAAGCAGACTATCTGGCGTGAGTGCACTGTATGGGGCAAGCAGGCTGACTACGTTGAGGCGTCATTCCGCAAGGGTGACCGTGTGTTTGTCTATGGTCAGTTGAATGTTGGTGACCCGTACACTGACAAGAACGGTGATGAGCACCCTGGGCGTGAATTCATCCTGGTTGAGGAGACTGGTCTGTCAGTTCTTTTCAACCCTGCACACTCTGATCGTGAGGCCAGGAACTCTTCTGGATCCAGTGCCTCTCCTAAGCGTCGTTCATCTGGCAGCAGTGCTCCTGCTAAGAGGAAGGCTGCTCCTAAGGCCAAGGATGATGACTTCGGGTCGGATGACTGGAGCGATGGTGACGACTGGGCAGACTCTGTTGACGAGGATGACCCGCCGTTCTGACAGACATTTTAGTCACTGATTACACAATCTAGTCATACCAAGGTGGTGGTTGGTTGCTGATGTAGTCATGATACAAAACCGGTGTAGCAGATGAGCCATGATTTCTAAAAGATGGAGTCATGGCTTATCTGCTTTTCTGAGATGATTGTTCGTTAACATAGAAGGTAGAGATATACCTGTTCTGTCATAGCCATTCACGAGCAGATGGCATATGAGACAGAGATTTTATTTGAAAAGGAATGGTTCTATGAGCATCAGAGGAACAGACGGAAACACTGTTGGTAGGCGTCCAGCAGTTGCTTCAAGAATGGGTGGCGAGACGGTATCAACTCCACCACCGCCTACAGAAGAGGAAGTCGAGTCAGCACGTCAGCAGCAGTTTAAGGTTCCTGAGTATGATGACACTGCATCTGACTATGTTGCTGTTCCATTTGATGAGAGTGTTATAGGCCATCCACACTCCTACCAAGACAGCAGTGATTCCTCTCATGTGTCAGATCAAAATCAAGACACTTCTCAGGAAGACAACAGATCGCTGTCTGTCAAGGCCCCTAAGAATCCTATCTTCAAGGATGTGTTCAGTAATGGAGAGGCTTCTTCTGGGGATCTTCCTAGTGCCAACAAGTTCACAGACTTTCTATCTAAGGACATTGCAAGAGCAAAACTGGTCAAGATTCTTGCTGGAACTGTTTTTGTTGTTGGTATTGTCGTGATAGTTGCACTTGGGTACATGGCTTCCAGGCCAAGTGCTCCCAAGTCTGGTGCTACTCCTACAGCAACAACCAACCAGCAGGCAAGTCCTGGAGCAGTTCTTGGTAGTGGTGTTGTTGGTGGTTTTGAGAATCCTGTTGCATCAAAGTTAAAAGACCTTCCTACTCCTAGCGCCTCCCAGATTAAGGCTGATGTCTCTGAGTCGTCTATCACGTTGTCGTCAGGGTATGTCGTCTCCTTCAAGGGTTTCAAGAACACTCCTGCACAGTCCTCTTGTACAGTGGACCAGCCAACAGACTTCTGCTTCTCTGGCACAGTCTCCAAGGATGACGTCAATGGAAAAATCTACGCTCTTCGTGATGCTGTTCACAGTCGTCTACTGGATGGAGGACTGGACTATAAGGAGTCAGGTAAGCCGAACACTATTGCTGCTGGAACACTGACAATCACCACTGACGCCTCTGGAAGCAGAACATCAGCAGTCATTATCGCAACAGGAGACGGGGCTGGTGTCATGGTGACTACAGGAAGCCAGAAAGAGGCTGAGGCGCTGATGAAGTCTGTTGAGATCACCAAGCACTGACAAAGTTAGATCCTAAACGCTGAGTAGATATGTTAACTCTAGGGTCAGTTTTTATGAGGAAGGTCTAACTGATACATGTTGACACAAGCAGGTATACTCGCAGCAGTATATGTCATTGTCATGCCTATAGTTCTTCGTCTTGCTGCAGTGGTTCACAAGAAGATGGTGACAGACCGACTGATTGAGAAGGCTGGTAAAAATGCTGCTGCGCTGGACAAGATCAAGCCGCCTATCTGGAACCAGTGGAAGGAACGTCTGAGTTACCTTATCAAGGAAGACAAGCGCCTAGCCTCATTTGGATCCAAGAAGAAGGAGGATAAGGAAGAGCCACCTGAGAGCGGTATCACTAACAAGCAGGTCTTCTTCCTGATTCTGCTCATTGGGCTAGGATGTTTTGTCTCTCCATCGTTTGGAACCTCGTGGTGGATGCTTGCTGCTGGATCGCTCTTGTTCTTCGTTGGTGTCTCTGTCGGAATGAGCATGGCGAAACCAGTTGTCGAGGCCAGAAAGAGCACTTTGGACAGAATGTTTGAAATCGCCTCAAAGCGCCTTGGACAAAGCCTTGAGTTCAAGAAGAATCCTGGTGAGGTCATCAAGGTTCTCAAGTGGGAGAACGAGATTGACGCCGTAAGGATCCAGTTCAACGTTCCTGACAACTTTGACCACGAGATGGGTGGTGAGGGATTTCTCAGACAACTCAACCAGATCTTCGGCCAGGTGCGAACATTCGTCCCTGACGACAGCGATCCAGAGCATCCAGGATGGGACCGCAGCAAGGGCGTGTTGACAATCTATGCTGTTCCACCACTACCTCAGATTGCACACTGGTCAGCACACTACATCGACACTCCTGGGGTCGCTCCGTCATTCTTTCCTATCGGCCTCACAGTTTCTCAGAAAGCCTCTCTGGCTATTCCGAATCCAGAGACAGGTGAGGTTGAGCATGTTGTTGGGTTTGACCTTGCAGGAGAGCAGAAGGACTACGCCAAGAAGCATGGTCTTGAGTTTGACGACAACATTGCATCAGCAAGCCCCATGGTTCTGATTGCCGGAAGTACTGGTGGTGGCAAGGCCATGGCTTCTGACACCCTTGTTATTGTCAGAGTCAGAAGGAAGAAGTGATATGTCACGTTTTCTTGGGTACAGCAAGTTTGACACGGCGAATGGACCTGGGGTCAGGGTATCCATCTTCTTCTCTGGATGTTCTTTCAGGTGTAAGGGGTGCTGGTCTGCGACGGCTCAGAATCCTCGCATGGGTGAAGAGTTTACTGGAAGCACTGTTGACATGGTTCTGAGTGACTGTGACCATCCTTCTGTTGCTGGTCTCTCTGTTCTAGGTGGAGAGCCTTTTGAGAACATGGAAGCAGTAGAGAGTCTATTGAAAGCATTCAGAGACAGGTTTGGTGACACCAAGACTGTCTGGATGTGGACAGGATTTTATTGGGATGAGATCATGCAGGATCCAGCAAAGACTCGACTGCTTCAATATATTGATGTATTAGTTGACGGAAGATTTGAGGTTCTACAGCGCGACATGTCTTTGAGGTTTAGAGGATCATCTAACCAGTCTGTTATTGACGTCAAGAAGTCGATTAAAGCAGATGAGGTTGTTTGGTGGGATGGAATAGGAGCAGAAGAATAGATTCTATCTTAAATAAGATTAAGTTCCCCTCCTTTGTTATAAGGAAGGGAACTTATTTCTTACGAAGAACTGCGGCTAGAAATCACATGTTCTATATGTTGGAGTATATTTTCTTTGTATTTAGTGTAGTCATCCTCCCATATATGATATAAATCTATCCCCTTTATCTTACATTCTCTAGATTTTTGTCTTTCGGGTGAATCATATGTATCATTGAGCAGATCATTTAAATAACACTTTTTATCATGCCAATAGCAACCATTATATTCAAATGCTAGGTTCATAGAGGGAATGTATATATCCAATTCTTTTGGAGAGAGGATTTCTCTGTCTCCATTAATGATTGGTATTTCACATGTGATTGATTTAATGTAGTCATAAATTTCTACTTCTGCTTTACTAGTAGGATCCCCTTTACTGCACTGAGGGCATTTTGGATGATTAATAATGTTTCTAGGAGAAGTGTATCTGGAATGATTACATTCAGGATAGATAATCTCTATCTTTTTGTGTGATGATGCACTTATCTTCTCGAGTTTTTCTTTGTCTGTACTTAGAGAGCAGACCCATTCTGGTATCGCATTAGATTTAGCGCTTACTTCAGATCTGGTCTCTGATCTTTTTATTGTAGAACATATTTTGCATCCATAGCCCTGAACTCTCCTGTAAACAGAAATTGAGTATGTATGCTCATGGTTGTCTTTACATATCCATTCAAGTTTTTCTTTTGATTTTGGATCAATTGGGCTACCATCTTTGTGTTTTAGTGTGTTCCATATTTCTGGGTATTTGTTTTCAAGATCGTTCTTTCCAGGAACTAGGATGTATCCAGAGCAGCAAGGACAGGCAAACCCATATCTTCTCACCCTTGATTCAAGACTTGAAAGTTTGTCTTTAAACAAATGTCCACATTTTACACATTCCCATTCTTGTTTTTTGGTAACCGGAAATCTACTTATTTTATCATTACATAATACACAATCTAGGTTGTCATCTAAATCTTTAGTGTATATAAAAGAAGTTCTGCATTCTCTACACCTATTTGGGTTTTTCTTTATATCCCTTACACTATGAAGAAGAGAGTGACCATTCTTGCATTTGAAGTAATACTTGTCTGGTGTCTCAGATGAGATTGTATTCAAGTCTATTGCGTCGTTCAACTCATAATCCCATCTGTCAACAAGATGTTGAACACTTCCCAAGGGAGATTTTTGCGCTTTTCCTTTTCTAAGGTTTTTAGACATATTTGTTCTTCTACATTTAGGACAACCTCTACCTTTTACTCTGTTGGTTATAGATGATAACCAACTGTGATCGCATTGTTTACAAGTCCAATAAGCCTTCTTATTAGATCCAGGTCTAACATCAAATGGAGACTCTGGATGCTTATTATTACAGTCATGTTCTTTTTTATTCTTGTATACATCCCATTCTTCTGCTAAAGAAGGATGAAGTATACCAAAACTAATACAAACAGGGCATCTTGTCTTTAAAAGACTTTTTGTGGATAAAAATTCATGACCGTGTTCGCATGTCCACCACAACTTGTTTTCGTGACTAATTGTGATCTCAGATACGGAGATACTGTTCTTGTTCTTGTTAAAATGCTTAGCAATCTCTGGATGAGTTGTCTCCAGATCGTTCCACCCAGATAAGAACTTAACTCCTGCACAGTAAGGACAACCAGAACCTTTAACTCTTGTTCTAACGACCGACTCCCAAGAGTGCATTTTCTTGCAAATCCACCAGATTCTCACAACGCCTGATCCAGCACTGATTGAATCAGGATCAAGATTCTTCTTGTTAAGTGTAGGATGAATTTCTTTTATAAGATCTGGGTAATCAGATAGTTTCTTCAATTTATAAATCCAATCTGTAAAATAGTCACAGACTCTATATCTAGAGATCACTATATTTGCTCAAAGATTAGATAGAATCTAAGAAGATCACAATACGAATCGAGGTTGATTTAATGTCCAACTGTAAGCATAAAAGTCCTGAGGATGGGGTTTGGAGAAAGTGTGAGGGTGTTGAGAAGTGTTCTTACAGAAAACGTGGCATCCAACTCGAGCACGCTTCTAGTCAACAGGAGATTGATCAGATTGAAGCCCGTCTTGCTGGCGTCAGTGATGATGGTTTGGGTGGGTCTTCTGTCGTATCTGAACTACCTCTTCCTGAAGATGCTCTCAGGTATGACTCAGAGAAGATTGATCTCGCTAAAAGTACTTATGAGAGATACATGAGCGAGGGCAAGATTCAATCCGCTTCTGTTGATGGATTCAAGCAGGTCTTTGACTTCGACATACCGAAGACAGGCATGATTGTCCGTGACACCAAGGACTTGAGCAAGATGTACTACACTTACAACAATCCTTATGGTGGTGTAGAGTACTTCAATACTGAGACTGGAGAAAAACGTCAAGGATGCAGTGCTAGTGGATCTGACTTCAGGTACACTATAGAAGGTTTTCCTGTTGACAAGAAAGATGGCGCTCGATTCAGTGACGCCGACTTCTGGAGCGCAACTATGCACAGCAAGTCAGCGTTTCATTTGGCAAGTAATCAAACCGATGCGTTAGGTAGTCAGATTCAGAGAAAACTCAACTCACATGGTCTTCGTCTGACTTCTGTGTCTGTTTCTGACAGTAGACCGAATCACTTCAAGTATGATGGTTTTGTTGATGTATGTGCTGCTGACAAGGATGGTAGAAAATACTATGCTCGTGTCAATCTGGAGACAGGAGATGTTGTCAGCCGGAACGACAGCACCAAAGATGACAGTACGAAGGCTCTTGAAGAAGCCATTAAGACTACAGACAAAGCGTTTAGAATGAGCGCTCACAGATGTTACCTAAAGAAGGTTGATGCTGACAGAAGGCGTGACAGAATTGCTGATGAGTACTACTATGGGTGAGTTAAATCAGATTGAGCAAATCTTATAACAGATAGTTATAGGTTGATCGATCCCTCTGCTCTCACCTCTGGTTAAGATGATCCTAGTTTACTCTTGCGGCTATCTTTCAGAGGTGAGTTTTTATGTATATTGATGACAGAAACATTACTGCACTAGAACCAGAACAGGACATCACCACACAGTATCCTGTCAAAGCCTCTGTGGCAGCAGAAGACATCAAGGACGTAGTTGTGGTTGGCTCTGGTCCAGCAGGGCTTTCAGCAGCCTTGTACACGTCTCGTGCAGGTCTGTCTACATCTGTTGTCAAAGGACTGACTGCTGGTGGGCTTGTGACCTCTACTGAGGAGATCGACAACTACCTTGGTATGCCTGGTGTCTCTGGTATAGACATGTCTGAGAAGTTCTTGGGGCACTCTCAGATGTTTGGTGCTCAGATGATTGACGGGGTTGTGGACAGGATTGTCAAGCGTGATGACGGCGTTTTTGAGACTCATCTATCTGATACCAGTGAAGTCTTGCTATCCAGGTCCGTGGTGTTTGCTGCTGGTAGTGAGCCTCGGAAACTAGATGTTCCAGGTAGTGAACTCAGTGGTGTGTCATACTGTGCCACATGTGACGGGATGTTCTTTGCTGACGAGAATGTGGCTGTTGTTGGAGGTGGTGAAAGTGCTGTTGAGGAGGCTTCATACCTTGCCAACCTGTGCAGTCGTGTTGACGTTTTTGTAAGGTCTTCGTGGCGCGCTTCAAAACCTGCTGTTGAGAGACTGGAGACTCTTTCTAACGTCTTTGTTCATGAGGGCGTCAATGTTGCAGAGATTCAGGACAGTGGTAGTGGTGATGTCTCAGGGGTGGTTGGAACCGATGGGGTGACATACCCTGTCTCTGGTGTGTTTGTAGCGGTAGGACAGATCCCTAACTCTCACGCTGCTGCTGGGAATGTTGAATTATACAGTGATGGTTTCATTCACAGGTCTACTACTGAAGGCTTCTTTGTTGCTGGGGATGTCTCAGATCCTGATTTCAGACAGGTTGCTGTGGCTGTTGGTAGTGGAGCAAAGGCTGGTATCTCAGCAACTAGGTTTATTCTCTCAGATAAGTGAGTAACAATCATATAGAAGACATTATGTTGTAGGAATTTCATACAGAACTGAGGAAGTGTTTTCAATGACTGAAATAAATAAACTTCTATCTGAACTCGGAAGCAAGACAGCGAAACTAGTGAACGATTTGTTTACCTTGTCATCAAATGAGGACGTGCAAGAATCTCTTGGAGTTTTTAGGAATAATCTTATTCAATCTACAGAGTTTGAGTGTAGAAACATTGAGAAGTTTGCCCTGCTTGCTGATGCTGGCAACCTGTTCGAGTCGATTCGTTCTCTTGTAGCAGATTCTGGACACATTCTTGGTGAGTGCTTCACTGACAGAGGTGACTCACGTGTTGGATCTATTCGATCAAGAACGTTTGATGTGGTTGTTCTTAAGAGCCGAATTGAAGACATGATAGGTGTGGATACTTTTGGCCCTGACAACAAGAACTACCACAAGATTGACAACAATCTTCTGAGTTTCTTTGATGCATACAAGAGTGCTCTCAGTGGGGACACAGACAGGCAAGTATCTTCTCTCTGAATTGTAATGCCTCGTTGATTGTACTTAGAGGAATCTTTCTATAGATAAACACCTTAGATAGTGAAAGTCGTTTCATGCTTTTTCTAGATGAGGTGTTTATCTATGTCTGCTAAGAAGTACCATGCCACACCAACCGGACAGGTCAGGGAGTGCAAAGCCACTAAGAGGGCCTGTCGCTATGGACCCGCTCTTCATGGTAGCACGCGCGATGAGGTCAAGATGATCATAATCAATGATCTTGAGTCTAAGCATGGTGCTTTTGCTGAGATCTATCGTCCACGTAAGAACGCTATGACGAAGCATCCTACAAAGAAGGGTAATGTGGTTCGTCGTGGTGTTGAGATGAGCAAGATTGATGCTGCTCTGAAAGACAACCTGATTCGCAGTGCTAACGAGGTTATCAGTCGTCGAGCACACTCTGGTGACATTCTTTTGGCAAAGGCCAACCCTTCTGCTGCTGAGAGACGACTCAAGAAGGCTGTGGATTTTGCAGATGGTCAGAATAATGGGCATCTTATGAAGATCTTGCAAAACTCCAAGGTTCTTCCATCATCTAGGTTCAAGTCGAGTGACGGAACTGTTGTAGACACAGACACCTATCTTGATCGTGATGAGCAGATGTCTCGTGTTGATGACGAAAGAAAGAGGCTTGACAAGGTTGTGAAGGATTTTGTTTCCTCGTCCAACCTAAAGAAACCCAGGTATGAGTTGGATGGGGAAATTGCTAAGGTAGTTATTGATGTCAAGGAAAACCAGTTGGATAAGGACTACCTGAAAACTCTTCCAGAGTCCTTGAAGAGAAAGATTCAGACCAGAAAACCAAAGGTCAGTCTGGATCTTGTCAGGCTGCATCTTGACGAGGAGACACAGGCCAAGATTCTGACAAAATCGCAAACAACAAATGTGGTTCTAGGATCTCGACACGATGTTGGTAAGTATGTCGTTAACGCTGATACCAACCTTCCTGGAAAGACGGATGAGGACAAGATGGATGCAGCACTAAGTAATTACCAGCAGTTGTACTCTGATGCTCAGACCTCATTTGGCATGAAGTACAGAGATCTAAAGAAGACAACGGGCTCTATGAACAATGTCATGAAGACTGCTGCAAAATTGAATAATCCTGATGGAAATACATACATTCCTGCTAGGGCGCTGAACAGGGGTGTGGTTATCAACAACAGACAGCAGGTCAACCAGACTAATGCGCGTAATAACCTGACACCTGAGCAGTTGGCTCTTGTTAGTAATTATGAGTACAAGGTTGATGAGGATCTTGCTCGTCAGCATCTTTCTGAGGAGCAGTTCGGTAAACTGTTTAGTGCACGTACTGCTTCTGTTAGAGTTACAGAGAAGTAGTGGGTGATATGAGAAGGCGTATACATTCTTTTTCTTGATGATGTGGAAGGTGATAGTGTATGGCAACATTTGTTGAGTCGCTTATTGATGGATATGAGGATCAGGGTTTTGGTCGTAAGATTGATGAGACCACTATCGCCTCTTACAGCAATGACACTGAGGTCTCTTTTGATGCTGAGTATGATGGTGATGACGTCTCAACTCTTGATGTCTACTCCAATGGAACTCACCTAGAGACATTTGATGTCAGAGATGACAACTTTGTGGATCGTCTCAGCACACTGATGTCCTCAGAACTTGACTTCTGAATCTGTCGTCACTTCTCCAACAAGTGAGCGTTAGGTGTTTGCATGATTGTGTACCTAGCGCTCACTTTTTTGGATAGGTAGCCCTATCTATTCCCATGTTCTTGGTAAGATTGTGTCAGAGTGTCTTGTGTAGTGAATGGAGTGGTGTATGTCTTTTCGTCCGGTAGAGAAACTGGTCAGTAAGTTCCTCAGGCCGAGTCAGGTTGCTGTTCCTGATGATGTGACTCCTGGACAGGTGGTTGCGTCTGATGACGAGTTTGACTATGTTGTCAAGAGGTTCGGGGATCTGGAGGTTGGTGACGAGATTCCTGATGACAATGACGACTGGGAGACTGTGGTCGAGGTGTATGACGAGCACCTTCCAGAGTCGATGTATGAGGTGACGACAGATGAGGGACAGGTGGTTGAGGTGTCTGGTAACCACCTGTGGTATGTTGAGACCTCTCTGGATCGTTCACTGCACGCTCACAGGCTTAAGAACTCAGCTAAGGTGCTGCAAAGATGCCTGTCTGAGGAGGTTGTTGAGGCATTTGAGATGATTGCCACAGATGATGACAACGAGTACCTGATTGAGACTATGCTCAAAGACATGATCGAGTTGTCCGAGTCACGTGACCCTGAGTTGCTGGGAGTGTTCTCACGTATCGCTGAGAGTGTTGGACATGTTTCTGAGAACAATGTGGTTGTGCAGGATCTTGAGACTGGCGAGCAGGAGGTGTCACGGATTGTTCGAGGTTATGATGCCAGACGTTTTGCTCAGCAGGTTCTTGCTCTGACTGGAATCAGGAAGTACAGGAGCCAGTGGCCTGTGATTGTTGGACGGATTGTGACCACTGAGGAGATTATTGGTACAGAGGACAGACCTGGACTGATGGAGTTCTTCGAGGTGTTCATTCCCTCAGCGAAGCAGTCATATGTCAACCAAAAGTGATATATGAGATCAGTAGCACACTTAAGTGACATTGACATCTCATAGTGTGTTGTCGTATGCTTTAAGACAAGATTCATCAACATCTCATGAGGAGAGATTTACTTTGAGTATCTACAACCCTGTACAGAACGCTGAGAGTGGTTTTGCTGTCACTCATCGTCGTGTCATGAACTGGCTGCTGGCTCAGTTCGCTATCATGGCTGTGGCGATGATGGTTATTGGCCCTCTCATCCCACCTGCAACAGTTAAGATCGTTGCTCTGATAACGGTTGGTGTTCTGATTGCGTCATCTTTTATCAAGATGACTCCAACTCTCGCCAAGGGTTTCGCCATTGGTATCCCTGCTGTTATTGGTGTGCTGATGTACAGTACTGTCAGTGCCTTCATCAGTGCTGGTGCAGGAAACCTGGTTGTCATGGCTGCTGGTGGAACTGCTATCATCTTTGGTGTGATGTCTGTTCTCGGGTACACCAGTGAAAAGAGCCTGGAGCACTGGTCTACCAAGTTGGGAGCAATTGTCCTTGGAGCCATTGTCCTGTCATTGGTGAACGTGTTCTTCTTGCACCTGCCTATTCTGTCACTCATTATTTCCATTGCGATGCTGATTGTCTTCTCGCTTTACGTGTTCATTGACATTCAGCGTATTCGTGACACCCCGAATGCCGATCAGATGACGGCTGCGATGCTTGCTCTCAACATCTTCATGGACATCATCAACCTGTTCCAGAGCCTGCTGAACATTCTCTCATACTTCAACGAGTGAGGTCTTTGTCAAGATAGCGATCTGATTTACTAATGGCTGGTGTCAAAGAACAGGCACCAGCCATTAGTGTTTAACATATAGATAAGCAATAGGAACATTGTTTGAGAGAGTTGTCAAAATACTCAATAGGCAAAACAATATACTGACTACTCACTGATTGACAAAACAAGGACACAAGATTCACAATGACTAGAAAGCACTATGACTCAGATACAAGACGATGGCTGGAGTGCTCTGCTGACATAAGAGAATGCCCGTATATTCACGCCAGCAGCCAGAAGGAGCAGGACGAGATTATGACGATGCTCTATGGCAGTAACGTCATGAGTGGAGCGTCTAGGTCTTCTGTGCCTGACACCAGTAATGACGACTACATTGGTGGAGAACTGGGTAGGTATGTGGATGTTGACCTTCTGAACAGGATGATTCAGGAGGGTTATGTCTCACAGCAGAAGCATCCTGACGACGACACACTGAGAGTCCTGTGCTACACCAAGGCTACTCAGTACTCTGCTAAGTGGAATGATGCCACCAAGACAGCACGTGGTCTCATTGTCCAGTCTTCTGACGAGAATCTTAGTGATGCTCGTGTTGTCCAGTTGCCTTGGAAGAAGTTCTACACCTTGTCTCAGATGGTCGGATCTGACGGCAAGCCTGGCTGGGCGTTTGGCGATGAGGAGAACATGGCTGGCGCTGAGGAGTCGATCAAGTTACTGAACTTTGATGCTCCAGCAGAGGTTACTGACAAGCGTGATGGCTCCATGCTGATCGCCTACCGTCATCCAGTAACAGGTGAGCCATGTGTTGCCACAAAGGGTAGTTTCGCCTCGGATCAGGCTATTGACTACACCAACATGATTCGCAGGGACGACTCTCTTGGTGAGACGATGGATACACTGCTGAGCAGACATCCTGGAACCACTTTCGTGTTTGAGGGTACTGGGCCTGGACCACATCAAATCATCCTGAAGTACGACAAGGACGACATTGGGATGATTGGAGCCATTGACAAGCATACTGGTCGTTACCAGAGCACACAGAAGTACAGGGACATCTGGGGTGATAGAACGGTTGCTGAGAGCATGTCAGCCAGCACCTTACGTGAGGCTCTTGCTCTGCCACCACGTGAAGGCAAGGAGGGTGTTGTGGTCAGAATCTTCAATCGCGATCCAGACAAGCAGATGCAGGTGAAGATCAAGCAGGATGACTACCTGGCTCTGCATCGTGCCTTCGCCGGGATGAGCAAGAGCGCAATCTTTGATCTTGTCTCTACTGGAAAGTACGAGTCCAGTGTCAGCAAGATTGGAGACCTCGGTAGGCGCAAGTTTGATCCAGTTGCTAAGATGTTTCAGAACGAGCACGACAAGATTATTCGTGAAGCACGTGAACAGTACGAGTCGCTGGACAAGAGTGGTACCAGAAAGGAAATTGCTGCAAGAGTCTCTAAGATGAGTCAGTCCGGCTTTGTTTTCAGTCTGCTTGATGGTCGTAATCCAGGAGAGCCAGGGTTTGAGAAGAAGGTCTGGAAGACAGTAAGGAAGAACCTGAAGGGGTCACGCATCTGGGACGAGGAAGAGGAGTAGGAGTTCCTGAAAATACTGGCAATCATTCTCAATACTCTGCCTAATCTGCTTTGATAGTGGTGGTTATCACACAAGATTCAGAGCAAAAGACCTGACTTCATGTTGACAGAATGATAGTGTGTGGTATGATTGCTGGCACAACGACCATATTGAGGCAAGACATCAGCCACCAAAAGTGATGATGTTTTGCTGATAATAAAGACGTTGAGCGTCCTTTGGAAAGACCTTCCTGAGGGCGTTCTCTCGTGAAAGAAAAGTCAACACCTGGAGAGGTATGTAATAGGGAGTTTAAGATGACAACGATGGATAGTATCGCTCAGTTGGAGCAGATGGTTGGCAAGGGCCAGAGCGTTCTTGTCAACTCAGCAATGGAGGTCATGGATGTCGTTGCATGGTCTCGTGCTGTGACACTGGTTGTTGCTAATGGTGCAGCGACACTTGTTCCACGTTCAGACGGGTCCTTGGTAAGAAGCCAGCACCTGTCAATTCCGCGTCCACTGGTTGTCAGTCTGAACCGTTACGTCTCCAAGCACAAGGGTGGAAGGAAGTTCGATCCTGACGCCAAGATCGCTAACTCTCTTGTGCACATTCGTGACAACTACACGTGTCAGTACTGCGGCAAGAGTGTTCCGAAGTCTCTGGCGACAGTTGACCATATTCTTCCAAGGTCTCGGGGTGGTCGTTCATCCTGGAGCAATCTGTGCACAGCGTGCCAGAAGTGCAACAACAAGAAGGGTGACATGACTCCTCAGGAGGCAGGAATGGCTGTTCCGGTGATTCCTTCCTGGGAGAGTGTTAACAGGACGAAGAGGCTTCAGGATGTCGTTTATGCTGTTCTGACTGAAGGATGGTAGAACTCACACTTGTGCTGAGTCACAATTGAGATCCACTTTGAGTGCCGGATGTGATTGATGTGGTCGCATCCGGCACTTCTGTATCTGTTCTACCTTGATGAACCTGCTTCGTCCTTTTGCATCTTTATGTTGATATGACGCCAAAAGGTAGTTGACGTGACGACATTCATATGCTAAACTCGTCACAGATGAATGATTTTGAGTCATTTTTGAGGAGAAACAAAGTATGGCAGTGCCCACCAAGAACAAGCCTGTGATGTCTGACACCAGGCGTAATCGTGTGCTTTCACGACTGCAGTACGCGACTGATGAGAAGGACATTGAGTCTGTCTACCGTGATCTGCTGCTTGATGCCATCAAGAATGTTGAGGCACCGGACAATGGTAGTGTTGGCAACGGTTTTGTATCCACCTTGAACGGTGTCAAGACTGATGGCCTGCTTTTTGTGAGTTTTGCCTCAGACGGGTTGTTTGACACTCGTGAGGACTACAGTATCCTTCTTGAGGTCAAGCAGGATCGTGTCTTCTCTGGTGAGGCGGGACTGGAGCAGCGTGCTCGTGTTCTGGTTCAGTGCACCTACTACATTCACAATCTTGTCTCTGGAGCAGACCCAATTGAGGCTCCTAGAATCGTTGTGGTGGCTGATGAGGACGAGATCTTTGTTGTTCCAGGAGACACCCTGAAGGATCTTGCTGACAGGACATGGAGTGACGATCCTGAGTGGAGTCTTGCGCCGTCAAGTGCTTGGGAGAGCAATCACGGACTGCTCGATGCGATCAAGAACCTGTCGATTGTTGGAAACGTGCCTGTCCATTCAGTGTATGACGAGAGCAACAAGATCTCTCTTGATGTCAACAACCTGGCTTATGGTATCAGGAGTGTTGCATCTGGAAAGTCAACCGAGTTGCTGAAGAATCGCATCAGTGCTGACAGTCTTGAGTCTGCGTTCATCAAGTTTCACATGAGCGTTTTTGGTGGTTTTGTTGGTAAGGACGCCTCCAAGAAGCAGATGGCTGTCTTTGTCAAGACTATCCTGAATGATCTGACTGCATATGTTCACCCTCGTATCCCTAACACCTTTGTCATGGAGGACAAGGGCCGTCAGACTGTTGTGAACGCTGTTGACGGATTCAGCGCTCATGAGTTCGAGGTTTGGCGCAACATGTATCGTTTTGGCGGTTACTCTCTGAGAGAGAAGCAGGAGATTACTTCCATCTGTGACCGTCTGCTGGAGGAGAACGAGCGTCGATGGACTGGTGAGTTCTGGACTCCTTCTCTGTGGGCGGACGAGATGCACAGGATGCTGGAAAAGGATCTGGGTAGTGACTGGCGCGAGAAGTACGTTGTCTGGGATCCTGCCTGCGGATCGAAGAACCTGACGAAAGATTACACGTTCGGTTCAAACGGCGACAATAGCAACCTCTTCCTGTCAACTCTTCATACTGAGGAGATGATGATTGCTGAGGGTATTAATTCTGGTGCTCATGAGTTTCAGATGGACTTTCTGAATGATGATATGGGGATTCATGACACCTATCTTGGTCTTGTCAAGGAGCAGGCAAAGGCCGAGAAGGATGCTGTCAATCTTGCCAACAGGAAGAACCGCGCACAGGCCAGGAAGTACCTGAAGAACAACGAGATTGAAGTCACAGAGGAGAGCATCACCAAGGTTATCTCTGAGCGTCTGATTGACGTTGTTGAGCCAAAGATGGATGACTCTTTTCCTAAGAAGATGACTCCTGAGTATCTGGCTGATTCTGTTCCGTCTGACCGCTGGGGTATTCCTGAGGAACTGGTGAAGGCTCTGAAAGAGAACAAACCCGTTGTCATCATTGGCAATCCTCCATATGGAACATCTGGTGGTAGTACCCGAACTGAGAACAAGTCTGGTATCACATCCACCAAGGTAAACAAGGAGATGGTTTCTCTTGGTTGTGGTGGTCATGCAGCCCAGGATCTTTGCACTCAGTTCTATTGGCGTGTTGCGCTACTGGCTCGGACGTTCGGGTACACTCAGGACTTCCATGTGGTCTTTTTCAGTAAGTCGTTTTTGACTTCTCCTGCGTTCAGTGGTATGGTTGATGACTTCACCAAGGACTTCAGGCTGGAGTCAGGGTTTGTTATGGATGCCAGCGAGTTTAACGGGACAGCAGGGCGGTGGCCCATCCTCTGTTCTCACTGGGTCATTGACACCTCTGACAATCATAAGCCGCAGACACAGTTCAGGTATGCTGTCAAGCGCAGGAATGTTGACAAGAAATTGAACCAGGTGTTTGTCACTGATGATGGTTCGTGTCTGTTGAAGCGAGTCGATGACGCTAACCGTCTGTCCAGGATGATTCCTGCTCCAACAGGCGAGTACATTGACAACTATCCTGTCACGATTAACGGGTTCACTGACAAACTGGGTAACAACCTTCGTGGTCGGTCAACTGAAGGAGCGTTTGGGTTCCTGCAGAAGCGCGACACTTTCAAGGGTGCCGACCTGAAGACCAGCATGTTCACTATCACAAACCGTTCTGGCGATGGAGTGCCTGTTGACTCTGGTAACTTTGCTGAAGCATGTACTGTGTTTGCGGTCATTAAGAACTGCTACAAGACTATCAAGGCCAAGGGAACTGACTGGGTTCATGATAGAGATGTCTTTGTCGGGATGACTGATGAGTTCACCAGTTCTGAGTCCTACAAGGAATTTGAGGCTGACTGTGTAACTCTGGCGCTGTTCAGTTCTGGTAGCCGTCAGACATCACTGAGTGGTTACAGTTCCAGAGGTAAGACCTGGGATGTTGACAACGAGTTCTTCCCTGTGTCCAGCAGGTTCATGGAGGACGTGGCTTTGGATAATCTGGATCAAGGTGGTTCACAGATGCTCTCAGAGATTCAGAGGTCTGACGAACGTTTTGCCTCAACGTGGCTGGAGGATGCTGCAAGATCTGGTAACCTGTCTGATAATGCTAGAAGTCTTTTGAGGACATGGGGAGAGATCCTTAAAGTCTCGTTCAAGTACCGTCATGAGTACGTCAACACTCCTGGCCGAACAGGGTATGGTCTTGATCGCTGGGACGCTGGTTTCATTCAAGTGTACAACATGTGTTTCAGCACTGACCGGTATCTTCCAGCAGCAAAGAAGGATAAGACATTGCAGGACTTGTGGGCAAGGTTCTGTGAGCAGCGACAGGCTCTTAGTGACTCTGTTGTTTCACAGTATAGAGAAGACACTGGTTTCTGATACTGAATCAGTTAGTAGATAGATGAAGGAGAACAACTTGGCAGAGAGCAAGACAAAGGAAGAGCGTCGCCAGGAAAGGCGTCAACGTGCAGCCGAGATGCGCAAGCAGGCAAAGAAGAAGGCCCGCCGGGACAAGATTGTCAGAGTATCGGCTCTTGTGTCTGTGATTGCCGTTCTGATTGGACTGACAGGATACATAGCGGTCACTGCTCACAACAAGAAGGACTCTGATGGCTGGACTCAGGCTGCCACGCAACTGACACCTAAGAACTTTGATGAGCATGGTGCTTTTCAAGTGAAGTCAGATAACTTGAAGAGTAACGCTACCAGAGTTGATGACTTCTTCGACCCTCTGTGTCCTGGGTGTGGTGCTGTGCATCGTGCTTCTGGTGACAGAATGAAGGAACTGGTGAAGTCTGGTGACATTGACCTGCGTCTGTCTCCTGTATCGTTCCTGGATGAGGCGTCAACAGACAAGTACTCAACTCGTGCTATCAATTCCTTCGTGACTGTTGCTGAGAACAGCCCAGAGCACGCATTGGAGTTTCTGTCAGCACTGTATCGTAAGGATTTCCAGCCTCAGGAGGGCACTCAGAACTATGGTCAGAAGCCAGTGACGGATCAGGCTCTTGTGGAGGCTGCTGTGGGTGCAGGAGTGCCAGCAGATGTTGCCAAGACTATTCCTGAGCATCGTTATGCTGACTGGATCAAGAAGACGTCTGAGAAGCAGGTGAAGAGATCTGACCTGTTCCCTGGTGGTTTCTCCACTCCAGCCATCTTCACTGGTGTCAAGTACAGTTCTGATGGCAAGGCTTCTGGAACGAAGATTGATTTCAAGAACAAGGACATCCTGAAGGCGTTCAACGAGGCGGTTGGTGTGAAGTAGCGCTTACACGCTATAGAGTCATGCATGATAGGTTGTGATCTGTGCAAGAGGGGTGATGTTGCACAGATCACAACTTTTCTGTTTGACATAGCAGGTGATAGCAGAGTAGTATGTACTCATCTGGAGATCATGACTGATTCTCTGGATTGGTACCTCAACATAACACTAACTACTTGTGCTGCATATGCCTCTGATAGAGCACTTTATGTAGCACCCGAACCAAGGAGAAGTACATGCGTCATCTGGTATCAGTCCAGACCATCACTGACATCACCCCTATCAAGAATGCTGATCGTATTGTCAACGCTCGTGTTCTTGGCTGGAACGTCATTGTCAAGAAGGATCAGTTCTCGACTGGCGACAAGATTGCCTACTTCGAGATTGACTCTCTTCTGCCTGAGACGGATTCTCGCTATGCTGCTTTCATGTCTCGTGGGGTTCGTAAGTACACCGATGAGGATGGTAACACCTCGTCTGGTCACGTCCTTCGGACTATGAAGATGCGAGGAGTGTACTCACAGGGTCTTATCATGGGTCTTGACGAGATCGGTTTTACTCAGGAGCAGATTGACTCTCTTCCTGTTGGTGCTGACATCACCAAGGAGGCTGGAGTCATCAAGTATGAGGAGCCGCTTCCTGCTCAGGCTGGTGTTATTGGTAAGTTCAACGAGGCTATGGCTCCCAAGTCGGATGCTGAGCGTGTGCAGTCGCTTGCTGAGCACTGGGACGAGATTCTTGGTCTGAAGTGGATTCCGACAGTCAAGGTTGACGGAATGTCGCAGACGTTTGCCAACATTGATGGTACGATTCACGCCTACTCTCGTAACTGGGAGATTCCTACTGAGAACACTCTTGGTTACCAGATTGCTGAGAGGGTTGGTATTACTGATGTGCTTCGTGAGCATCCTGGTATGTCTGTTCAGGCCGAGTTGCTTGGTCCTGGGATCCAGAAGAACCGACTCAAGTTTGATACCGCTACCTTGAAGGTGTTCGCAGTGTATCAGGACGGCGAGAAGGTGGATCGTGAGGACTGGGACGAGCGGCTGCTGAAGGTTGCTGTTCCTGCTCTGGGTGACGACTGGATGCCTCGTGGTACGATTGATGAGATGATCGAGAAGGTCGCTGATCTTCGTGACAACGTGACTAAGGGCTGCCGTGATGAGGGTATTGTGTTCCATCTGGCTGCTGGTCAGGAGGTTCCGATCTGGATGGACAGGAACCGGAACTTCAAGATCATTTCTAACAAGTACCTGACCAAGCACAACATCTGACACAAGCAACAAGAGAACCAAGCGTGAGAAGAACTTTTGAATCTTCTCACGCTTGGTTTACTGTTTGTCATAATTCTGTTTACTCTGCTTTGAGCATCTTCTATTGGTGGTTGACTTCTCTCACCTGAGAGTGTAGAATGTCACACGTCCTGATGTAGGAGAGATTACAGGGCATGGAGGAGAAGATATGAGACGTATTACAAACCAGGAGGCTGCTAAGTCACTGGGAACTGATGTTGAGTCACTGAAGAAGCAACTTCAGGGCAAGAAGAAGCGCAATGAGGCTTCTGTTAAGGCTCTTCCTGAAATCAATAACGATGAGGTTATCAAGCGTCGTATTCGTGATCTGACAACACCTAATGGATGGATCCGGAAACTCACTCAGGAGGAACTGGGTATCTTCACAGAGACCGTTCTCACGGCTGTGAATCGTACTCCTGTGTTCCGTGAGGGTTTTGCTCTGCTCTCTCCGTTTGTTGACGCTACTGCCGAGACGTGCTACACAGACAAGCACGCTCGTGTTGGTCTGTCGTACCGGTTCCTGTACGCTCTGGACCCAAGTACTCGTGCAACCTGGTTGACTCACGAGGTCATGCACCTTCTGAACAACCACTTCACTCGTTTTGCAACGGCTGGTGTTCGTGCTGCACGTGCTAACATTGTTGGTGACCTTGAGATTAACACGTGTCTTCACGCCAACCGCACCATGACAACAAGTCACATGCTTCTTCCACAGGACTACGACCTAAAGAAGTTCAAGACCATGGAGTGGTACAACGCCAACTGGAATGCTCAACTTGACCAAATCCTTAGTCGTGATGAGTCCAGGATGCAGCAGAGTGATGCTTCCTCAAGTCCCAGTTCTCCATCACAGGACAGTAGTTCAGGCGATCAGAGTTCGTCTGCTGAGGATGATGGAAGTCTGCCGGATCAGATGAGCGGTGGTGGCGGATCTGGTGACAGTGATTCTGACAACCAGGAGCAGCAGCCTCAGGACAACTCTGGCGGCAGTGGCTCTGGATCAAGTAGCAGTAGCCAGCAGTCTAGTGAGTCATCTCAGGGTTCAGGTGGTTCATCACAGTCTCAGCCTGACGAGTGGAGCGATCCCAGTGATAGCGATGGTTCTGGTCAGTCTCAGTCTGGATCTAGTAGCAGTCAGTCACAAGGATCTGGTAGTTCTGGATCTGGTAGCCAGTCTGATGACAGTGACTCAGGAGATGGTTCCCAACAAGGAGACAGTGGGTCCTCTAGTTCCTCTCAGAACGGGAACAACAACAGTAGTGACACTGACCCAAGTTCCTCTCAGAGCGGAAATAACAGTAATGATGCCAATTCTGGTTCTTCTCAGGGTGATGCTTCTGATCAGTCTCAGAACGGTTCTGGAAATGGTGGTCAGCAGGAAGATGATGGTGACGACAATGAGCAGAGCGGTAACTCTGGTGGCGGCTCATCATCTAAGAGGAAGCGTCGTGGTAGTGGAATCCAACTAGGCTCTGGCACTGATTTCTCGTCTCTTGGTCCTCAGTCTGGTGGATCTAACGGCCAGCAGCCCAACCCTAATAACAGTGGTTCAGGAGGCGGTGGCGGACAACAGCAGGGCGATCCTAGTGGTGACGGAGGCGGCTCTGCTGGTGATGGTCAACAGAGCGACGGAGGACAGTCAGGAAACGGTTCTGGTTCTTCTGGTCAGAACCAAGGGCAGGATTCTGACTCTGAGGGCGATAGCGGAGACGGTCAGAACCAGCAGTCTGACAAGATCAGTGAGAGCAATGACCGTCTTGCTGAGGACATGAAGAGCAAGAACACAACTGGTCCTAGCGAGAAGAGCATGACATGCGACACTCCGAATGACCTTCGCGAGCAGGCTGCTGATGCTGCTGGTATCGAAAGAAAGTCCAGTGCCACACAGGCTGCTGCTCGTGACAGCGTAAGGACCAGGATTGTCCAGGATCAAAACTCCCGCAACCAGTCCTCTGATGGCTCTGGCGATGAGTTCCTGATGCTTGCCCTGAAACTGATGGGTACTCCTAAGGTCAAGTGGCAGACCATTCTCCGTCAGAGTATTGCTAAGGCTTATGGCGAGATTATGGCTGGTAAGACGATTCGTACCTATCGTCGTCCAAATCGTCGTTTCGGTGGTGGTAAGAACCAGCCTATCTTCAGGGGATCGTCTGCTATCAAGCCTACTGTGATGATTGGTATTGACTCGTCCGGGTCTATGTCCAACCCTGACTTCTCAGCAGCCATCACTGAGGTCGTGTCCATCATCAAGGGCGCCAGCAAGACCAAGGGCGGCGTTGAGATGTTCTGCATCGACACAGATGTCAAGAGCATTGAGGTTGTTAACAACGTCAATAAGTTGAATCTCTCCGGTGGTGGAGGAACATGGATGCACTCTGGGTTTGAGTTCATCAAGTCTCTGCCCAACAAGAAGCAGCCTGACATCTTCATTCTGGCGACAGACGGTTACCTTGCTGATGAGGACTGGGAGCAGATTTATCATACAGTCACAGATCCTTCAACGAAGTTCAAGACAGTCATCCTTATCACTCAGAAGGAGAGTTACAAGAACTGCCCAATGAAGTTGAAGCAGGCCACAACAGTCATTGACATTCACACTGAAAAATACAATGACTGAGACAACCTGACAGCAGGTCGGCAACTACTGGAAGGTCGCCTCTAGCACACTCCACTTGTTCAGTCAAGAACAGGGAGTGCTTGCAGGGGTGACCTTCCTCATACTTTCGTTAAGATTGACTGTGACAGAGAAATCTTAGTGAAAGTGGTTGAAAATGCCTGTAAATGAGCGTGTTGCACAACTTGAGAAGATCTTTAAGGAGATGAACAAGGACAGTCTGTTCTCTGATCAGTACTCTGATGATGAACTGATTGTCAAACTGGGTAATCGTCCAAGCAAGCGTGTTCCGACTATCTCATCTGGAAGTGTTGTTCTGGACGCAAAACTTGGAGGAGGGTTTGGTCGTGGACGTGTTGTGGAGATCTATGGTCCTGAGTCGTCTGGTAAGACTACTTTCGCTCTGACTGCTGTTGGTAACGTGCAGTCTGAGGGTGGTACGGCACTGTTTATTGATGCTGAGAACGCTCTGGATCCTGTGTACGCGAAGAAGTTGGGTGTTGACATTGACAACCTGTTCGTTGCCCAGCCGTCTGCTGCTGAGACTGCTCTGGACCTGATTGTCAAGGCTGCTGAGTCCAGGGGTGTTGACATCATCGTTCTTGACTCGGTTGCTGCTCTGATTCCTCGTAAGGAGTTGGAAGGTGTTGCTGATGATCAGACTATCGGTGTTCTTGCCAGGCTGATGTCTAAGATGCTGAAGAGGATTGTTCAGGTTGCTGCCAACACAGGAACAACTGTGATCTTTATTAACCAGACTCGTGAGAAGATTGGGGTTATGTACGGTAACCCTGAGACCACGACTGGTGGAAATGCCTTGAAGTTCTACTGTACTCAGCGTATCCGTATGTCTCGTGGTAAGCCGATTACTGAGGGTAAGAACACCATTGGTCTAACACTGAAGTTCAAGATTGTCAAGAACAAGATTGCTCCGCCGTTCGCTGAGGGTGAGACAGTTCTTTCCTACGGTCATGGTATCAACCTGGCTGCTGAGATTGTTCTGGTTGGTCCTGACTACGGGATCATCACCAAGAATGGCAACACCTTGTACGAGACTGAGACTGGTGAGAAGTTGGGTGTTGGTCGTGCTAAGGCCACTGCCACTATTGAGAGTGACCCGTCTATCCTGGTTCGTCTCAGGAAGGCTCTGAAGAAGAGTATTGAGGAGGCCGATGAGGATCCTGTCTCTTCGCAAGATGACGAGGACGATGCTCCAGAGGCGGTAGATGACGAACTATCTCAGGATGAGCAGTACATCGAGGATGCTGACGAGGAGTGAAATACATCACTGACCAGAAATACCAGTTAACCTGAGGATTTCTCTTAGGATCTGATGTTTTTGCTGGTCAGAGCATATTTGAAGAAGTCCCGTGTGCAATCTTGTGTGGGGGGGGGGGCACAGGAC